ACAACACGGTCAGGAGCACGACGAGTATCCACCCAGTCATCAGAAGAGGGGAACAAGTCAAGACGACCGATGTATGCAAACACGTTGAACGGGTTGACGTTCTCAACACGGGATGCATAGGGTTGAACGATGAACTGAATTGCCTGATATGGAAGAGTCAGAGTTCCAGTTTCGTGCAGGGTGACACCATTTGATGCTGTCTCGTTGAACTGCAACGGAACGTTCGTAGTGTAGTGAGAAGGACGGAGTTCTCCTTTACCAAAGTCGATAGAGCAAGCAAAGTCTTGCTGAGTAGTATCAGCAGAATCAAATGATGTAAAGCTATCAACTAGGAATCCATTCTTGAACTTATCGAAACCATCACTATCCTTAACAGATGTGGTGCTAGTTTCAAGTTCGAGCAGACTCAAAGAGGTGTAATATTCGAGGTTGTCAACACGTCTTTCGATGTGACCAATGTCACGCATCGTGAAACGACGATTGTTCTCTCTAACAATATGGACGTTCTCAGGTCCATAACCATATGCTTCGTGATAGAAGGTTGCCAGAAGCATTGCATTATCAATGTCAGCAGGAATATCTTCCGACTCACCAGCAATACCTTTAACAATCTTAAATTGCTGTTGGTCAGTCAGGAACATCTTGTCGATTCTGCCAACAAAATAATCGTAGTCACAACGGAAATCGGATTCGGGTTTCGGAATATCGATAACCGTAGCGTTGTTTGCAACACCACCAGATGAGAAACCACGATCTTTGAAGTCCAAAGATGCACAGTTTACATAATACGGGCTACCAACAGAACCAGAACCAGATAGAACAGGAGTAACAGCAGGTCTGAAATCAAGGACATCTCTAAGTTCACGGGTTTCACCTAAGATCTTAACTGAAGGAATATCCTTGTAGTTGATACCAACATAAGATTGAGATGCAAAATAGTCACCCGTTGCTTCGTGGGTGAATCTATCAAACACAATCATCAACTTACGAAGTGGTTTGGTTGAACCAGCAAAACGAATCATCTTAGAGATGTCGTAGAAATGACCTTGCTGGTTGGGATCAAGGAAGAATGTATCGGTAATATTTCTGGAACCGTTGTTAACAGAACCATCAGCGTCGTTAATCAGACCAGAAATGACATTACCATTGGCATCAAAACCACGGACAGTCTCACCCAGAGTGAAGAAGTTGTCATTTTCATAAACAAAGTGGCAAACATAAGACACTGGGTTGAAGTTCACAACACGTGCCTTTGCCTTAGAAGTCAAACCTTCAATGATAGTACCTTTCTGGAAGATAGTCGCATCCTGCATCGTCAGATGAGGAATTTGCGCTGCATTGTCATCCAGAGATTCATAAACAGCGTGAATCTTGTAAACGTCAGTAGAACCGAGAGAGATCTCATCATCTTCGATACGTGTTCCATACAAGGAACCATATGTCAGACCATACTTAACGTTATCAGAAGAGTTTGAAGTTCTTTCGACCTTCATCACTTCCATCTGGGTTGCGTTCTTAAGTTTCTTCTCCGCTTGGTTCTTGGAGACAGAAGCAATCAAACGACAGGTAGATACACCAGACAGACCAGAGACGGTCAGAGATGTTCTAGGAGTACCAGTAGAGTTGAATGTAATATTGGATTCAATATCAATCAAAGTGCCTGCTGTAGGAGCAAGAGACACCAGTTGATAGTGATCCTTATCATATGCCAGGAACTGTTCGTCAGCAGGCAGAGAGATCGTGAAGTCGTTTGCACCAGTAACAGTGATGTCATCAAAGGAACGTGCAACGATTGCAGATTCATCACTAATATTGTTGATCGATTCCTTAGGCATCTCGATCATCAGATCAGCAGTCTCTTTGTCATAGACTTGAGCACGCTGTCTCACCAAGAATGCATAGTCACCAGCTGACAGTCCATTACCGCTGTAACTAGCAGTGGTTGCGTTAGTAATTTTGTTGTCAATATTTGTACTGACAGTGCTAATCAGATTGACTTGGAATGTATCAGTACCATTTGCAGTCAAGATGTCACCAGGACGAATGTCCAGAGTGAAGTTAGACTGTGTACCAGTCAATGTACCAGTAGCACCACTGCTGCTGATGTTGAAGTTACTACCAAGGATAAGTGTCTCACTATCCAGGATAAAGTCACCAGCAAATGTAATAGAGTTTGTGTCAGGGTCTCTACCAGTGATACCTTTAGCATCAGTAATCTCAAACGAGAACATATCGTTGAGTGTACCGATCTCAACTCCATCACGTTCAATAACTTCACCTGCACGGAAGTTACCATACACCTGATAGACATTGAACATCTGTCCACCAACAACATCTGCCTCAACAAATGCCTTTGCCTTGGAGCTACGACCACGGATAACGTGACCTTGGGACAGAGTAACAGCAGCATCCATCTTGAAGATGGTTAGAGGCTGAATATCAAACAGGTATGCTTTGAATACAGTTGAAGTGGAGTTTACATTAGTACCACTATGGTATTCATATGCTGCAACACGTGCTAGACCAATAACACGACCAGATGCGGTCAGAACATTATTGGGTGCAACATCACGGAGCTCAACAACCTGATAGTTTGCAGTAATACCAGTACCATTGATGATGGGAGAACCCTTCACGTTGTTCATCAGCATATAGTTGCCGAGTTCAAACGGAATGATCGAGTTCTGGAGACCAACAGTTGTTCTGGGTTTGATCAGGTCAACATATGTGGGTGCAAGAGTTTCAGACTCAAAACCACGGACATATGCTTTACCAGGACCAACCTCAACACAATAATGTGCTTCAGAAGATTCAATACCACCAGGTGAATTCACACCAGGCAGATAAACACCGTCATTAACACCATCATTCTGGTGCTCTCTAACACGGATGTCAAAGTCACGAACGGTGTAATCACCAGATTCGTCAAATGTTCTTCTAGCAAGTTCTCTTGCCAGTTCGTTATATGCACTTCTCTCAACGAATGTCTCGATCTGAGACTTGTTAATTCTTAAAAGTTCGATGAAGTTCTTATCGGTATCATCATCGATAACTTTTTTGACTAGACTGGTTCTAATTCTAAATCTGTGAGAACCAGGTGCAGAATAATTAGATGTACCAGTAGCATTATCGTTTAGACTCGGATCGTCTTCAGGAGTAACGATCGATTCAAAGATTTCTAGACCAACCCTATAAGAAGGATCGTTTGTATATTGATCAAGAATAATGGTCTGTTCGTCAACATCGACGAAGTAACCACGGATGAAGTACACACCCTTAGCAACAGATGCAGTCGAACCAACAGCAGTAGCATTAGTTGGGAGCAACTGAGAGAAAGGAGTTCCGATCTCAATCAGGGAGTTACCATAAGTGATCTCATTATCACAAATCAACTGCTCGTTATTAACGAAAGTGTTGATGTCACTATCATCACCACCAGAGGTCAGATACTTAAGATACAGTGTGATGTATCCACGCTCAGAGGTAGCAGCAGGGATAGAGAACAAAACCTTTGCTCTAACACCTGTTGTCAGACCTTCGATGATCTTACCATCGAGTTGTTGTCTATATTGCTCAACGTCAGAACCCAAGAAGGATTCCTGCAGCAGAACTGCCTTAGCGTCCAGATCGTAACCAATCTGACCAGGGATGACCATACTGCCATCCTTGAACATATGCGTACCAAACGATTCAATCTGATTCTGCATCAGAGATTGAAGCGTAGTCAGTTCACGCGCCTGAATGGGGTACCCAGGGCGGAATAGCACTCGGTAAAAATTATTCTCCTTATCGAAATCGTCGAAATATGGAGAGATGTTCAGATTGGTATTCTGAGGCATTGTTTTAGAACTCTACTACGATCTTAATGTCTTCAATTTGGTCGCCAGCACGGGAGATTGCTCTCCTATTGTCTATGTAGATAACTTTTCCTGAGTCCTTTTTCACTTCAGGTTTGGCGTAACCAGAGGTGAATGACATACCCAAATCATACTCAGTGTTGTTAATAACACGAGTTGCTTCACCAGGAACAATCGGGAAGTTAATATCTGGATCGGCAGAAGTACCAGAACCAGAACCAACAACGGTGTTACCACCATCAAACACGGTTTTACTACCAGAAATTTCGGGGAAGATACCGTCAACTCTGTTCTGATAGAACTTCAGAACTTTTGTTGTGGAGTTCCAGGAAACAACACGACCTCTAGCAGTCACTTGCTGACCACCAATAGTACGAGTCTGTGTAATAATTTCGTCTGTGTTAAACGAACCTGTGAAATCTGGGGAGAAAATCACAGCGTTAGTAGCAGAAAGCGTAATAGCATCTGCTAATTCTTCTGTACCATACTTGAGGGGGTTCAGAACCAAACCGATACGTCTGTAGTCGTTATCAGTCGGGAAGTCGCCCGAACCTTCATCATAGGTAAACTTAGTGTTAATCATCACACGGAAACCACCAAGTTCAACTTGGGGACCTGATCCGTGACCACCTTTCGGGGGAATGATAACGTCGATAGCACCACCAGATCCAGTACCAGCACCGATACCGTTCACCTCATCGATGATGACTTTACCGAAGGAATAGTTGGATCCACCTGATGTAACTGTTGCAGATACGATTCTACCGCCGTCAACAACGATAGAAATACGACCACCTGTACCATCGCCCTTAATCGGTACGTTTTCATAGGTACCATTGTTATATCCAGAACCAGAAGACTGAATAACAACAGTGTCAATCTCACCACCAACAGCGTCAGAGATAACAGCGGTGTCACTCAAAACTGGCATATAGTCGCCAGAGAAAAACTTCAGCACCTGTCCCACAGGCACAGTGAACATATACTTCCAACGATAACCATCTGCGGTGGTAATAATAGAAGTAGATGTACCAGTAGGTTCAACAGTAGAAGGTTTACCGTTGGGATCGCTAGGAGATGTACCGTTGTAGATACACTTGTAGCACTGATACGAAGAGTTCACCACATAGAAGTCTGCATCATATAGTTTGGTAGCACCAGAAGATGCAGTTTTGGAGGATGAATAGTCGTGACGATACATATCGTACACATAACCCAAACCACCAGTGGTTTGCTCAGGGGGAATCCAGTCAATACGACGAATAACCTGAATAGCGTCGTTCGCAAGAACACGCTTCATCGAGATCATATCGTCAAAAGAATCCGAAAATTCTTGGAATGAATCAACTGGGGTAGGAGGATTATTCTCGTTATCCCATTCCTGAGGGCGTCCAATGAACACATACAGGCGATCACGATTCGCACCAGCAGCGATGTCACTCTGGTTCTTATCGGGACCTTCCAGAGACTTGATGAATTTTTCCGCAGTAAAAATTCTAAATTGGTCAGTAAGTAGTGCCATTGAACAGAATCTACCTTCTCTTTATTTATAGGGGTTAGTCGGGTTCGTTTCTGACGAATGTTGGGAAATTGATTTCTTGGATCGTTCCCGCAACACCAGATGATCCACCCGTTATTAGTTCGTTCTTGTTCCAAAGGTAATTACCTGAGTTTGGAACAACGGATCCGACAGTCAATATCTTGGTTGCATAATTCCAACCTTCAACTGTCGCGGAGATACCTGTAATCGAACCTGTTACAGTTTCACCGATGGTATAGTTACCAGTGGTTGGTGCAAGAAGTCTGAATGTAAATTCAACTGTTGCATCGTGTACATCACCATCACCCAACTGTCCAGCGATGGACACTGTGGGTGCAAGAGGTGGGTTGGAACCATCAGACATTTGGTCACCAACAGCAAACAGAGTGGTGTTCTGTCCACCAACTGTCTCTTCAATACCATACAGAGAAGATGCGATACCACCATCGAGACTGATTTCGCCTTCGTAGTCTGTATTTGTATTGATCAAATCAGGAATTCCATCACCGAGTCCGTTCAATTCCGCAATATCTTCAAACGATCTGTCTTGGATATAATTGATAGGAACCGTTAAAGTGATGATTCTTTCACCAATATCTTCCACAACATTGTGTGGTGCAACACCAGTAGCAGACGCTGAGGACACGCCACCAGTGAAGTCAATAACCTGTGACTTGACCTGGGAAGATCCACCATCAATAAAAGCAAGTTCATCAACCTCAAAGACGAGGAAGAGTGCTCTCTGAGATGGAATCCAGTCATAAACACGAGCAATCTTGTTGGATGCACTCTCAGTTGTTCTAACAACCCTGTCACCAACGTTGAAGTTGTACTGAGACACCCCGTAACTGTCGTTTGCCAGTGAATCCAGGGTTACTTTCTGGTCATATCTGAAGTTAAGAGCACGGTCGCAACCTGTGAACGAGGTAAGTGTTTTACCCGTATATCTAATAACCTCTCTTCCGACAAGAATTTTGCCCGAACCAGGGTAAGGAGTAGTCGTCTGTACATAAAGGGTAGTGTCGTTTTCACTAACATCTCCCAACAAACCAGTTACATTATATAAATTTGAGTTGAAAGATTGTCTGTTTCTAGAAGATCTAGTGAGGTTAGTCTTTCTAGTAAACAGAACCTGGGGGTTAGATGAGTAACCGCCGCCACCATCAAGAATATTGATGGATTCAATAGCGCCCAGATTCAGGTTAGCAACTGCTCTGGCACCAGAACCGCCACCGCCATTCAGAAGAATGACAGGGGGAGTTTCATAGAATTCACCAGGGTTGGTGATTCTAACTTGTTTAACAACACCGAATTCATCAACATCAGCAACACCAGTAGCACCTTGACCGCCGCCACCAGAAACAATGAGGTTAATGTCTCCGAGTTCGTAGTTTGCACCTGGTTGTTCCAGGGACAAACCAGTAATCAGACCTGTAACTGGACGTAGTTCCGCTCCAGATCCGCCACCGCCTTTAACAACGGCAGTTGTCGCATCATTAAAATAGAAATCACCATTCGACAAAACTTGTATGTACTGAATCGATCCAGCAGGAGCAATAACAGTACCATCAGGTGCCAACTGGTCAGTCTCATATAGAATTGCTTTTGCTACAGCACCTGCACCGTCACCAACGGTATCGATGTCAATTCTAAATGGATCGTAACCTTCACCTGGGTCAAGAACTTTAACTGCAGCAATCTGACCATTTTCAATAACTGGTTCTAAGATTGCTTCACGGATTGGTGTACCGCAATTAGCAATTTTTAATTCTGGTGGGTCTGATGCGTTATACCCACTCCCACCATCGTTTACGAAAACGTCTTTAACGCCAAAGATGGAATTAAAGACGGGTTCAATTACAGCACCAGATCCAGGAACAGTTCTCGGCATTTATCAACGAATATCAAGTGTACCATTCATAGCAGAGTGTGCAGTACACTGATAGTACAGTGTAGTTGGAGCATCGTGAGGAACTGTGAAAGTCTGAACACCAGACTCAGAACCAGTGATACCAGCAGTATATGCACTTTGACCCAGACCAGTAGTGGACTGGATTCTCAATGGGTGAGCACCGCCACCTACGTTATTCAAAACGTATGTAAATCCACGATACAGAACGATCGTTGCATTACTCACACCAGGACCAACAAACCCAGGACCCTGAACTGTGTAAGCAGAAGATCCACCTGCTGGGGAGAATCTGAAGAGTAGTGCAGGAGAGGGTTGATGAATAGTTGCGTTATCGTGACCTTTGATGATGGATGCACCTACAGGAGCATTACCCATCTGACGACGGAATCCTTGGTCAACGTCTTGGAAGGTAGTGCCATCGTTTGCGATCTGCAACTCACCGTTGGTATCGATCTTTATACGCTTAGTTCCAACCTTGATCTCAGCATCTGTGGGGAGAACTAGGTTATCGTCTGTGTCAATAGCGATTTTCTTGGTTCCACCAGAACCGAAACGAATTTCAGCGCCAGTAGGAATCTCAAGGTTGCCGCTACCATCAAACTTGATTGCCTTGTTAGCATCAGCACCAAAACGGATGTCTGTTCCAGCAGCAAGATCGAGGTTACCGTTTGCGTCAATACCAATCGTCTTGGTTGAAGCAATGTCACCAAAACGGATAGAGCTGTTGGCAGGCAGTTCCAAAATGCCATCACCATCGATAGACATTGTACGACCAGCACCAAAGGAGAGCGGTTGACCACCAAGATCAATCGCACCAGCTTCATCAAAAGAAACGAGGTTATTAACAGATGTGATATGAATATCACCAGTAACATTCAGTTCTTGAGATTGGTTTGCACCTGCAGCAGTAACACGAATAAAACCACGTGCACCGCCATTCTCAGCAGTAAAGTCTACAAAATCTGCTACAAACTTAGCACCAGAAGGATCAGCGAACTCCAACTTAGTGCCTGCCTTCATCACACTAAAACGAGTGCGGAACTTTTCTTCTGCAGTTGAGTTCTCGGAAGCAAGTTTGGAAGCAACAGTACGAGTAGCACCAGTATCGATGCTATTCACAGTGTGAACTTGCTTTTTCTTTCTCTGAAGTTCTTGTGTAGTTGGGTCAGAAGAAAGCGCAGTGTCGCCCAAATAAATGGTCGAATCGCTCAGATAGATGTCACGAAACTTGAGTGTAGAAGAACCGATGTCGTAAGTTTCGTTTGTATTAGGAAGGAAGTGGGTGTCAATAACAACGTTACCCGATCCATTGTTTGACAGGTTCGTGATAGACGAACCGCCACCTCCACCGCCTTGTAAATCGTCTCCAGGTTGCCAACGTGCATTAGCATCGTTCCATTTCAGAACCTGACCGTTAGTGACTCCACTAACATCGATGTCTGTCAGGTTAGAAACTGCAAGTTGTCCTTCGGTGAAGACGCTGCCATTCCACTTCAGAACCTGATTGGTAGACGGAGAACCAATACTAATCTGCAGGTTGGTGTTATCACCCAGAGCGGTGTACAACTCATTGATGACGTTATTCAGTTTAATAGCGCCGTCTCTGAGGGTATCTCCAGTTCCGTCATTAGCGGAAACGCCAATATTCAGATTCTGCTTAGCCATAATAGGGGGGTTTTTCTACAGTTTTATTTATGTAAGGTCAAACTCATAGCTGGTGCTGTCTAATCTGATAGAAGTTGTTGTAAAACCAGGGTTGGTATTGTCTCTATCAAATGTGACTGCGGTAACATCATATCTTCCATTAGTATCGTCAAGCTTGAGAATCGATGTGTAATCAATCTGCGACTCACTACCAGTGACAGTGAGAATAACAAGGTTTGATGCCAAAGGAGAGTTTTGTGCTTGTTGGGGAGCACCAATAGGTCCAGTGAGGATACATCTGTACCTATACCCCGTCATATACGCCAGAGCAACAAATGAATATGTTGATGAGGTTGCACCACTAACGTTTGACCACGCAAAGCCACCGTCAGTAGATACTTGCCATTGATAATTTATAGGTCCGTTTTCAGGTTCGACGATTGCCAAGACCGAAAATTGTTGAGTACCACCTGCTGCAATAGTTGCATTAGTTGGTTGATTATTGATAACGAGAGAGGGAGGTTCTGCTGGTCCACCACCTTCACCACCACCTTGTTCACCACCACCCGATTCTTCCTGACCAATACCTTGGTTTGCAGGAATGTTCAGTGCCTCTTTCGATGCAAGACCAAACATATATGGGAACTTAGGTTCCAAAAACTTGTTAGGTCTAGTGGTAACGACAGCATTATTTGCCATACCAGAGTGATTTACACAGTAATAGTAAATCGTTGCTGGAGCATCATTAGGAACAACAATTTGAGTATATGCTCCTGCTTGTCCAGCCTCACCAACTACAGTAACTCCATTGGTATATGCTTGCCCACCAGCGTGGGTACCATTGAGTTGAGTAGAAAAACGAATGGAGTGACTAGCATTTGATGCATCACTTTGATCAAACTTGTAAGTGCTACCACGAACAAAATCTAGATCAGGATATAGATTGCCATCCAAACGGTATTTATTACCATCACTTTCACTTGTCACGGTTACATTATATGTGATGTTCTCAGATTCATCTGGGAACACTGTGACAAAATACGCAAATGTTCCTGAAGGGAACTCAGGAGTTTTTGCAAACCTTCCGTTAAATGAATCTAGGTGTCTTCCAGGAATAGACTCGTCATACACAAAATCCTGCATAAAGGATCCTGCAGGGTATGTGCTATAAGAAGGTCTATTTACTGCTTCAGTTTCTCTGAGTTTATACCCAGGTTTCATAATCTGCACAGCAGATTCATTATTATTTGGATCGGAGTATCCATAGGGTCCATAAACAGGATACCCATCAAAACAATAACCAAGAATCTTGGAGTGTCCATCAGGGTGACGAAGGTTATCACCTTGGAACTGAGTCAAACCATAATAATCATTATATCCAGCAATCACCTGGTTTGCTTTCCAGCAATCCATAAAATGAGCATCGTGATAGTGGTATTGCCCCGATTGCTCGGGATGACCACCACATTCGTCCTCACCAAAATTAACCTGTGGATTGTGTCCAGCAGCAATCCAGTTAAATCCCGCTGGAGGAGCTCCACCATCACCAGCACTGGGATTAAAGAGTGCAACACCATTTGCTGCAATACCAACAATACCTAGAGGTACAGTAGATCCTCCAGATGTATTATCACCGCCTCTATCTGTAAAAGCGTGACTAAAGGTATAACTTGTAACTGAGTTTGGGTTATTTGCATTAGGGAACGTTCCGTAACTGACTGGTGTTGGTAATCCATCACCCGTTACCGTTAGGATGTCTGTTACTGCGTTGTAAGAACCTGTTGCTGCCATAGCAGTTACATATTAGAGAAGTTATAGTCCATAATCATTGCAAACAAACTCGATTTCAACTGCTGAAGATACACTTGCTCTTCAGCAGGTCGAGCAGGAGAACCAGGCCAAATCTCAATTAAATATGATATAGAGTTGTGAAGAGCACGAATTTCATCAATGCTCATCGACCACTGGATGGTGAATTCTTCTTCCATACTGCTATTTAGTTGTCGTCGAAGATCTGGTCTGAGGTGAATCCTGGGATCACGGTTGCACCGATATTGATCGTCAGGACTGCAGAGTTGGAGAGCGTTGGAGTTGCGCCCGCTGCAGTGAGACCACATCTGAACTCGTCACCACCATCACCTTGAGTTGTAGCACTCGTAGTGTAAGTTGGGCTAGTCGCGCCTGGGATGTTAGTCCAGGAACTTGTGCCATAGTCCTTCTTCTGCCACTGGTAAGCGATTGTACCGCCTGCGGGGTTAGTAGAAGCGACCACGGTGAACGATGCGGTTTGACCCTGGTTGACAGTTGTGTTAACTGGTTGAGATTCGATGATGATTGCCTGTTCACCCTGTGCTTCAGTTTCGCCAGGAGGAACATAATTCGGATCGTAGATGTCAATACCACCGTTGAGAGGAGCACCAGTAGGTGCGAAGAAGTTGTCTGCAACAGTCGTGTTGACTGCAACGGTAGGTTGAACATAACCCTGACCTGCGTTCTTCACGTCAATGCGTGCGAGACCAACAAGTGCCTTGATGCGTGCACCGAAACCAGAGGAGGAAATCACATCCACCTGTGGGCGTGAAGTGTAACCATCACCAGAGTTAGTAAGAATTGCTCTAGTAACGCGACCCTTTTCAATCTCTGCCAATGCTTGACCGTTACGACCGCGAACAGCGCCTGAGTATTCAAACGTGATCAGGGAGTTGGAAGATTCAATCAAAGCAACCTCTCTACTCTCGTCCTCACCTTCGATCTGCAGAATGTCACCTGCTTCGATCGGAGGAACGACGGTTGCCGCGATAACGTCAACGTCAGAACCGATGTAGGAGAATGCAACGAAGGTCGAACCTGCGCGAGGAATCTCAGAGAAGATGATTCTAGAACCAACGATCTCGAAACCAATTCCAGGTTCCTGAATAACACCGTTCAACTGACAGATGATGTTGTTCTCAGGTCTGATCGTGTTGGACTGAACACCTTCAGTCAGAGTCAGTGAGTAGAACACACCACCCAGTTTCAGGTTGAAGGAGTTCCTCAACGAGTCGAAGTCGAAGGAGATGTCATCCAACTGTCTCAGTTTACCCACGTAGACGCCGTGGAACGTGGAGTTGATAGCAGGTGCTTCAGTGAACTGAATGTTGTCAGAGAATGCCGTGTAAGCGTTGTTACCGCCAGGAGGTTGGAGGATACCGTTCACGAAGATCATCATATGACCTGCGGGATCTGGGAAGTAAGGAGTTCCGTTATCAGTGGTCAACTTGAAGTTCTGTTGAGAACCATCAAAACCACGGAAGAATCTCTTCACGCGCCCGCGTAGGTATTTCGCCCCACCACAAGCACCTTGGAATCCAAAGTCACCAATAATCTGAGAGTTCTTCAGGAATGTTCCATTACTATCTTCCAGGTGGATAATCAGGCGAAGACCAACTTGTTCAATCTTCGCGACCTTACCATATGCAGAAGTCGGTGTGATTGTAACGTTGGAGATCGCGCTGGTGTAAACACTTGGGAAGTTAGAACCAGGAGGAATCTTGGCAAGTTGGTATGCAGTATTGTTTGCAATAGCGGTCAGGTCATTGCTCAAGTCGTCAATGATACCAATGTATCTGTTCGTCTCGTTAGCGAGATAAACGTAGTTGTTATCAGTATCGTGCTCGGTAACCACGAAGGTGTGACCCACAGACTGACCTGCGTTTTGGAGTTGCAGCACGTCACCAACTTGGAATGTGTCTGTAACACCAGTATCAGTGGTCAAACTTGCATACGTGAAGCGTGTGATCTCCGTAGAGTGCAGATACTCACCGAATCCAGGAAGAATGTTGAATCCTTCAATTTCAATGATCTGATCTGTAACAGAACCGTAGATAACATCTCTCTCCTTGAATTCGCCTTTGACAGTTTCGATGTCAAATGTAACGCGACCAAGTTGGTTGTTGATCAGAGCACCGTCATTATTACGGACGATTAGTGCATTTGCCTTACCAGAATCTTCTTTGGAGTAAACGATGTCAGTTGCAATGAACTCACCCTTGTCGAAGTTGACCAGGATTCTATCGTCGGGAATACTTGTGATCGATGCTTGTGCACCGCTAGTAGTTCCCTCAATAACATCGCCTTGCTGGAATTGACCGCCATTGACGATGAGTTTGACGTAACCCGTACCAGTTGCTCCAGTAGAAGCAAGCAATGTTGAAGTGTTTCCAGTAGCACCCTGAACAACCACAGTCTCACCAAGAGTGAAGAAGGTTTCAGTTGTAACATTAACTTCTGCGTGCTTGATCTTGTACATAACCTCTGCGAGGTTGTCCTGAATACGGATGACCTCACCATATGCACCAGAAGAAGTGCCATAGAAGATGTCAGCAGGTTGAATACCACCAGTGATAGGAGTAGGAATGACACGATCACCATATGTGGTGGTAATTCTGTCAATACCGCTCTCACGTAAGCAGACGAACGTATGAATTTGACCTGCGGTTCCAGGTGTCAGACTTGTAATCTTGTGACCATCGATATATTCTGCCAACCAGATGGTATTTGCAGTCGTATCGGGGTGAATATAATATTGCGTGAAGGTAAGTTCGGCAATATTGCTACCAAGAACTTGATAACTGACTCTATCGTATGCTTCAAACGGATGACCCGCAGCAGTGATAGAACCGTTGGTATTGACCGCAACACCAGCGTCGAAGGACTGCTTAAGGATAACTGTCGGAGGAGTAGAGCGCAGCAGAGCGGTCTGAATAAAGTGATCAAGTTGATCGATCTTATGCTCAGCGTAAACAGTTGGGCGAAGTTCGCGATCCGTGTACGTGGGTTCTTGGTTGTAAGTACCAGGAGTAATTGCTCTCTGACCAATGATTTGCTTACAGAAATCTTTAATTGCAGTTGCGTGATAGATCAGATAAGTTCTGAAGACGCCAGGGAATGCAATAAAGTTACCCTCAGCATCGAACCAGGAGTTAACGAGTTGCAGGGTTGCAGCATTACCATCGGTGAGCAAGTCGTAGATGAATGCCTTACGGATAGAACTACCATATGCTTCATCACCACCATAACCACTGTACTGCTGAGTAGTCTTGTAGTATGCCTCACGGTTGATGTAGTTATCATTGATAATAAGCAGACGTGCTGCCTGACGATACATCTCACCTGCTCTACCCAGAGTATCCTCAAGAAGATCGAAGAGGACATTGGAAGCAGATCTAACGTTGTAGCAAAGACCACCACCATTATTCAGAGTGTTGCCAGTTGCCTTGGTGGTTCTAACGAGACCACTATTTGTCAACCAGTTACCGCTACCTGCTGCAGCAGTATTAACGACGTTGATCACATACGAGAACAGGGTGTCAATAGAAGCAGAAACCAGAGCACAGTCACCGTTACCTGCCATATCATAGGTAATGTCGATGTCACGTCTGAGTGCACGCTCACCAGTAAGTGGCCACTCATCAGGAAGTGTTCTCGTTACACCATTCAGGTAACCCTGAGGGTTAGAAGTTTGAGTGAACAGGTTGATAGGAATACCCATCAGTGTTGTAACTGCTGCTGCCTCATTTTGGCAAGTGGGGTTAGCAGTGTCAGTAGTGATTGTGCTGTCAATCGCTTGAGATCCTTCTGTTGTACCGTTGGTTGTGACAGACTGATTTCTGAGAACCTCAATAGCAATATCGCGTGCCTGTTCCATAATGTACTTAGTCTCAGTTGCCTGAGAAAGCACGTGAACAACTGCGTTAGCGTTGCTGATGTAGAACTCAGTTGCGTAGTACATCTTGTTGTTGCCACCGTGCTTCAAGTTGAAGATCAGAGCATTCAGGATGTCAATAACGTCATCAACACAGTTCTGGTAACCACCAGGGATAGTCAGAGAAGGATAATTAGTCAGTCCACGTCCAACTGCAGTTGTAGCAATGAATCTGAGGTTATTTTCAATGCTGTTTGCAGAATCGTAGAAACCATTTGCAGTTGCATTGTTATCATAATCACCGCGAGGGACGCCACCGCCACCGCCTCCTCCAAGAGCACCACCGCCTCCAGTGGACTCCTCGAAGGGATTAAACCCAAGCTTGTTGCGGATCGCGAGAATTGACATATCACGTGCCAACTTATAGGCGTGAACAGTCTCTGCGGATTGATTGGTAACGTGCTGCAGACCCATCTGAGTATCCAGATAGAGTGCAGATGCGTCGTAAGACTTCTCGTTTACTGTGAATCTGAGGTCGTGGCAGACTGCATTGATGTAATCAACCAGGTCATCTTCACAGTTGACCTTACCACCAGGAACTTTGAAACCAGTATGCTTAAACGCAGAGGTCTTCATAACCAGATCAACCGCTTCCTCAGCGATGATACGTGCATTTTCCTCTAGGATGTTTGCAGAATCAAGTGCACGATCGGTACCAGAGAAGATGTGGGGATCGGGAGGATAGAAAGTGCTCTCAGTAATTTCAGCACCATCAACACTGTAGTTGACAGCAGCATCGTAAACCTTTCTGTATGCGGGGAGATCAGTGTACTGATACTGATAGAAATCGTTAATTGTTTGAGCGTTAGTTCCAGTCAGGTTAGCAATGTTCTCATTACGACCAACCAACAGGTTTTCCAGTGCTTTACCACACAGGAACTTCACATCTTCAAATGCATCCAGCATAGGAAGAAGTTCACCTTCAATGTAGTTGATGTCTTCTTGACTATCCAAGTAAGAATCGATAATACCTTGGATATTGGAGTTACCACCAGTAATCAAGTCACCAGCAACAGCAGGGATAATGTGATCTCTAAGATCTCGGATGCACTTCTCTCTGTTGGGGATAGTGAGTTTGCTTTGCTGATAGAACGCAATGTTGACAAGCCATTTCTCTTCCAGCATTGCCACTGCTTCATCAGCAATAGACTTACGGTTGAAGTAGAGAAGGTCAGCACCATCACGGAATCTGTGACCAGTTGGAGCAATAACATCCAACATATTGTCAATCAGATCAGTAATAAACGTTGTAATTTGAGAAGACGCTGGTGAGGAGAAGTAGTTAGGAACACGAATTCTGTTGGTATATTCACCAGTCAGATCATCTTGGTTTGCAGTGATAACATCAATACAGATCTTACCAACTTCACGCCAGGTATAGATGGACTGGAGAAGTTCACCGTTCACGTGCTTCAGAGCACCAGATCCTTCCAGGTATCCACGACCTGCAACGATAGTGTTGAAGTTGCCACCATAACGAAGATCGTTAATGATTGCGGGGATGATAAAGGAGTGAGTATCACGGAGACACTTGTCGGTACCTGTAGTAGCGAGACCAACGTCTCCAGGAATAACAAAGTCAGGATACTTTGCCTTCATACGACCAACTGCTTCTTCTGCAATCCAGAAGCGGTTCTTATCAATGATGTCAGCACATTCACGATAATCATCGCGAGAAACATCAACTTCCTCAGTCATAATCTCACTACGCCACAGTTCAACACCGTCAGCAGTTGCAGAAGAGATTATGGTCTGACCATAAGTCGCGTAGATTGCAGTAGTTTCCATCGGGAACGGTTGACTACCGTTAAGACCGAATGTGACATCAAGACCTTCGTATATTGTAGTGTATACGGTGGGGGGAGTAAAAGTAGAAGAATATGCAGCGGATTTTCTGATGACCATTTGGTCCAGATGTCCGTCATAGGTTTCACCATTGTTCCAAGCAGCACCAACCTTGAACGCTGTATCGCCATAGTCGTTATTGTCAGTATAATCAGAACCGACTTGCGTACCGTTCACGAACATCTTAGTAACGTTCGATGCACGGGAAACAGCGATGTGATACCAGGTATCGATGGTTGTGATGGCACCAGTAGCAGTGATATGGTCACCAGCACCAGTACCATAACGGAGAGAGGTTCCACTCATAAAGAGTGTTGGCGCAACGCTTGAAGATGTAGAACGAGCGTCGATAATTCTCTGAACACCAGTTACGCTGTCAGGGCGAATCCAAGCTTCGATAGTGAAGTCAGCAGTACCAAAATTGACTCTTTGGTCAGCAATCATATCAATTTTGCTACCAGATCCACTGAAATCAAGAGATCCAGGTCCAACACCAAATGTAATGTTGTCTACGGAGACATTTGCATAGGTAATCTTGGAGTTGGTGATGTACTCATTTCCAGAGAACGCACCAGTAACGCCCTTGGTGTAGATCCACTTGTTACCAGCATTTGTACCGATAATTTCGGCGGTAGCACCAGAGGTGATACCCTTCATCGTGTCACCGAAGTTGAAGAATCCACCAGAAGACTTATTACTATAGTTGTGCTTGATAGAACGAATAGTTTCGTTATCTTCAAACGCATATGGGGGTTCAACACGAGTAACATTACTGATAGACCACTGATAGGTTGCAGGATCTGCACCTGTAGGATCTTGCAGAGAATCTGTGATGATCTTAATAAAGTTAGTAACGGCAGATGTCTGACTCACGCAAGCAGTGCTGCTACCGATAGATGTTCTACCATCAGCATAGTTTGCTTGAGGTGCAGTCTTAGTATATGCTGCCTCAAATGCTGCTAAAGTTCCAGGAGATGCGTTAGTACCCAGAGCATTGATGGGAATATCCATCAGAGTTGTGATTGCAGCAGCAACTGCTTGACAAGTCGGGTTAGCAGGATCGGCAGTAATAGAAGTGTCAGTCACTTGGTTCCAACCGTGGGAACCTTGCTTAACAACAGCTTCGTTTCTCATAATGCTGATTGCCATCGCCTTTGCCTTAGTGAAGGCATTTACGGTGTCATCTTCATATCCAGCAACGTGTGCACCTGCCATATAGTAACGAGTTGCATCGTAAACAAAGTCGTTACCACCGTGTGCCAAGTTGTATGCCATCGATTCAACCATATCCACGATGTCAGACAAGCAGTTGACATCTCCACCAGGAACTACCAGAGATGGATTCTGCGTCTTAGCGTAGTGCAGTGATTCGTGTGCGATATACCACTTGTTAGCAAGGATCAGTGTACGAGCGTCAGCGTGACTGTTGCTAACAACTTCGTATTCAGGAGTCAGGGTCAGATCCTTCCACTGAGACAGAGTTGTATACTCAGTATCAATATTCTCCATTCTGATGCACTTCAGAGCAAGATCTCTTGCTGCGTTCATTGCATAGATGGTTTGAGGAACTGCACCGTCAAGATGGTAGATTGCCTGGTTCTGGACATATGTGTTAGCAATGTCCCAGATCTCAGAGTTGCCATCAAACTCAAGTTGCCAAGCAGCTGCGTTGATAACATCAACGATGTCATCCATACAATCCTGATTACCACCAACAGTATTGATGCTAAAGGAGGGGTAGAAATTCAACATATCACCCACGGCTTCTTCAGCAATAAAGCGTGCATTCTTCACCAATGCGTCAGATGCATTCTTAGCACGAGTATCAGTAACCTGTCTAAGAGAAGAGTTGCCGAAGTAGATCTTCTTCAATCTGATGTTGGTTCCAGGTGCGAAATCGGTACCAGTCAGTTGATCGTAACGAATTTCTTGGTTACGGACAGACTCGAAGTCAAGGAAATCTTGGTTATTGGGTGACTCAAGGTCATTGAGTTCTGTTGGGTTAATAACAGTTGCACCGATGTCGTCAAGAATGACGTTCGGGAATGTTGTTGAAGGAACTCTCTGGAAAACAAGAGCAAAGAACGAAGACGAGGGAGACAGATCAACCTGGTCAATAATTTGATTACTGGTGTCATCGCTATACGGAGCGATAACAGTAACAGTAGCAGCAATTTTGGATCTAGAAGAGTAGATAACATCGTTAAACTTGATGTTAAATTCACCAGTCTCAAACTTATCAGTACCAGAAGTACGAGAAACGACCAGTTCGTTACCAATAACACCACCCTGCAAGTTATTTTCTTCAATAATTGCAAAGTCGCCCTTGAGGTTGGTGATTCTTTCACCTTGCTCAAAGATCGTCTTAGAAGTAACAGGGTTTACAGTTGCAAGAGTGGAGTTGAATCCAGTTGCACTGCTAAGAATTTGTTCGTTGGTCTGGAATGTACCTTCAACATCGAAAACATCGATATAGTCAACACCAGAATCAATAACAGTTGCAGTTGCCTCAGAAACAATACCTCTAACAGTATTACCAGTCAGCGGGAAGATACCACCAATGTTACTGAACGTCAAACGAGTCAGAGTAATTTGGGAGTATTGAATTTCACGGAATTTAATTCTAGAAGGTGCCTTAGGTGCTTCAGAGAAGACGATGGAAGGACCAGCAGTAGAGAATGCTTCTTGAGGTGCCTGTGCAACACCGTTAATCAACACAAACATCTGAGTTTCAGTTGCTGTGATAGATTCGCCCTCAACATTCAGTGGGAACTGGGTTTTAATACCATTGAATTGATCAGAAACATCATCGATCTTCTTAACGATAGAGGTTAGAATTTCCTCAGAGTTAGTAAGTCTCTTCTGTCTGAAGAGCACCTCAGTATTATTAAACTGGGTGTAAATCGGTTGTGCGTTAGCAAATGATGTAATTTCATTGATATTAGTGAAGGAGTTGATATTAACTTCCTTGATCAAGTCGGAAATAACTTTACGACCCGAAATATCCTTACCACCTGTGATTGCTAGTTCACCGAAGAGGTTGAAACCAACAGGGTGGTTTGTTTCCAGAACAGACTTTCTCCAGTCGTTAATAGGTGTCTGAGACTTAATAACGTAAGAGAAGTTCTGATAGAAATAGGAATCTTGGATCTTCTGAACGATTTCGGAGGGTTTACCCACGTCATCGATAAACTGACCAGGTGTATTAGTCAGAGATGCAATGTTCAGAGTACCGCGAGCAATAGACAGGTTGTCAACCAAACCAGATGCACGAGACACCTGACCAGTTACACGCTCACCTTCTTTCCAGATACCATCATAGTTTTCAAGTTTCAGGATACGAGGACCGATCTGCCAACCTTCGTTAGTAGAAACATAACCAGTTGCAGATGCGAGTTCCAGCGAAGAACCCTGATAAACAAGTTCACCTTCAAGGAATCTGGAGGTTTCAACGATTGCAGTCGCTTGACCACCAAACACTTCGGTCAACAGAACCTGACGACCATCACCTTGAGTCAAGAATGTGATGAAAGAACCAGATTCTGCGTCAAGTTTGGTCAGTGCAATACGAAGTTGGTCAGATTCCAAGGAGTTTTGCTCACCAGCGATTGCGTAGTAGATCTGATTTGGGCTCAAGCTAACCAAACCTGCAGAACTCGGTTTCGGCAGAACACCAACTGTAGAACCAAGATCTTCTGCTCTCAACTGAACTTCTGCACCAGTTGTGATGCCGTGCGGGAAGTTGAACTGTAAATAACCCAAGTCAACGTTGACAACGTAGTTAAATTCAGACTTCAGGGTAACAGTCGGTTCAGAAGAGTAACCAGAACCAGGGTTCTTGATGATAACTTCAGAAAGTCTGTTGTTCTTGACGATTGCTTCTGCTTCTGCACCAGATCCACCGCCACCACTGATAACAACAGCAGGAACCGAGGTATAACCAGAACCAGGATCGGTGATCTTGATCTCCGACAGAATAGCGGTATTAAACAGTTGAAGGTTGACGGGGAAAGTAATTTCGGGTCTCAGAGTGTAATCGTGAGAATATCCGAAACCAAATTCGTTGTTCTTCAGTTTCTTGATCTTACCGATGCTCTTACCTTGCAGGAACACCGATGCACCCGAACCTTCATCAGGAATCACAACTTGAAGTTGTGCACCAGAACCTGCAAGAAGAGGTCCAAGAATGCCAGGGATAGCATCAACGTCGATAGATGCAGTTTTATATCCTTTACCAGCGGATGTAAGAGTGACATCGGTGATAACACCAGTGAAATCTCCATCATCCTGAACTGTAATATTGCAACTTGCACCTTCACCGTCACCAGTAATAGGTACATTGTAGTAAATACCGTTCACATACTCAGTACCACCGTTGAGAATACGAACTTTTTCAATTTCTCTGTTCGATGCAATGTCCGTAACGATGGGAAGTTTCTGATAGAAACCACCTGGGTTGACAAGTTTGATGCTTGCAATAGGTCCAATCGCTTTTGGAGAGGTTGTAGAGTAAGAAGAACGAGCATTACCGAACTCATTATTACCAACGGGAGCGATAGTCTTCTCAGGTTCAACGAGAAGTGGGAAATCGAAGGTAGTTCCTTGAGTTCCAGTTGCAGAAACTCTAAATCTACCAGAATAAGGACTCTGAATAACGTCAATAAAGGATCCTTCACCAACAGGAGAGTCTGCTCCAGTTCTAGATGGATCAAAATAGTATGAAATATTGGTAACGGAGTCTGTAACGATGAATTTAACCAACGGAGTGGGTGAATCGTCGTCAGTCAGACCAGGTGTACCCTCTCTAATGATGTTAATGAACGGATATTCCAGTTTGTACTGGTTATCCTTAGAGAAAGACAGGTAATAACCGAGGTTTGATGGATCATCCAGGTCAAAAATGTACTGGTGATAGCGAACAAACAGCAGTTTGGGGTGCTTAGCGTAGATATTAACGTTGGAAACAGAAGAACCTGTGCCTGAGAATGTGGGATCCTGAACAGCAGTTCCTCTCAAACGGAATGTAAACTCTCTAGAACTAAAGACTTCTTCAACAAAGAAGGATCCGTTGTAGTCATTAGTGGCAAATCTCTCTGTAAAGATGATTTCATTTGCCTCAAAGTTATGTCTACTGTTGGCGGAGCAGTACACCAGATCGGTATTTGCAAGACCAGAAGCAGGAATAACGTCTTTGTCAAGTGTAGCAATCAAAGAGAACTTCTTAACACCAATCAATCCAGCAAATGTAGCAATCTTACCAGTTGCATCAACGGTAAATTGTAGGTTGACTGCATCCGCATCAATGGTATCACCCTTAATAAAGGAGGAATCGCCATAGATTTCTTCAATCTTAATAGTATAATCTTCTGCAGCAAATGCTCTCCACGAAGTAAACGCTCCCAGAGTGCTGCCATTGTAAACAGTATTTGCCAGATCAACGTCGAAACTGCCAGAAACACTGGTGAAAGACCAGTTGACAGCACCATCGGTCACAATACCAGTGGTGTGCTCTGGTGCCAAAGGACCAGAAACGCCTGTAGAAGTTGCAGTGTAAATCTTACCAGCATTGTAAACAACATCACCAACAGTATATGAGAAGTTCTCAACCCATTGAGGTGTTGTAGTTTCAACAGTGAAGTTACGATCAAGAGTATTGATGTCACCTGCCGTTGACTTCAGGAGTTTTGTGGTGTCAAAGTTACCAATAATCTTACCGATCTTTGCATAGTTTGTTCCAGCTTCAACGATTGTTCCATATGCAGAAACAACATCGCTTCCACCAATTACAGAATACTGTTGGAGGATGGAACCTTTAGTGAAAGTTGCGGGTTGATTGAATGTAAGGGTCTTAACAAGGTCAATACTGTTATATGTTGCATCACGCAAGTAGAACTTGGGAATAACAGTTGCAGAAAGCAGAAGCTTCGTACCACCTTGTGTAGGAATGGTTGCAGTTCTCTCACTAAACTTCTCTGAGGAATCTGTAAATGTGTAGATACCAGGAACGTGAGTAGAGGTTACGTCAGAATAATCAAGAATCTGAATACCTGCAGGACCAATAATCCAGGGATTAACAGTGACAGGTTGGGTATTAAACGTATAACCACTCTCAGCGGCGGTTACAAGAGTGTGACCTGTCTCAACATCGTCAAGGTTGAAGGTGCCAAGTTTCGTCTTGTCCTTATCAATCTTGTAGAGGAATGCTTGAGTCGGGCTGCTTGTACCAGCAACAACTGCAGGAGTGAATGCATCGTTGTATTTGAATACTGGAGAGACAACAAAGTTATCAACCCATCCTATCCAGCTATTATTGGTACTCGGTGTGGATACAGGTCCGAGGGTTACATCCTTAAGATTGACATCAACAGTTGTGCTCAGAGTTTCGAGAGCAAGTACACCGTTAATGAAAACACGATAACGATAGTTACCAACACCAGGACGCTCCTTAGTGAATGCAACGTGAACGAAACTTTCGGCATTGAACGCTGCACGATAAGTTGCTGCAGCAGAATATGATGAAGATCCTCCAATAGCAATAAACACCTTACCATTGTTGGCATCGGATTGATCAGCAATAAGACCACACCTAACAGTGTTGTTCAGAGCATCAGAAACAGAGAAGAACTCGGGGTCAGTGTTATTTGCAGTGTAGCTAGCTGCAGGCATTGCGAAATACGCTTCAGTTGCCCACTCAGTTGCTACATCAGAACCATATTGGAGAACAAGTGAGTTGGGGTCTATGATCTGAACAGAAGATGCACCATCTTGCTTTTTAGCAGTATCGATAGTTGCATAGTTCGTATCATACCAAGCCTTGTTCGTACCAGTTTTCAGAGTGTCATTGTAAGTTTCATCAAGCAGATTATCGGCAGTGTTCCAGTTGAAGATTGCAAGTTGATCTGCTTCAACCTTATTACCAATAACAACTGTGTCGCCAGAGTTATCACTTGACAAGTCAACAGCGTGATAACCAATACCACTACTCTCACTTGCAGAGGAAGCACTGATAATGTTGCCACTATTCCAAGAAATCTTCAGAGTTGTGGACTGAACATCATTAAATGCCTTAGTGACAGAGACTCCAAGGTCAATGTTACCAAACACGTCGAACTTAATACCAGCATTGTGGCATCCATCATAGGTTCCAGTAGGAACATAAATCTTATGCTCAACAGGTGTAGTGTAGTCATTATTATCAAACTTGACGTACAACACACCATAATTCTTGTCCTGAGCATTCACAGCAGTTGCTGCGACATATACAGCACCATATTCATCAATGGTGAAGGTGGGGTGCATAAACTTATATGCGCCACTCTCAATTTTCTTTGCCCACTGCAGTTCAACAGTTGCAGTATCGTAGTAAGTTTCACCAAGAATAATATCACTTGCACCAGCAGGATCAGAAATACCGATGAACATAAAGGTATCGGTGGATTTCCATTGGAGATCAACCAGATGCTCACTACCACTTTCAGAAGCGATCTTACGCTTCTCCATAATGGTGCCGTCAATATCCAGCAGTGCTACCCACATATCGTCGGGAGCAAGGGAGTTTGCATCGGTGTAACCACCAATCATCACTCTGCCGTCTTGATCTAGAGCGATAGATGCTGCATAGTCACGTCTGGTAGCACCAGAGATACCAGCAATATCACGCTGCCACTGGATAATACCATCAGGGTTGTTAGCGTTATCGAAACCAGATCTATACTTAGCAACAACAACGTCAGGATTGTGTGTGAGGTTAACACTGTTAGGAACAGTCTCACCAACAACATAGATGTTGTGGGGATTGCTGTTTTCAACATACAGTGCTTTCCATTCCAAACTCTTGGTTCCTGATGCAGGAACAGTTGGGAACAATGTACGCTGCCAGAGAAGACGACCATCACTATTGAACTTAGCGAGGAGACCAGCTGTGTCACCGTCAGACTTTACAGTTTTACCGCAAACATAGATTGTTCTGTCATCTGCAACTTTAATGTCAGTGATAGTAGTTGTAGATGCATTTTCCTTCAAGAAGGACAGGAAGTAAGTCGCTTTCTTAAATCTCTGTGGGTGAGAGACACGAATTTGAGGGGGTTCATCCTTATCGTATCCAGAACCAGAGTTAATAATATTAACAGTGTTAACAGCACCTGCTTCTGTTCTTGGGATGTCAATTCTAAAGTCTTGACCAGTGGAAGAGATAACCTCGTATGTGGGAGGCAGTTCCTCAGAGTAACCAGAACCAGCTTGAGTAACAGTAACAGTTTCAACACCAGAGATGACCTTAACCTTAAAGGTTTTGTTGGTGTCATCAATAATAGGTGTACTTTGGACGATAACTTCGTCGCCAACACGCAATTCGTGCTCATCAGGAGTGGTGATACGTCCATAAGGAGTATCATTTGCCATATAACTGGAGTAACCAGAAATTGTCAGACCCTTAACAGCGTCAACTTTTGCAGATGCACCGAAACCTTCAGTGCCTTCATTATCAAAGTACAGTTTGTCACTGACTTTATAGGAGATACCAGGGTTCTCAATGACGAATCCGTCAACTTGAGCATCCTCAAATTTAGTAGTTGTCTCAATATCGATGTCAACTTCAGATCTAACCGAAACTCTAGGATAGTAATCGAAGAGTTGCAGGACAGGTTCTTCAGCAATATTGATTGTTGCGGTAGATTCATCACCATCAATGATACCGTTTCTGTTAATATCTTCGATTTCAAAGATTAGAGCAAGACCTTCTTCCGTAACAAGAGTATCGGTGTCTTGGTTGGGTTGACGGTCAATATCAATATCAACATCCTCATATGGATCACGGAAGCGAACCACATCTGCTGGGATATTAGTCTGAACAGCATTCTGAGAGTAGTTCCACTGATCGGGAGAAGAATACAGTTGAGGACCGCAAACATACGGGAAAACTGGATTACCGAAGTCAGATGCATCAATAGAAACAAAGTATGCATACACACCTTCGGGGAACTGTGGTGTTTTACAGAAACGACCGTTATATTGATCTAGATCGCCTTCTTGGAAGACATATTCAAAGTCATCAATGAATGAACCCGCAGGATAATCAGTGAGAAGTGGACCATCCGCACGCACAGGGTTCGGATTTGTTGCAGCATCATATATCAATGCATCCTTAACCTTGTAAGAAGAACGGATTCTTCTAATACCAGAAGACTGGTCGGTAGCATCGATATAACCGTAGGGACCGTAGATCGGGTTACCATCAAATGCCCATCCCAGAATCGGAGAGTGAACATAACCAGTAGACAGTTCTTGGAGTTGACCAGTTGACTGGTTTCTGAACACGTTGTCTCCAAGAACGTATCTTAGTTGCTTAGGATCGGAGACGTGTGCATATTCGCCACCATATTGGGTGTTGTATCCAGCAAACACGTAACCACGCGCTGCATCAAAGTTCAGAGAGAGTTCATCTTGAAGGTTACGAGTCCACTCAAAGACATTTGCAGAGAATTGTGCTTGCTCACCAATAGCTTCAAGGCGAATGGTAGTCATTCCAGTGGAATAACCAATACCTCTGTTTACAACAGTAACGCCAATGACCTTTCCTCTATCCTCACCAATAGTACCAATAGTTGCTCTAGCAACAGCACCATAACCATCACCATTGATAACAACTTCAGGTGCAGTGGTGTATCCTCTACCAGCAGCAATGATAGCGATAGAAACGATACGACCATTGATAATAATTGGTTGTGCAACAGCACCTTCACCCGAATTCAGTTTAATTTCAGGAGATAGTGTGTACGAGCTACCAGAGTTGGTAACAGATACGGATTGAATCGGACCACGAACTGATGCCGTTGCAGTACAACCTGTTCCACCCCCACCAGAAACAGAAACGGTGGGTTGTGATGTATATCCTTGACCTGGCGATTCGACCAGAATTCTACTAACTACACCATTGGTAATAACAGCGGTAGCAGTAGCGCCGAATCCACCACCACCCACGATAGAAACAAGAGGGCTGCTAGTGTAACCAGTACCGCCAGAAGTAACTTCGATTTCATAAAGAGATCCATTGACGACAACAGTTGCCGCACCACCAGATCCACCGCCACCATTGACTTCAATGACTGGTGGAGATGCTGCGTCATAACCCTTACCAGGATTATCGATGGTGATACTCGTCACACCACCGAACTTAATCTTGCTATTGGATTTATAGGACCAAGCGGAAACGCCGTTAACCCAAGCACCAACAGGACCAAACTTGACATCTTCACGCTTAGAAACTGTGTTAATAACGCGAGGAATACGAATCAGTTTGCGCTGGTTACCAGGAAGCAGTGCAGATCCAAGGAAAGGACCAACCTCATAGTTGGGAATACCAGATGAAGCAATATATGAATACTGCTCATTGAAGAAAGTGTTCTGGACGTTAGTGGTAAAGTCCTTAATAGCAATGTTGATACCGCTTTCTGAGGACTTACCTTTGTTCAGGTCAACTGAAAGAAGGATATTACCTTGGGGAGCATTAGGTGCTGGTTGTGGAATATTATATTCAAATACCGTATTGCTCAAACGGGATGTCACCAGGAATGTGCCGTTGAACACTGTTGGGTTTGCACCATAGATGGTAACAGAGTCACCAACCAACAAACCGTGGTTATTGGAGCAAGTAACAGTTGCAGTTTGGTTATTGAGACCACCAGGGACAATACCAGTAACCTGAATCAGTTTCTTAACGTTGTACAACCAAGATGTGATTCTTTGATCGTCACTTGTAGAACCAAGAGACGCAACATTCAGTTTGTCACCAGGCAGATAGTAAGAACCTGTGTCAGAAAGAACCGTAGACTTAGCGTCTGCAATACCCAGAACGCGCAGTTTCAGTTCATTTGACTGACCCTGATTAACATAAACAAAGACATCGGAGTAAATTTGCGTGCCAGCATCCCAATCTTCTACAACACCGTTCTTAGAACGAGTACATTCAATGAACTGGTTGAGTGTTTTTTCCTTATACTGAACAATTTCTTGATCATTGATACGGATTGTTCCGTTTCTCTCTGGCCAACCAATCGTAGAGTCAACCGTAATAATACTTTCTGTAGTGTCAAGTGCCTCAACCAGAGTCGTCCTATACGGAATAGAGAACTGACCTTGCAGAGTTTCTTCAGAAATTGCGAGTTCATACACGGTGCCCACACCAGTATTGATCGCAATCACGTTTTCAATCAGTGCAGATGCCGCGCCAACAGTCGTATCAACCGCATCTCGGTATTGGAACAACTGTGAATCCAGCAAATCACGCGGATCACCACTTAAAAGTTCCGCACGAAGAACGGTATCGACGTTCCAAGTTGCGGCAGATGGCTTGATAACCTCATCTTTCGGGTATGAAACATCAACATTCTCCGAGAACAGCATCTTGAACAGATACTGTGTGGAGATTTTCGTACCTTTTGAAGAGTAGAAGTCGCTGATCGTCTTAATGATCTGCGGAGCATTTACTTTGTTATAGTCAATTTCTGCATTTGGCAGATACTGATTGATATATCTACGATAAAGTTCCTTAGCAAACAGGTTGTCAAGGTTGTGAATAGTCGAACCAACAGCGTGAGAAGACTGAATTGTGTCGGACTCTTTGCTGTAAATTTGGTTTCCTTTCTGAGAATACGCTGAAACAGCGGAAACACCACGCTTACAATTTACAAAAGCAGAGGGTTGATAATCAGATCCAGGATTATGAATAGTGAAACCAGTAATTTCACCAAAACCAACATCACAAGATGCCTCAGGTGCAGGAGGTGCAGCGATGAAAACCTTTGGAGGTTCAGTATCAGAGTAACCCTCACCGAAACTGGTAATGTTGATGTCGGTGATTTCACCGTTAAAGATGGTAGCAACTGCTGTTGCACCAGTACCACCAATAGGATTATTAGCAACGTCTTTGCGGTTATCGACGATATACACAGAAGGTGCATCGGTATAACCTTTACCACCAGTCAACAGTTCGATGTTGGTGACTCTGCCACCAGTAACATTCACATCGAGAATCTGTGCGCCAACAGGATCAATGATTTTTGCTCTAGGAACAGTTTCATATCCTTGACCACCACTGAGAACTTCAATTCTGTCAAGTCTACCGTCAGCATCGAGGTGTGCCATAACGGATGCAACGATTGCATTTGAACCCGTTGGGGGATCGATGTATACAAGAGGAGCAGTGGTGTATCCGCTACCACGATCAACAACAGTGAAAGAATCTGCATCGATTCTTCCATCCGTCAAAGTAGGACCACTGATGATTGCACCACCAGGATTCGTGAACTTGATAGAAGGAATTCTGTCATATCCAGAACCAGAAGACAGAACATTCAGCTGAACGACACCTTCAATCTCATCACTAACAGTTGCAGTGATTTTAGCAGTTTTACCTTCGGGATCTGCAGGAGCATCGACTTCAACCAATGGTGGGTTGTTTGCGCTATAACCTTGACCAGAAAACAGAAGACTAACATTCTTGATACCATTGACAAGTGCCTCTGCAGTAGCATCGCTACCAGTACCAAGGTTTGACGCAATAGTCACCTTGGGAGAGAAACTCATTCTGTATCCAGAACCACCATCCTTAACGATGATGTCTTCTACTTCACCATTTTGAACTTTGACGACTGCTTCAGCATTAGCACCGAATTCGGGAGCAATCAGTTCAATAGATCTAACATCAACTGTCGATCCTGCACCAAGAGTGTCTTTGAAAATGATCTTGTCTTCAAAGATCGTGAATTCTTCAAAGGGTCTCTTCTCAACTCTATCAACGACAACAATCGAAGAAATCGTTGATAGTGGTTGATAAGGTTGAGTATTTCTTGTAAGATGGAACTGCTTAGAATCAGCACCAACAGAAATAGGGTCCAGAGAACGGACAGGAACGCTTGTATAACCAATCAGGTACCTGATAGTATTAAGAGCACCTGTAAGAGCACCTGTAGGCGCTACAGGAGGGTTTACAAAGCGAATACGATCACCATCAACAAAATAGTCCCTATTTGGGAACTGAAATTCATTATTGACGATAACCAGCAGGTGATCAGCAGATTGTGGCGAAACTGGGTCACCCAACAGTTTCAGATTAAATTCTGTGGTAGAACCGTTGAACTGAGATGCAATCGGTTCAAATTCTTGGATCTTACGATCAAATTCTTCTTTATTAACACCAGGAGTGAAAACAACGTCTGGCGAATGTGTGATCGACTCGTAATAAATGATCTCATCGTCGATCTTGAGTGTGCCGTCCTTCTCAAGGAAGTAGTTTACGTTTTCGGCAACAATAGTATTTTGATATGGGTCAACCGCGCTCAGAACAGCAGATTCCGAAGACAGGAAGTTAGGATCAAACTCACCAGAACCGATGTCCGTATATCTCAAGATATTGTTGAGAATATCGTACGGACGACCAGGTTTCTCTTGCGAACGGTAATATTCGGCAAGAAGATTGACAAACTGTTCGTTGTCTTCCTTAATGAATGCAGGAATTTGATCCTGTACTCTCTGAGATACGGTTACTGCCTTCATCTGCTGGTATAGGCTATCTTATGGGTTTATTAGAAGCAGGACTCGAACTCGGGGAGTTCAAACACTACTGTCGGATAATCAATGATATTTAGTGGGGTTCCGTCGAAGTTAATTGGAGTGAAGTCGAACGGATCGAAGGTAGGAACGTTAGTTCCGTCAATGGTATAGTCAATAGTTTGAACGGTCGGGTTGAAGATCGCAGGATCAACACCTGTGCCAACATTGATGTTGGAAGAAGCGGGAAGAACCGTCACTGGGATGCGATTTGTACCGTCAGGTGTATTTGCAACGTTAATAGGACCAACGCAGACGATACCGTTCTTGTAATCGACTGTGCCAACGTTGCGCTTCAAGATGACTTCTTTTTCATCGAGTTTTGTCACCATAATCAGATTTCCGTACCCATCATCACGAAGATTCACAGGAAGCAGAGCAGATGTATCATTTTCAAGCAGAACTGCGGAAGAAATTTGACCAGCAGTGAGAGTTGTCTGAAGATTCAGGAGATTTTCCGTATATCCCGTGGAATAGAACGTTCCACTCTTGACAGTCGAGTATTTGGGGATACAACTTCCATCTCCAGATCCATCACCCTTGTCTCCACCAGAGAGATCGTTTGGATTTGCAATTTCATTACCAAAATCGAGACATTGTGTGAAAGTTTGTCCAAAATCAAATCCTTCCACGTTCATACCCAAAGTCATATGAGTAACGTTGCCGCTAATAGAAGGATCGGAATCATCAATCATTGATTGATAAGCGGAGATGTCCACACGTCCATTAAAACGTGTTGCTTCCGATTGACTATTGTATTGATCGATTGCAGCAAGAATCTTGGTAGCAATTTCGTTGTTTGACAGATTTGTCTTGTTGCCATCGAAGAATGCCCAAGTTTTAGGACGAATGTACAGTGAAGTTGGGTCAATAATCACTGGTTCGATCGATGCAATCGAATATTTCAACAAATCAGTCTTAATTCTCTTCTTAGTGCTACTATTCAGAGATGCACCTGACTTAGTACGGATAGCAACGTACACTTTTCCGTAAACTGGAGGATTTAGACGTTCTCCACCGTATGCAGTAACAGATCTTGCTTGAGAATACACCTTTTTGGTGATGAACTCATAATCAGACTCTGTAACCGCTCTGTTTTGACTGTTAAACGCTCTAGGAGCGTTGAATTTGATGCTCAGGGTAGATTCCACGTCAGCACCATCTTGTGCGCCGTCTACGGTCGCCATAGAGAGGTTGGCAGCAGGAACCAGGCGTCCTTCAGAGTCAATGACTCGTCCAACAAAGTTAAATCTCTTACAACCATTACCAGCAGGTCCTTCCGTACGGACATAGGACATTCTGATCACCTCACCAGCAATCAGTTCACGACAAATGACACCATCACCAAACACAACGTTGTATCTTTGGTCATCTGCCTCTTCTAGGAAGTAACCACGAGTGGTTCCATCCACATCAACGATGTTTTGAACAAGGTTATAGGTGTCAATCTCTTCAGATGTTGCATTAGGAGAGATAGAAACACGCAGAAGGTCTGTATCGACCTGATCAGAGGGGATAGGATATGATCTCTGCTTAACATCAGTAACTGTGTACTCATAATCAAGACTATTGCCCTGATAAATCACCACTTTCTCGAAGGTAGCAACACCATCAGCTTGATTTACGGTCACTGAGAGCGCCTGTGGCAGCGTAAAGGTGAAACTTGCACCAGATGTACTAGAAACGAACACATCGCCCTTCTGGAGTTCCACAGACTGGGGATATGCGGTGCTAGAACCAATAACTTGTGTCTGTACAGCAAATCTGACACACGCTTTTGGCGCTTTTATGGATTTTGGTGTATAATTCAGTTGCTTTGCAATCTTGACAACATTGTCTCTAATAGTTGCCGATTCCAAAAATGCCTCGTTCATCGCCATATTGGCATTGAACGCAGCGTAGTATGTGTTATATGATAAAACGTCCAGCAAATAAGACGCAGCGGAACCTTCAAAGTCGTAATCAGTGAACTCCGTGCGAGTTCTCAGATAGGATCTGATTGATTCACGAATCTCTGTAAAATCTAGAGATGTAAGATTAGATGGTATTGCTGCCATTTTTAGGTGGGCTCCAGCAGGAAGTCTACGGTTTGTACAAGGGTTTCACCAATAATTGTGTAATCAATTTCAACTTGTAGTTCGTTTGCACCTTCATAGGTCATACGAACTTCATTGACTGTCACTCTAGGTTCAAGTCTGATAATAGTATTGATGATTTCTTCTTTGAGTTCTTCAATCATAAAGACATCGAAGTTCTCAAAAAGCATTTCACGAAGTCTTGACCCAATATTTGGTTGAAAGGGTCTTTCACCATAACCAGTTAAGATTAGATTCCTAATCGATTGCTTAATAGCGTTCTCATTTTTAACCACAGCAAAATCCTCGGTATTAGGGTTTGCCAACATCCCAATACCGAGGTCTCTAAATTCGCGAGATAAATTTCGTTCTGCCTTAAAACGGTATGCCATTAAGTGTCAAGTTGTTCGACGTAATCATCGAAACCTCCTTCACCGCCACATTGTTTAGATAAACGATCCGCAGGGGGATCGTTGGGTTTCTTTTTTGATCTGTTTAGGTATTTATCAGAGCGGGGGTCGGTTATTAAAACCATCCCGCTCTTAATGAACTCTTGTCCCTGGTCTGGAATTGGTGAGTTAGCCATTGTTATTTAGAACGTATGTGGGTGGGTGAAAAGCACAATACTCGTTGAAGGTGATTTTCATCTCTTTGTTTGTGAGACCGCAATGGTCTGCAGCTTTAGGAAGGTTCCACTTTGCAGACCACAGCATCTCCATTGCTTTACGTGTCTCTGGACGCACTATTTACCTTGCCCCCTGTAGCGTTTCTTTGCCTTATTGCCACTAGATGCAGCGTACTTGGTGTGCTGTCCTGATCCCTGCCGCGTTTTCTTGGGCTTTGTCTCAATGAGTTTCTGTCCAGAGAGACCTACTTTTGCTCGTGCCATAGTGATTGGTGTGGTACTCAGTAATTATATCACAAATTAGCAAGCAAGCACATTAGGAGATCCATACGCAATAACACTTGAGCAAGGGTAACTTGCGCCAGGTGCTCCGATTCCAAGAGGATCAAGCATTCGTGCGACGGGAACTTTGAATGCATATACACTCAGTGTTGTTGCTTCCGCAAGTCTAGCGTGTCCAACACCTCCCATATCCTCCACAGAGAGCATACTACAAGTCGTGGGAGTGGGAATGATACACATTGCCTTACCACAAGGGCAAGAGAAGTTAATAATATTGGTACCAAACGATGTATGTGGTGTAAACATATCACCGAAAATCATAATCGGGAGGAAGTTCACAAGAACTGTCGCTCTCAATGGGTTGATTGCAGTCAATGGGATCAATGGCATTGGTGGCCACATACAAGTCTTATCCTTCACAATAATACTGAGAGGGATAGGTGGTGTGCCACAAGCCTGCCACATATGAATAGTCGCAGGAATCGGAATGCCGTGCCCAGAGCAAGGCAATCCATTGATTGAAGCTACTGGTTTGTTAATTCCTAATGCCATTAGGTCAAATCACACTCATCAAAGTATGGATTTCCATAATTGTCCAATGTCGTTGACAAAAGTCGCGTAGAACCAGTTGCCCAGTTCTTCCAATGCATTGTTCCATTTACGGGTCCTAGTTCTATATAGGGACCATCCTCCGATAATTTACCTGAGTCAAACGCAATCGTTGAGTGAATAACGTTTCTCAGTGCCCAGTTTCCGAATCCGCACGATCCGAAGAAGTCATTGTTATTACAAGGATCGGATGCGCTGATGCCATTTCCATTGGAATCATATCCTCCATAAACATTCAGCACACCATCTGCAACAAAGTTGTGCCAGTTGTCATTAGGAAACTTACCACCACTACAATTAGATAGTGCTAGTTGAGTATATGGGACATTATTTTGACTAAGTTCAACATCATTCTCATCCACAATGATCTGGTTGAAGAATAAACCTGTGTAAACCTGGATATTATCTCCAATCCAAGTGCTAAGTTGTCCCAACTCTATGTTTGATGTTGATAGAGTAGCACCAGGACCATTAAAGTCGAAGGTATTCTCATCACCAGAGGTCGGTACGAACTCATACTGCCCGTTTCCTGTGCTGTAGCAGCGTCCTTTTACGTTTGACCCTCTAGTACAGGCGTGTGTCTTGTAACCGCCCGTCACGGGGCGTCCAGCGGTCAATGTGGGTTTAGGCAACCACTTCAACCAAGCCAAGAATCTTTGGTTTACTGCTTCACTAACACCAGTGACATCACCTTCAATGGTCATTGTCACACGAATAGTTGCCTCTTCTTTCTTACTACCGCAATACTTGAATGGCATCCATCCATAAGTTCTCTCTTTTCCGTCAGTATCGAACGCTGTATACGGACAAGGAACATCAAAAAAGCGTTTTACCATATAAAGATTCGCTTGATCCATCTCAATACAGTCACCTCCGAAGATTCCACGGAGACCTTGAGTCATTTTAGCGTTGATTTGACCCGTATTTTTCCTAGAATTCTGTTTTGCACCAGCAAGAAACGCATTATTTTGATTCCAATTTGGGTCTTGCTGTGAGACATTACCCCAAAGTGACTCCAAATCGGTAAAAGTGTTGATGTCGTGCCAGTTTTCACCGATATTTGGGTTAATACAGATCTTAGGAATGACATTTTCGCAGAATTTTGTCTTCTCTTTGATGTCAATATCCGTGCTTTTGATGTATCCAGTCACATAAGATGTCTGAATTGGGTTTTTTAGTGTGCCAAGTGCTTGTCCAGCACTCTTATACATCTCATCAAAACCAGATCTTACCTCTGGATCAGGAATTCCACCCGATTTAATGGATCTTTGAACCTCATCATCAGTAATCTTTGCGCTTTCACCAACAACAATGTCCTCTCTAGTCTCGGTTTCACGCTCAACAACCTGTACATACACCTCTTCACCAGGTTGATACCCCGCGCCTTTGTCGGTAATTGTGACAGATTTGACGCAACCCTCTTCATTTACAGTAACTGTACCCTTCGCTTGGCGGAAGTTACCCGTAAAATTGTCTTCAGTAATGTATTGTTGTGTCTGAATGTTGCGTGCAACCTCTTGTGCTGCACGCTCTGTGGAGTCAAATTCGTCTGATGACTCAAGATTGATCGCATAATCAACCTCAAAGTCGTCTTCAAACGCTTCTGGAACGTTTTTTGCCGTATCTGCGAACCCTTCTTCGCGCACAACATCGGGAATACCAATAATCAGTGACGGATTTACATAATCTTTGCCCGCATTTATGATTTCAATGCGCCCAATCTGACCTTTGTTATTGATAACTGCCTTCAGAACTGCCACATCCAGCGTTCTTTTTGGAATCAGTGCCTTATTATCGATCTCTACACGGTAATATGACAGTTTTTTGGGAAATTCATACACACCAAAGAACGCAACCTTGTCTTTGATACCATATCCTGCCAAAACTGAAGCAGTTGCACCATCATCTGATGTGATATTCTGCAGATAGGTGAATTCATTGCCCCTTGCTTTACCCTCTTTGAACAATTTCATATAACCACACTTCAATTCATCACCGAAGTATCGTACTTTCATAATTGTCCAGTTGTTGAGAGTCTCCCCAACACGGAAAGCACCAGTAGCAGACGTATAACGGAAGAAGATCATCTCTTCATCTGTACCAACAGTCCAGAATGAGTCTCCTTGACTACCGTGTTCAGTGCTATCCACTGTCATTGAGGTTCTCTTGGTTACCCAAGCGTCTTGACGCATCTCATAGTACAATGAGTGGTACCTAACATTGGGTTCACACGGTGTTTGACTTCTTTGAGGGCAACACGGAGCATCTGTGGTAGTAAAGTTGATACCATAGATGGGACCATTGAAGGGAAATGACGTATCATACAGATAATAGACAAATTGACCCTCAAAACAGTCGTGAAAACCAAGGAATCTTGGCATTGCCGCTTTGACAGCACCATTTTTGCCGTAAAACCACTCAAAGTTGGCATTTGTACTGATTAGTTCCGCATTATTTGGGTCACCCCACCCTTCTTGAGCAGGAGTTGCCTCTGGTTCGTCGTGATAACGTGCTTTTGACCAAGTTTGGTTGTATTGATACCACCCATTGCGGTCAACTTCGCCAGTATTGTACGCTTTACCCGATGTTTCGACTCTTTTACGGTTTCTAGGCGCTCCACCAGTCCAAACATAGCAGAAAATGCCTTGGTAGACGTACTCACCCTGCCTTGCTTCCCTTGGAGGGATAGGTCCACCAGATAAATTGACTTCATTGGCAGGATTGATGGTGTAAAAGTCATCAACATCACCATCTGCATTCTTTCTATAGTGATAGAGTGCCGTTGGCATCTCATTAACGAAACTTACCCCCGCACTGGTTGCTGCAGATACACTTGGGAACCCGTATCCAAGCAACTTCTGTCCACCAGAAGTAGAAAGGTAACTATTTTTGTCGCCCCCATTCCAAGCAACATACACAGGAATAGAACCAGATACGTTGCTCTTGTTGAGTTGAAAATAGTCTTGTCCATTACGAGGTTCAATATTATATCTCTTTCTTTCTTGAGGAATGTCCTTAGGAATCTTTTCCTTATGATAATAAAAATGATCCTCCCAACGACCACTGTAGAAACGATAGACCGCTCTACGGTCTGCATCGCAAAACTCTACACAAGTCTCGGTAGGATCACCAATATAGAAGACTTCATCCCTGCCAAATGCATATGAACCTGGTCCAGAGCCCTCAATCTCAATCTGATAACCACTTCCAAAGGAGGGATGTTCATCAGATGTATAGGTTCTATCATAGTCTTCAGAATCTACAGGATTCGGATAACTACGACCAGTTTCAATAATGTAGGCTGGCATTAGTCACTGTTAAGTTTCTCTTCCAGTGTATTTATTCTGGAATAGAGATCGTCAAAGATCTGACGTAAGTTTGAATACTCAGTGTGACCTGGGATCTTGTACTGAATCATATCAGCACCCCTCTGTAGGAACGCTTCTGTTGATTGACTACGTTCCGCAAGAGTCTTGATGCTCTCAGCGATCTTGCCGAATCTCCATTCAATCTCCTCCTCATAGGTTTCAAATTCTGGAATAGCAGGTGGTGTTTGGGTCATTTTACAAAAAAGGTTTCGAGGGTTGGGGTTTCTTTGGGTTTTGAAGTCGTGACACGTGCCTGAATAGGATTAGCGTGACTACCTCCACGTGCAATCAATGCCGCACGGTTGTTGTCGCCCCCAGTAGTACGACGAAGTTTGTGCACTCTGTTGTCAAGTGAGTTCTGTTCTTCACCACTATGATCAACTTCAAACATAGGGTTCATCCACAGTTTGCCTTCCTTAGGCATAGAGTGCCATCTCATTGCTTCTAGCATCTCTGCAGGAATGTCGGGATCCACCTCGTAGATAGGTGCCCAGGTGTCAATGACAAGTCTATGGATAGGTAGATCCTTCTCTTGTCTTTCAGATGAAGCAGACTGTTTAGTCTTTGCCTCATCCAACCAGATTGGTTCCAGTAAACCCCAGTGCACTACCTTCAGGAAGAGTTTCCAGTGATAGTCTTCAACTGCTGCGTTCCTCCCTTTATTAGGTGAACCGAACTTCTTCATCTTACCGTTGCAGATACGGTTCTCGTCATAACCCCACCGATTACCCGAACGATACAATGGCGTACGGTTATGGCGGATATGACTAATCACACGCCCTAAGTTACTGACGTGATACCACGGTAGGATAATCTCCTTACCGTATTCTACTACACGCGCTAGTTTCCACTTCTCCCCAGGTAGGGATGTAACTAGCTCTCCTGGTACTGTATAGGGTATATCGAGTATATCTTTTAGTTCAGTGTTTTGTCTGGTGCCTTTTGGTTGTATGAAGTTTGGATTGTAATCGTAGTCTGGATCGAAGTTTGTGCCAAATGTCATAGTATGTTTAATGTATTAGTATAGGGAAAACGCTCGCGGGGGGTGCCCCTAGAACCGTTTTACTTCCCCTTATATATCAGAAATAATTCAAATTTAGGACAAAACGAAACTTCTGGTCAGTTGTAGATGTGCCAGCGTGTGGTGTATCAACAGGGAAACGAACAAGTCGGTTCTCTACCGAGTTCACCTTCGTACCGTCCTTGAAGAAGGTATAACCATCGCAGGTATTCAGATAGAACACCGCAGTGGTTGCCCCCTCAAAGTCGTTCATACCATACTCTCCACAGTCTGTGTGATAGTCATACTCTATCATACTATCCGTGTGATGGTTCAAATTTCCTTTGATCCGTATTAAGGCACGAGGTCGCAAGTAGTTAATGAGAGGTAAGATGTATTCCCACTCCTGGGATTGTGGTCTACCTAACTCATAGAACTTGTGCACCATTTGCCAGTTGTATAATTCCTTCGCTTGTAGTTCTGGATCAAATGCACGAGCAACGTGCATCACCTTCGCGTGATTCAGATACCAAGGAAAACATTGATCTCCACAAATCTGTTCTTGCATCTTGTAGAACAAATCTTCAGGCAAGAAATTGTCAATTACCTCCAACGAAGGGACTGTCATCATACTCTCCTAGTTTTTCACGAATAGAACGCCATAATGCTTGTACCTTCTCCAGTTCCTTGCCACCACAAACATCTGCCTTGTAAATAAGAGCCCACTTACCTGAGTTGCAGATAAGTTTACGCTCTTCATCAGTGAGAGAGATCTCCCACTTAGATGTCGCACTCGCCTTTTTCATAAAACTTCCTGGAGGATTCAAGTTGCTGTAGAATCTTGTCGCATTCATTATAGCGTCTTTCCTTAAAAGGTCCAATCGCATTCATCTGATAGTAACGAACAGCATCAAAGATCAGTTTCTTCTGGTCTAATGTCAGTTTATTCATCCAGTTTAGTTACAACAAGGGTTTCATCATCGACTTGGTATTGTAGTGTATCCCCAATGAGCCATCCAAGTTCTTCTGTTAACTCATCGGGTAGTGTGACAAAGAGATCGCCGTGGTCATCTTCGTCAATCGTAAGAATAAATCTACGAGACATCCCGTTTCCTAATAACATACATTGTTGAAGCTATGTATGTTTGAACTTTTTCCACGCGACTAATATCGAATGCTTTGTGATGTAAGATATAACCATCCCCTAAGTACAGTGCCCCGTGATTTAACCGATTGCTGCCGAGGTTCATCAGCAACACATCCCATTTTTTCAAATCTCCGAGGTCGAACTGCTCACCCATCTCTGATTCCCTGAACACCTCCCATCCTTCGTCCTCCCAGAGGTCCCTCAGGAACGCTCGGTGGTTGAATGAATAGTCTTCCTTACACTCGTGGATGCCCAGAGCGATTCCAACGTCATACAGCAGGCGGAAACACCCACCTCCTCGTTGTCCTCCCCACTCCCTTCCGAGGAACTCAGAATACTCTTCCTCAAATGCTAAACGGACTCTTTTGGTCATTTTTTACCAGAAAAAAATTTTGTATATGGGGGGACCCATAAATGCGTTTTCGATAATATATGCGACCCTATACTGTTGTAGGTTGCAGAGCGGGTCCCTTTTTAATATGCGAAAAATGTCAATAACCCTCAGAGGATTGCACGTGGTAGCACATACCCTCCGAGACGCAATAATCTAATAGTTTATGATACTTAGTGTACCACGGTTCGATCTCAGTGTCAAGCACAAATTGTGCCCACTCCACTAACTCCGAAGGAGGCAGAGATTGTGCCTCCATTAGTTCACATAAGAACTCAAATCGTTTCATTCTTGTGTAGTGTAATCGATGTCAATATCTCCCCCTGATTGATCATCAAATTCGAGATCTTCAAAGACATCATCCGAGTCATCTTCGAGGAATTCATCTATCCAATCGTTGTCTAGTTGTTGATACTCATTAGGGTCAACCATTGAATACATCTCCGTCGAAATCATTGTTGTCTAGTTGTTGCTTACTGTTTGTTCGATTGTGTTGTTCACCCTTGTATGTGTCATTGAATTGATCATACTTAGTGCGGGTTCTTGTTGATCGTTTTTCCCTCAAAGATTTCGGTCTATTTGACCTATACGTGTCATTGCGTTTGTAAGTGCGACCCATCAGATTGTCGGCAATAATGTGCAGAACTGGACTACTTAGGAACTATAAGGAAAACCTCCGAAAATGTCAATGGTTTGTGTCAATTTCTCTTCCGTCCTCTGAGTGTTGACAACTGTCTCGCGATAGAGTAGAGTCTAAGGTCACATCAGTTCCGTACATTTAAGGCGAAAGATAAAATTCGAGAGTATATTTATTTAACCATTTATTTTCCACAGAGATTGATACCTTTTGTGGAAAACATTGTGGAAAACTATTACTCTTGTCCCCATCTTAAGTTAGTATAATGGTCGTTCACTTTGTCTCCGTCGATGTGAAAAACGTTGGTATGATTAGAGTCCGCAGGATGAAAAGCAAGAGCGGTCAATCTGGCGCATCTTCTTACTACTGTCCGCCCCTCTTGTCTGAGGGTTACTCTTCTATAACCGTTTTCATTTAGATGAACTTTAAGGCGTTTCCATTTACCCCACTTAGTTGAATAGATCTCTCCATCACTTGATACAAAATAATCTTCGTATTGTGGGATAGGTTTGTATAACACTCCTGCCATATCTTGGTAGGTATTTTCGTTGATTTTAGTAAAAGGATTCATTCTGACCAAGGGGCAACATTAAAGGACAAAGTAATTCTATTCCCGTGAGTGTTTGATTCATACCCGTGGGAAAGATTAGAGGGGAAGATAACAATGTCTCCTTCTTCTGTGGGGATTTGTGTATCTAATTGATTGAAAGCAGTGATCTTAGTTTGTGGCATTTGTACGATCGGATAGAAAGGCGAACCGATGCATCTTTTCCACTTTAGTTGACTATGTTGATCGTGATCGAAATTAACATAATAGACGCCACTATAGACAGTATTGGAATACTCGTGGGGCGCGTAGAATGATCCCTTATCTGCTAACTCAAGAACAGAATCTGTGAAGACTGGTTGTTGCATATCATATGCTAATCCTCCGTCATTGACCTCTAGAACCGCCTTAGAGATGGTCTCTCTGATTGGTGCTAACTCTGGGGTCGAAAGTATATTCATCCCGCCTAATTGCTTGATACCAGTGTTAATATCAGAACGGGGCGAGACGTTCACATCTTCGGGATTCATTGACCGAATATAGTCAAGAATTAGTTGCTTATGTTCTTTATGGTCTGGGTTGCGATATACGCCAATAGGTGTCAGAAACACGCCGTAGACGTTAGTTGTTGCAATCGACTCAAAATTGTCCGATAAGTTAGGCATAATGGAGCAATAACGACAATAAAAAAGGAGATCAATTTGATCCCCTAAGTGTAACTTATTTAGAGTTAATTGTCAATCATAATTGATTGATCTGGCGCTCAATAGTTTCACGGCGATTGTTGATAACGTCAGACAGATTGCTGTCAAGTAAATCGACAACAAGATTAGCACCGAGGAGAACAACAATGGCAGTAAGTGCGAGGCGCATTTGTGATAGTGAGATGAGGAAAAAAAGAGAGAGGGGAGATCTCGCGGATGGAGATACAATTATATAAACCCTCTGAAGAAATCAGGCAAAGATGTAACCGTTGGTGAATTCTTTCACGACATTGTTGTCACGAACGAACCACTCATAGTTCTTTTGAAAAACACCATCAGTCACGCCATTGCAGAAGCAGTTGATGATAGCATTGAGACGAGATTTGGTGGTTGTTGTTTGCCAACCGCCATCAAAGATCTCAAGGAAGTCATCACCCAAGACAGCAATTTTGTTACCGTGAAGACGAACAACAGAGGTGTTGTTTTCTTCGTTGTAGTGAACAGAAGTGTTGCCAGATGTCCAGTTCTTGCTGTTAGCGAGAGCGGCATTCATTTGGGTTTCGATCTTACGCATTTTGGTGTGATTTCTTTGACTCTTTTAATATACACGATTTTAGGACGCTGTGCCATCGTATTGTGCCACTTCGTCAACTGGTTTATTCTTGATAGTAATGGAGCGGATATGCTGTAGATTTAGTGATCTGAATCTTGCCATCTTCAACCCATTGGTATTGCATCCCTCCTGCATTCTTCTCATCTACAATGATCCAAACTCCACGCACATCATCGACCTCAGTGATAACATATCCGATCGTTGTTGGTTCAACCATTGATAAGTCACCTGAGCGAATTGCCTCCTCTTTGGTGTTATGTTCGCTGCGGTGATTCCATACAGTTGCTGGGTACTTTGCTTCGGGAACATTACCAAATGCGGTGCAATAAAACATCAATCATTGAGGGGCGATTGTTTGCGTCGAAATACTTCCTTACCTGCAATAATGTCTTGCACATAAGCAGAATCAATGTTGTGAGGGTTAGGAACATCGAGACCCTCAGATTCTGAGTCTAGGTAATCCCAAGACCCATATTTTTCAGGTGAATGCCAAAAATCCTCCCAGTCTTTAGGTGAATTCGTTACGTCCTTGATGTTGTCGCTCATTGTCATCAACCTCCAAACATTTGATCGAAAAGTTCTTGAGAATCACGCTCTAATTCGTCGCGGTGTTCTTGACACCAACGCTCTTCACGTTGCATCCGCTTTGTTGCTTCGGACGGGGTAAGTTGGTCGGGGAAGTAGTGTTGCTTTCCGTTGGGAGTTGTGAACATCATAATTTGGTCTTTTGTAGATTGAGAGTGAATTTAGTTGGTCTTGAATGTCAGAAAAAATGTCGTTCATAATTATTCTCCGTGGAAAGCAAAGTGAGCATCAACAACGAAATCAATCACGTCATCGGTTGCACTAACATCGAAACGATCGCAGAACCAATCAACACAATCATCAGCAGGGAGCATCGTGTCAAACATAAAATCCTGAAGTTCAGTCAGGTTGGAGTCAGAGAAGAGAAGCACGTTGTTTGTTTTGTTCATACCAGTATGATTGCACAGATCCTGGGGCGCGGTAGTTCGTGGTGATACAAAACGGGAAAACCAATTCTCAAAGTGTCACTGCCATCCCGTTGCCTCGCTTGGTTCTTCTTTAGTGTCAACCCAGACGCCTTGATTATTGTCGTCGATGTAAACATTGAGTTGTTCTTCAGTGAGTACATCTTCAGTCAATTCTTCAAACTCGTCTACATTGTCGTGACACACATTTAGGAGCACAGTATCAAGCAACTCAAGATCACCGCATTGACTATAACCCTCCGCGAGAGTTTCTTTCACAAACTGTTGAAGAGCGTCAATGTCCATATCCTCCACAATTTGGTCAACCGCGTTGACAATCAACTCGTCGCGTTGGATGTTAGTCAGTTGGATGTTCATTGGTCAGAATAATGAAAGTTTGCTCAGGAGACTGTGATTTCATCAAGAAACAACCACTCGTAAGATCCGTCCTCTGGATCTATACCATCGACAACAAATTCTTTGAAGATGGCATCAGCACTGTCGCGGTCGTTGTTCTCAACGTGTCGTGAAATCTGCTCCATATAGTGTTCACCGAGGAGATCAATGGATTGTTGCATTGTTTCAGTGTAATCGTTGGTTTCAGTGATTGAAGAGATGGTGAAATCTTCAGACGATTCGTGTTCCATTTGCTTTGATATACCTGTTGGAGATAGTATATCCGAGACGAGGATCTTTGCGGTTGCTGGGATTCTCGTACTGACGCTTGAGGTTAGGTATAAGAATAGCAAGCACATCATCGGCAGAAAGTTTGTAAACCTCAACGATCTTGCCAAGGTGATAACGTGCGAAATAGTGGTTCTTATACTTACCGATCTTGTCATTGATAAGATAATTGACTTGATCTTTCCAAGTTGGTTGAACGGAGATACCGTTATATGTAGCGGTGAGATTTTTACCGATTGTTGATTTATACTCACAAGGACCATCCTCATCGTATGCATCAGCACCACTATAATCGTCAGCAATAGTGTGACCCAAGACGCCTGCTAAGTGAATCTCACGAGAACGAGCGTAAGAGAAAGGATCTCCCCAAGACTGTTGGTCGCAGAGTTCATACATCTGCTCAAACAGTTGTTGATAACGTTGTTCGGGAGTGAGAGTCACAGTCATTGGTCTTTTGTCGATGTATGTATATTAACGCAGATTGGTGCCCTGTGTGAAGATAGTGGACACCTCTGCGATTGTCATATCAGAACGGGTTGGTCCAACTTTCGTACTGATTCATACTAATTTCATTGCATTTGCAGAGCATATCAGTAAAGTTGCTCCACGATTCGCGCTTTGCGATAACATCTCCGCGCAAACGTGGTGATGACATACAAGCAACTTTCCAGTTGTAGCGGAATTGTTGAAGAACTTGCGCTTTTGTGTAGAATTTAGAAGTCACGGTGAGTAATAATGAAGAGGACAGAATAAAAGAGGATTGACATAATCAGCAGTACAGTGGCATATACTCAGAGGAAGGCAATTTGTCGGTGTTGTAACCAGTAACCTCAGCACCGTTAGCAATACGAGACTGCCAATCGTGCTTCGCTTCGATGTGAAGAATCGTGCTGTATGATTTCATACCATTAGCACGGAAAGTGACACGACGGACAAAACGTTTGATTGTAACTCGCATCCCTTTGATAGGATCTGCCTCAGCAACAAATGCCTCGGGGAAATAATCAACGATGCAGTTGTTGTTGGTGACTTGCATTTGGTTCAGTGCGTTCCTTTGACTCTCTTAATATACACGATTTTGGGGTGCTGTGGGGCAATAGTGGGCACCTTGCCGACTGTCACACGATCTCGGTCCACCTTTTATGGTTTGCTTTTGTTATCCTACCTTCATCCAACAAATTATCACAAACGTTGCAGAAGACCATAAACTTTTGAGTACGGTCCAATGTGTGAGTTTGTGGGTTCTCTGCGATCACGTCGAGGATCATTCTTTTGGAGTGGATCATTTTACTCAGGATGGGGAAAGTTGCAGTGGTCATTGTCATCAAACGTACTGAAGTTTACCGACGAGAGTGGTGATCTTGAAATTATTGTAGTCTCCCATTGTGATCGAACGATCGTTAGGGAGGATGCTCAGATCTTCACGAACTTGCCAGAAGCAGGGACCGCTTTCAGATTCTCCTTGAGTGATAACAGCGAACCCGAAACATCCAGGCACTGGCATCATAAACAGACCGTGCTTTTCTGCCTGTCGTGGTGTAGAGAATCCACGAGCAGTGATGGACCATTCTTCACCATCAGATCCCTTACCGAAGTAGACGCAGATGTGATCGAGTTCCATAGTGCTGTTCCTTTGACTCTCATAGAATACACGAAAACCACCCCGTGGGGTGGTTCAGTGGACACTTTATCTAATTGGCACAAGGGGTTTACCAGTGTGTGCCTAAATGTGTAATTTTATCAAAGAATGCTGCTCTATATGTGTCACTAATGCTGTTAGCATCCACATATGCTGCATTCAAATCAGGGCGAACTTTACCAGTCTCACCATCAACGTATCCCCAAACTTTAGTGTATCCACCTCTATCAGCGGGTGCAATCGCTTTGATGATAAGATCACCGTTTTGCCCATCTTCCTTGGTGAATTGCCAAGTAACAGAGGCGTGATTTGCTTCTACTTTGTCTTTCTTTTGTTGGATGCGGTCAGCACTACCTCCAGCGCCTAATCCTGCGGATCCAACACCAACAGAACTCTCAGTCAGTCTCTTGTTGATGTTAGCGAGACGGTATGCTTTTGCCTTCTCACCTAACTTTGCAAGCAGGAGATCTGCCTGCCCATTAACAGTTTCGGATGCCATTTACTTTTCTCAGTGTTAGTGTCCTGTCTTATTTATGCAACAAACGACTCAGGGGGGATACCCTTGACGAAGATAGCATCACACACATTTTGGAGACGCTGAATCGTACGCTTGCCATAGTTCTTGTACACGGGGACAGAAACATAACCCGTGGGTTTACGATAGAGAGAGAATTTACCTGCAACGATGTTACCAGCAGCAATGTCAGCAGCATCATCACGATCGAGACGAATCACACGACCGATTGTTTGTGCCATCTCAACGATTTGCAGGTTGCGAAGAAGAATTGTGTGGGTAAGACCAGGCACGTTGATACCTTCAGACAGAATACTGTAGTGGAAGATAACAAACTTCTTCTCCTTATCCTTGCCCCAAGCAGTCAACGTGTCGAAGAATTGCTCACGGTTTACCTTCTTATCGTTGACATATGCACCGAACTTAGATGTAACGTGAAGCACGTTGTAACCGCGCTGCTTGAGTTGAAACAGCAAATCTGTCTTGGCAATAATATTACCGAGAACACGACTGCTGGGGACCGCTACAAGCACCTTAGCGGCGTGATTATCATCGAGTTGGTCAATCACATCCTGCACAGTGGTAGCATCAGCGTGATGTGCTGTTTTCTTGTCACGATTAAGATCAACCTCAAAAGGTACAATCGTGGGAGCAATAATGCTGCCGTTGTTCAACAACTCAGGAGCAGGAACATTCTCGATGATAGGACCATAAACGTCCACATTGTTCATCCCGCGATGATGACGAGCAATGCGAGGAGTAGCAGTAAAGAAATAGGTGCGCTTAGCGAGATCACTAACAGCGACAGTAGGAACAAAGAAAGACCTCTTGACACTGTTATGTGCTTCGTCGAAATAAGCACAATCAATATCAATGCCAGAATCAACAACACGAGCAAGAGAATGATAGGTTGTGAAGATAATTACAGACTCATTTGCTGCTCTTGCAGTGTTAGCGAAGAGAGCAAGTTTATGAGACTTAGTAGTGCTGAAGTAGTGAGTTTCACCACTGTGGCAGTGTGCAACGTGTGTCCAAGTATTAGAAACTTGCTGCATAAACTCATCACAGAGTTGATTAGCAAGAAGAATGCGAGGAGCAACAACAACAATAGTCTTAGGACCGTTGTTAAGTTGACGCAGGCAATCCTGAATCATAATGAATGTTTTGCCGCCACCAGTAGGCACAATGATCTGACCCTTATCGGCAGTGCTCATTGCATCGAGAGCGCGTTGCTGGTGGGGTCTGAGGGTGATTGTCAAGTCTGTTTGTCGTCTGTCCCATAATTATACAAAAAAAACCGCCCTGGGGCAAGGGCGGTGGACAGTACCGTGAGTGTCATAGCATTTCTCTACATATCCTCCTGCATTCTCCGTGCGATTTAGTTTCAATCGAACAATCAATTAGGCAATCGAAGTAGTCGTTCACATTGTCAAGTTCTTCAGTACAAGTATCAACAGTGTGTTCAAAGTGTCTCCATTCTGCCATTTGATCTTTGGAAATGATGTTGTGCATCATAAACTCCATAAAGAACAATCACATAATAAAGTTAAACTTAGGGGACATCGTTTCACCTCGCTAAACTCTACTATTATGTATAGTACAATACCAAACTTAACTACTATTTGTTGCTTTGGTGTACTTTCTTATCGGTTTCTGAAGTAATCATAATATGCATCGGAGTGTCGCAAGGTATCTTCACCTTCGACAGTATCTCCAGATTCGATTGTATCCACGCTGGACACGTCTGTGGATTGTTGCACATCTCCATTCCAACGAATAAGGTCTCGGTGTACAATAGCAAGCAAATCTTGCATTCTGTTGATCTGTGACTTGGTAAACTCAGTGGATCCAGATACTCTGACTCTCAGTGATTCTACCTCATAGATCATCTGCTCCATCTCGTTCATCTTCACTGCTGGATTCGACAAGTTGTGATAAGGCATTGTTTACAAATTCCTGTAATTGTTCATCATTTAGTGCAGACAACCATCCCCATTGTGGATCGTTTGGATCCCAGTCGATGGTAACTTGACCGTCGTCAGTTACATCAATCTTAAGCGAATCCCCTGCCTGACCCTCTGTTTCGTTTGGCATCAATCACCTCAATATGTGAAATAAATTGTTTGAAGTTCCACCAAGCGGTTTGAACTTCCTCGTAAGATTCTACGATCTTAACACTATTATCAGTGCACCAGATCTTATACCAGTGGCGATCATAAGGTGCATCTGATGTTTGTTTGAAGAAATCAGGCAAGTTGCTCATAAGTCCAGTGCGGATCATCTCTTCCATCCGACCACATCCAGAACTCTGGTTCTTGATGACTAGAGAAGAACGTACGACCGTCAGATCTACGTTCTTCAATAGTACACATCGGATTGTTGTTCATTATTTGTGCAAACTGTAGTTTAGCACGATCAGACACTGGCGTGAGTTTCGCCAGTTTCCTCAATGGCATTGACATAATCTTCTAGTTTATCGAACAGGTTACTGTAGGAGATATTTAGAAGATTCTCTTGCAGTTGTTGATCACGCTTTGACATCAGTTGCATTGCTGTCTGTAGTGCGATCGTCTCCCTTTTGTTCAGTTTGTTCATCTTGTTGAATAGGAATTGGCATAGATGGTACAACAGGATCACGACTCCTGTTCTTGATAACGATGAAAGCATCTTTATTATACTTTCTCGTTCCTTTCACTGGTGCCCATTTAGTTCCATCGCCATCAATCATATAGACTGAGGTTCCGCCAACTTCGAGGGCAATGTTATCATTGCGAACATCCCATCCGAGAGTTTGCATTAACTGCCATAGATCCTCTTGAGTGAAACATTTGTCGCTCATAACGTGTTCTTCAGGTTCAAGGTTTCCGATCATTTTGATTGTCAATTACAAGGGTTTCCCAGAATAGGTCAACTGTGGCATCATCGTCAGACATTGAATCAATGTCAAGACGTTGTTTTTCAATCCATCGACGTAGAGACCAATAACGGTTCTCCCACATCTTAGCAGATTCGGCGTCAGTCATCGTGAAAGATCGGAATTACTTCAATCTTAGTACATTTGGGATCTAATTGCAACTCAGTGCTGTACCATACCGCGTCCGACAGACTTAGGAACGTAACTTGCTGAGTTGAGAAACTTCCTCGTTTCTTTTGCTTCTTCCACGTCACGTTGAATTTGTTCATAATAAAGACAGATCTGTTTATACAACTTGTCGTTGTATGTGTACATTTCGGTTGCGTAGTTTCTCATCGTTGATCGGTAGGTGGGAGCATCTCGTTTCCTGGGTGATCGTTAGTTTTTCCCCTGTATGCTTTCTTATATTGAAAGACAGCAGGATCAATCTCAAGATCATCCCAGTCCGCTTGATATACTATAACACAACATTTGGTTTCTTTGCGAAAACAATGCTCATCACATTGCTCCTTAGAAGCAACACAAATGGTGAGATATTCGTCCCCAATGTACTCGATCTCTCCTTGAATCGTGCCCCATTTTGCAGGCATACCCACTTCAAGTGCCTTGAGAATGTTTCTTACTTCCAAAGGTACGGACTCCGATAGAAAGAGAGGCGTCGTCATTTAAGGACGTGCCTTAAGTGTAGCAGATCTGCAATCTCATCGAGGTTGCACTCTGTGACAGTTAATTGAGTGTCACTGATCTGTTTGTTGTGGTGCTTGCGGTGCGTATTTGCCAGATATAACATAAGTGCTTTTCTAAGTATGCACTTCTGATTCTCTGACAGAATCTGTGACTTCAGGTACATTTTCGTTCCCCCCAGAACGTTTTTCGTAATACTGTCCAACAAGAAAAACTGTCCCATCGGACAACTTCTTGCCGTAGGTTTGTCTCAACCTAACGGTGTCATTCTCGCAGAGACGAATCTCCTCGCGGAATGTCATACCATTATACGAAGTTTCCCAGACAAGGCAATCATCATCGATCACTGAGATGTCACTTGTGTCTGGTTCTTCTGACATATAACCTCTGGAACGCTCACACTTATTGTCAGGAGTGATGAATAGTTCCATATCTCCTTCACTGAAGTAGTTGCCTTCCTCATCTTTTGAACACCATTGACTACCCCAACTGTTGTCAGATCTCTTGTCACAAATCAATGTTGTTTCATACTTAATTTGTTTGTTGAACTTGGTGTAGATATACCTACGATATGAAGTCCATCTACCACAAGAACGATCCATCCAGTTAGTGACTCGTGTGTCCATAAGTTGTCGAAGTTGCTTAACAGTATTTAGATAGGGATTAGTGAGAACTGATCGTCAGGAAGATCAGGCGTCTCTACTATATCAAATCCAAGGGTAATTCGTCTACCCCCGAAGTCATCGTTTACGAATACTTTGTGATACCTGCCTGGGGCAGCACCAAAATATATGTTTCCCACTTCGTTATTGATCTCATAGAGGACAGGATCCTCACCGTTTCTAAACTTAGTGGTGGTATTCTTGGGATCAATACTCACATAACCGTGGTATGGAAACTTATGATCGTGCCACTTCAATACCTTGTCAGGAGTATGATAATTCATCCAACATTGCATATACAGTGGTTCATCGTGTGCAAGTGTTGTGCGAACTACAGTTTGAATGTCACGATATAGTTGCCAAAATAGTGGTGATGGTGCTGTCAGTGCAAATATATTATAGAACCTATAACCACTGAAATCCTTCTCACCATCTAGAAATACTTTGTCATCCTCTCGTTGTTCCTGTTGTGAGAACAAGTTAGGTAGAGCACCAAGAGTCAATTCATTACCAGTGAGAGAAGAATCGAACCCAGTGAAAGTATTCTTGAAATGACGATGTGCACGACCAAGTTGTGCAATCATCTCATCTTGTTCATTTACAACAACAGGTGACCTCCACAAACAGTGAGCGTCACCATCATATACCTTATAGACTTTATCCATAATCAAGAATGTACTACCATATTTAACACTGGTCTCCAAGTTCCCATTGGCAATGTAGAAGCGTGAAAGAGATCACCTTTAATAGCAACAGCACGTCCTTTCTTGGGTGATACTGCTGTCTTAACTGTGTACATATCTCTCGTTGCAATCTTCAAGTATTCTTGATGATCTCTCGTACGTTCATCATAGATGATTGTATCACCATTACTGTCATCAATGTAGTAGATAACATTCCACGCTTCAAAATGATACGAATCAACGTGTGGAAGTTGTACTTGATTAGAGTGCCAAGCAGGCACACAATTCACACGCATACGAAACAAACATTCTGCCTGAAGTTTCTCTCTAAACTGCAATGCCAGTGGCATAAACGCATTACACAATGGACTCAACTCTCCACCCTCATCCTTATCAAAGAGATAGTGAAAGTTGCAGAATCCATTGCGAGGATCATCCTCAAACATATCACTAATTGCAGCATCCTTACGGTGCCACATCAGGTCTTCATTCTTGATACAATCTATCAACCAATTTTGGTATACCTCAGGAATAATATCATCAAACACGATGACATCTTTTGCCTTCTTATAGAATGTATCGAATGGATTTTCGATTGTTAGTTTCATTGATGCAAACGTCTTAGTTGATCTTGAACTTTACGTTCAATACGTTGATGTTTAATTGTTGGGTGATCGATTTGTTCACCTCTAGCACGGGTGAAAGATGATGTTCTGCCCAATACTGTGAGCAGATACTTCAGTTCTTCAGAGTCAAAATTCATCAGGTGTAATAAGGTGAAGAGTTAATCATCGACTGTTCATACTGTATCTCTTCGGATGCAGTTTCCCAAGGATAAGCAAGACCAGGGCGACCATCCCACTTATTCTTACTATATTTGCCATTTTTGTCAACATAAGAGACAAATGCTTGGATTTGAAGATCTCCCTGATATTTTGGTCTCCAGTGGAAATCTTTGTGTCCCCTGAATATCAATAAATCGCCTTGATTGAGGACAATTTGATGCGACTTTCCATCGATCTCAATATAGAAGGGCCAATCGGTATCATCACGAGTGATGCAAACATTACCGACCCATTCTCCTGAGGTTCTATCACGATGTCGTACAAGATTGGTACCCTTAACGTACACCCTCGCGTAGGAAAAGGTTTGCCATAGTTCTGCATCGAGCACTTCCTCAATCTGTGGTTTGATCTTATCACCCATTGCTTCAAAACAAATAGGTGAATACATTGCAAATGCCCCAGGCATAATAGGATCACTGGTTGGACCCATCGGGTTTGCCTCAATGATGTCCTTAATCATCATAAACTCAGTCTTCAGATACTCACAGAGATCTGTACTGAGTGCACCTTTAATCAGGTACAGTTTATTGTCAGCAAGTGTTTCAAGGTCCAATTAAAATACCCCTCCCAAAGAATACAAGTGTTAGTCTAGCATCAGTAACGTCATTACCAAAGAAGTTCATACCTCCGTGGTATTTACGTCCATCAAATAGTATACATCGATTATAGCGTGCTTCAACAGTCACTGACGGTCGAAATACACCATTACAATCTTCTTTATACTTCTCGAACTTTGCTGCCTCAGGTGTACCCTGAAGAGCAAGTTGTTGTTGGAACTCTTCTTCATATCCCTGACCATTAAACCCAGGCGGTACATCATACAGACAAGTTCCTGTGCCTGGTCTAATACCTTGATTCAAATAGATAACAGCACCGATGCCCAAATGTGGTGGGTCAGTGTGGATCCACCCAGGAGAGTTTGCTCCATCACACATATGAAATGTCATATCTGCGATGTCAAATGCTTGATGATGTGGAAGATACCTTACCAGTTTCTTACACACAATCTCGTGAAAGACTGGATCGATCTCATTTAACAGGTTACATCTTTTCCCTGGCCAATTACCACCACGAGGGTGATCTGTGCAGAGAAAGTATTCTTGTTGTTGAGCAAATGCTCTCACGAGTGATGGTGTCTCAAAGAAATTATCGATCACCGTTGTGGGAACAAACTCTTCAGCGTAATTATTCATTTGAACGGACACCCAAAGATAAGTTTGTCGGAAAGATATGGAATGATCTTTTTCGCTTTGACACGTTTGTGAACATCCAACATAATTTCAGGTTCAGGTCGTGACTTCACCAACTCGAAAGTTTTATTGAAGTTTCCTTCCTTCATAAACCTGATCTTATATAGTGGATCACCACGTTTAATTATGATGGGTTTCTTATCATCAACCAGACGCACACCTAGAGAGATAGGACGACACCAAGAAGAGAGATTGAACCATCCTGTCACCAGTGTGAAATTATTCTTTGATGCTGTCTGTGGATGGTCAATCTGTTCGATCCAAATATTCTTACTCTCTGTCCAGAATAGAAACATAGGGACAGGAATCTGAATTGTGGTGATAGGCAACGTTGCATCTTGTACGTTCACCCATCTCTCAAAATCTTCCTGTGAAATATTTGGTGCGTGAAGTTCTCCTGTTTCGTTATTAACGTGCAGTGTGATGTCACGAGGTGCATAAACTACGAACTCTCGCTTAGCACGATGACTCCACGCAGGACAATCGTAGAACGGTGTATCCTTTGGAGAGTGATTGTCGATCTCTTTTCTTGGTTCAAGACCCACTCCTTCTATATCAAGAGGAGAATCTAGCATCGTGATTGGATCACGAGCACCTTCATATTGATAGTAGAAAATCTTACTTGACATAGTTGAAATTTATCACAATTCTATTTGTGTGGGAGGTAGGACAGGACGATGCGTGTAAAATAGAACCATCAAAAATAATTAGTTTTCCTTTCTCTGGTTTAACTCGATTAACAATCTCCAAATTGTCATTGAAGAAGAGCGTGTCGCCGTCTGAATCATTAACATAATACAATGCTGTCGTGTGTGGAAAGTCAAAATCCACGTGTTTATTATTATATCCTTCTTGCGTTGGTAAAAGCAATCCTCCCTTAATCCTTATTAACTCGTGGAATCCATCACCACAGAGTGTATAGAACAGAGGGAGGATAAAATTACAATGGTCAGACTGATGACCATTTTGTGCGTCGAAGAATAAATGTGCAAATCCTGGGGTTCCACGATTAGCACCAAATGCTGCCTGATCGACGTAAGTTACATCTTTCAGAAATCCCCACTGAAATTGTACATCACTCATCAGTTCTTCAATCTTGTCCGCATACAGCGGAGAGATAACATTTTTAATTACCTTCATAATTTAGAGTGAGAACAATTCGGTCTTCGTCAGTCTCATTTGGTTGTGTCTTATGTTTCAACCAACCAGGGAAGATTAGGATGTCATTTGTTTGTACTGGTATCTCTGTCCATAATTTTTCTTGTGGTTCAGATGGTGTACCGAAGAGATGATACTCAAACGGATCTCTGACAAGAAAGTTACCAGAATTAGGAGGACACTTCAAATAGCACGACACCACAAGTGGACAGGGTGAGTGATAGTGCTCTAGTGTTTCTCCTCCTCTCTTATGTAGATTCACCCACGAATTAAATGGTTGAGGCATACACGGGAAATAGTTCCAGTGATCCCAGATAGGAATAATCTGTGCTTGCATCCAGACAAGAAAATCTTCAAGTATCTCCCAATGATGTGGAGACTGCTGAAGATTACCTGCTGTTGAAAATGCGTTGCCAGTTTCTAATACTGAGGACCTACCAGTATGATCTAACAGTTGACCACAATGTGTCTGAAGGGGACTACCTTCATAGTTAAAATCATACTGTGTCTTCCAAAGATAGTTTGGATGAAACTGATGTGGTTTAGTAACTTGGATCACCTGGGATGTCATCATCTAGTGGGAGGTTGTCATCGCTGGTTTGACCAACAATTTCCATTTCCATATCCTGCTCAGCAATATCTAGTGCTGCGCTAGGAATAGGAACATCACCTTCCTCTCCCATAATATCACGTTTCACAATATAGAGTGCATCAATAGCACCTTCAAGGCGAGACTGTTGAGCAAACGCATCACTACGTTGTTGGAACTCAATAGTTGTCACACCATATGGATTGAGTTTTTTATTAGAGAAGTCCCTATCATATCCCTTGATAAGTTCTTGTACTGCCTCCTTCTGGAGGTGAAAGTTCTGAATCAGTTCGTCAATAGTCATCGGGTTTTTCCATTGCTGTGATAGTTAATAGCACGCATAGCACGCTTGATCTTAGCATTAACTGTGTCTTCTGTCGAGTATTCTGCTCTGAGACTATAGTTGAACGCTGCTTCAAGATCCCAATCTTCTTGGGTTGCATTATCTATAGTCATATCGTACCAAGTTCTCTCGATAGATGATCTTGGAACAGGCACAAACTGTGCTAGGGGTGTACCTGCCTTGACCAACGTATGACCATCCATAACATACCATAGCAGTTGCACATTCACCTGCATTGCAAATCTAGGATCATAGATCCCAGCAACTGCTTCAAATCTTGACTCATTATTCCAATAAACAGGAAGTTGCATAAACACAAGATCATCACTAGCACGAACACGCCAAGGTGTCTCTAGTTTGATAATATGTGCCAAACAATCCCGAGGATTATCAACCAGTGGTACAACCTGATCAGGAGAGTGATCCCCGATGTAGTTACTATGCCTTGCGAATGTTGCTGGTGTTTCCCACTCGTAAGATACTCCATCACCATTAGTGATGATAGTGAAGTCCATAGGAGCAGTAACAACATAACCCATCCTAGTGATTTGTTTCAAACCAGGACAGTTAGCAACATTCTGTGTGCCCATAAATGGGCATCGTGATTCTTTGTGCTCCTTATCCTGCCACGTCCTCTTAATAGATGATGTGGGTATTAGTGGATAATTCTCAGCAAGTCCTGGTTCGAGTGAGAAGAACCGCAACCACGGTTTCTTACGCCTCCAGGGAATCCCGAATTTCATCAACTCCTCCATAAATGTTGTCAAGTAGATACTGGTAATGAGAAGGAAGTTTGTGAACTTCGTTGTGTACATATGCAATGTACTCTTCTCTATCCTGTTTCTTAATTGCCAAAGTATCTAGGTCCATATCGTGGTAACTAAACCTAGTACCAAGGCGCAGACCCATACCAGCAGCAATATAATTCATACCAAGCATATTGGCAGCAAGTGGACAGTTGTTGTCCAGAATGTCACCCATACGCTCATAGTTATCATTCACTTTGACATTACCATCAAAGTTATCTTCCATATAATCACAGCGTTGTGTGGCGTGACGCCAATAAGGGTTATCAGTACGCATAGACAGTGCATAGTGCATTGCCACAAACTTGCTGAAACCGATCACTTCACGCTGTGCTTGATAATTATACCACGATCTTTCCAGATTGGTAACATATCCTTTACGGCGCTTCAAGACATCAACCAGACGGAGAACGTTCTCGTGTGTAGTCAACAGACCAGTAGATTCTAGTGGTTCAACAAAACCATAAGACAGACCGATTGACAGACAGTTCAGTTCCCACGCCTTCTCACGATAACCGTGCTTGATGTCAAGTTCCTTGATCTCATATGTGCCTGGTTCGATGTTGAATTTACGTTCAATCCACATCTCAAACTCTTGCTTTGCCTCAGTGGGCATAGCAAATCTATCTGACCAACAATATCCTACACCGATACGATCCCACAGTGGAATAGTCCACATCCAACCATTCTCTGCACCCTCACAATCAGTTGTGTTGTGCATTGCAATCTCACGGAACTTCTGATCCTCATAGGGAATCCGTGCAAAATATGCTTTGTTGTTAGGAAGAACTTTCTCGAAACTAATATGGCGAACATTCATCAATCCTTCGATCAATGCACCCTTGAAACCAGTACAGTCAATGAACAGATCACCAACCACACCAATAGTTTTCTTAGATTCGTCTAGTCTAACTGCAAGTTGTTTGATAATACGATTAGACTGAGCAGGTGAACCACCAGCAGTCACATCTTTCACCATACCACGCACATCACCAATAATGTGAGTGAAGCGATCAACTTGCTTCCAAGGTTCGCAGACATTTACTCTCAACCACTGTCCAAACTTTTCAGCATCCAGATGATATGCTACATCAACAGCAGGATCAAAGTTACGGAACTTACCATCCTTATTGTCTGTCTGTTTATTATGCGTTGCTAGGAGAGTATTCTCTGCATTGTAGTACGTTGCAAATCCATCAGGAGACTCATACAAATCTTCTCCTGCACCAATACTTGCTTGAATGTCAAAGAAATCTTCTATATTTCCACCACCAATTCCGATTTCCATTGTGTCTAGATGATAATCATAGACACCAAAAGGATACTGGAAGACAGAATCGTTATTATCTCTAAAATTAGTGAACTGGATACTATTCTTATAGGTGGCATTACACGCTGCCATCCAATCTTCGTCACGAAGACCCAGTGCTTTCAAATACTTATTGAAGTGACCAAGAGTAGATTCACCAACACCCACAGTTGGATGCTTGGCACTCTCGACCAACACAACATTAACCCAAGGGCATAGTTTCAACAAAGCAGCGGCGGTCATCCATCCAGACGACCCGCCGCCAACAATAACTACATTGTTTACCTGCATAACTTAATCACTTTCTTTATATAGTATAGCACAAGTGCTATTTTATCACTCAGGAAGTTCCTCGTAAGTACGTCCCCAGTTGCTGTATCTTTCCCAGCAAGGATTCTCAGGAGAAGAGATCTTCATAGGACGATCTTTGCTTGGTTCAACAGCATCAGACATAAATTCAGAAACCTCTTCCTCAGTCATTGTAGGATCCATTGGTTCCTCAACGTCAGAAGGGCGAACTGTATTTTCTTTGACTGTCTTAATGTGATTAAACCACAGTGCATCAGCACCTGCAAGGTCTCTACCAGCAGCAAGATCTTTATAGAGAAGATCCAGTTGCTGACCAACTTCACCATATGCAACTCTACGAGTGGTAGCAGGATCAGCGTAAGTTTCAGTACGCTCAACCCAGATCATATCTTCAGCAGAAGGTGACCATTCAAGAGTCCAAACTTTAGTGATGTCGTCGGGTGCATTCACCCACATCTGAGCACATCCACGTCCCAAGAACAGAGGATACTCTTCGCCAGGTTCAACGATGTCAGCGACACCGCCTGTAAAATCCATAAGTGCTTTCTTCATTGCTTCCCCTTAATTACTTGTAGTTGATGACAGTAACGACACCATACTTGCCGTTAGATCCACGGAAAGAAGAGAAGTGACCACCAGAACCGCCTGCACCAAATGCAGCGTGGTCTTGGTGATTGTGGGAGAAGTTGCCACCATTGGGCCAACCTGCTGCCACAGATCCACCGAAGTGAGAAGGACCACCAGTTCCACCGCCGTGAGCAGCGTGAGACTGACCGCCACCACCCCAGATGTTCAGGTCACCGCCAGAACCCTGTCTGCCGAGACCACCAGAGTGAGAGTTGTTACGAGCAGCACCGTGACCACCACCCGCAGACATATAAGGACCGAAGGATGTGGATCCACCATCACCACCTCGGTTGAAATACCAGGTTCCACCGCCACCACCACCGATGGAAATACCCACCGACGAGATGTTAGCAACAGACATAACGCGCTCAGCGTAACCACCAGCACCGCCAGATTCGCCGTGACCAGCACCACCGCCTCCGCCACCATTTAGGCGAACGTGGATATACTTAACACCAGATGGTCTGTTCCAGGTACCATTACCTGTCCAGACTTGCATAGAGCTGATGTTCTCTGAACTCACAGATGTCCAAGACATATTGGAACCATCAGTTGTGAGGAATTTGCCTGCCTGTCCTGAGACACTCGGTACAATCTGACCAGAGGAACCAGACATTGTGCCGTTGACCGTTAAATTACTAACGGTGAGCGTACCGTTCGCAGTAATGTTACCCGATGCAAGGGTAAAACCACCAATACCAGACAGGTCTCTAATAGATGCAACTTTGAGTGTACTCATTTGACCTTAAGAATTCTCCTAGTGTTATTTATACAATTATGTAGGCGGGACAGGTCTAACATATCCTTCTGGAAGGTATGGTTGATCTCTCTCCCATTGTTCATCATCAGGGTAATATCCATCGTGATACACAACGGTACCAACTGGATTATCCATTTCAGTTGTCTGATCTTCGTAATCAGGAACTGTGAAATTTTCTCTGAATGTCAACTTAGAATCACCTTCGTGACACCAGACTTGTAATGTATATTCCTGACCCTTTACCAAGGGAGGAACATTGCACATCATAATATAACGTTGGTCTGTGCAGATAACTCCTTCGAGTTTATCCTCAAGAATGACTTCAGCACCCTTTGTGATGAGGACACCAACTTGCAGTTTATCAAACGTGCATTCATATTTATTATCCTTACGGATGCTAACTCTAACCATAACAGAGTTTGCTTTCAAGGTTTGAAGAGATCCAACCTCAATAATACCTCTGTCGAAGTCAATAAGAACTGAAGCAGTATTCAACTGCTCATAATCATTGTCTTCTGTTTTAGGTTCGTAGATACTTTTAGTAGGCATTACTCTTCATAGCATATGGTACAAATGCCACTGCCGCCATCACTGCCAGCAGCACCATTACGGAAACTGTTATTAGTATCACCAGGAGTTGTGTAGTTACCATTAGATATAGAACTATCTATGGTGTATGGACTTGATGTCCAACTGTTACCTCCACCACCTCCAGCAGCACCATTACAATCGCAACCAGGGTTACCACCACAGTTTCCTGCATTGTAACCTCCACCGCCTCCACCGCCGCCTGAAGCGTCGTTACCAGGTCTTCCGCACTCATCACCATTGGTATCACCATTCTGTCCAGCGCCACCACCTTGGGATCCACACTGTCCATTCTCACCACGTTGACCGCCTGCACCGCCTCTACCAGCACCACCACAACCTTCGCGACCTCCACCTCCTCCGCCGCCTCCAGCGACTTGGAGAATGTTGCCTTGATTCATATTGACACCCATAGGGGAGAACAGCATCGTTGCTGCTCCACCTCCACCACCACCTGCTGAGCAACCTCTGCAAGAAGCGTGAGTTCCACGACCACCAGAACCATATCCAGATCCATTGGTACCGTTACCACCGCCGCCCCAGCAACCGTAGCAACCATTTCCTCCACCACCGCCACCACCGACGTAGATTCTCATTCTACCGCCAGCATTGATCCAGGATTCTTGTACTTCAATCTCAGAATATGAGTGACCACCAGCACCGCCAGAGTTACCACCCTGACCACCTCTACCACCAGCAGCACCCCACATCCAAACGTAAATGCTACCACCAGCACCATCACGGATGTACAAACTATTATCACCAGTACCAGTAAATCTATGGCACTTCAGTTGTTTTCCGTTACTAGGGTGTTGTGTATTAAAAACTGTACCGTTATTATCTGCTGTAATTTTAGGAACACCACCGCCACCACCTGCTCCACCTCCACGGGAACACATTGAAGATGAGAGAGGATTGAAGTTTCCAGAAAAACCGATTTGAGTGGACATAATCAGGAATAATTAACAGCGGAACCGAAGACAGAGAATGCTTGCTGGTTAGGGTTAGAGATATAAACCATAGCAAAAGAGATGATACAGTATGTACCATCCATACCAGGAACGTTACCACCAGACCAGAAAATACTTGTGGATTGTCCGTTAATTACAAGTCCAGTAGGAATACCACTACCACCTTCAGTTTTCATAACCACAGTAATACCATAACCGTGTGCACCATCAGTAGGCACATTGTTTAGGGTAAGTGTGAAGTTACCACCACCAGTTTTGTTAATCCAGATCGTGTTACCGTTATTGAAATCGTGGGTAACTGACCCACTCGTCATATAATAATAAATGCTCTCTTTCGTTTCACTGAAGTGTAGAGTTCCAGTAAACGTAGCGTGCTGTGATTCAATATCAACAAACTCAGCGAACGACAGATCGTCGTCACCCATAATCATCCAGGATGCACCATTCTCAATGGTGAGTGTATATCCAGACGCAATCTCAATCGGACCAGCGGAGAAACCGTTAGTAAATTCAACACCACCGTTGAATGTAGCACCAATCGTCAGGTTTTCGGCAATAGTTGTACCGTTCGTTCTGATGATTGACTTATCACCAATCGCAGGACCACCTCCACCAACGTCACTCCATCCAGGGTTACCTTGGTTGGCATCCTGTTTATAGATCTGCGCCATATCCTCGGTTGAGTTATACACAACCGTACCAAACGCAGGAGTGCCAAGAGCATTGACCTGTGATTGGTTTAGCGAGGGAAGGTTAAGTTGTTCAGTAATCTGCCACGCTTCCACCAAACCTCTGGTGGTCGCTTGTATCTGATTACCGTTAATCTTGGTTGCCATAGGAACCTAGTCTCTACAATAGTATTTAGATAACGAGTTCTCTGATCTGAATCACGTCACCAGTCGCAGGGGGAGTGCTAATACTAAAGTCAACTGCGTTACCAGAAACCTGATAATCAACACCAGGGATCTGTGCAACACCATTAAGGAACACCAACACAGAGTAGGAGGTGTGTCCAGCGGAGATAGCAAAGGATGATGTAGATCCATTGCCACTGTACGTGACACCGTTATTGCCATTTGCAATACCAGTTGCCAGTCTATATTTATCAGCAGCACCATAATTGCCACTCACATCAAGGTTACCATCGATGTAAGTGTTGCCACTGATCTTCATTCTGTTATTGGCATCGGGTGCCATACCGATACCATAGTTGGTCACACCACTGAAACGACGTGCAGTAATAGGTGAGGTATCTGTCAGACCAAACTGATACCAAGTTCCTGTTTCATAAATCCAACCAAGTGAATCACCTGCCTGCCAATCAATATTATAGATAATATCGCCATCATTAAATGCAAGTGACGAATCAATATCTGGTTGACCTGATCCATCATCTTCTGCAAGGAACGTCTGCTTTAGTACAGTACCATCATCGTTACTGTAAGTAAGTTTCAGGGTCTGAATGTTTTCCTGAGCAGTAATACGCTTCTGGAAAGTAACAGGACCTGAGAAGACAGATTCCAACTGGTTAGATGCACCACCGATAACGGTGAGTTTGTCAGTAAGAACGATCTCAGAGAAGGTCTCAATCGTTGTACCTTCTTCACCCAAGACGTTCAACTGTGCAATATCCTCGTTTGTGATCTGACCCGTAACTGGGTTAATAACCTGGTTACCAACGAACAGTTCACCATCAGAGTTCACACCAGAGTAGTATGCAACACCTGCTGCTTCTTTGAGTGACTGTGACAGTCTAACCTGTGCAGGTGACAACACTTCCACCTGAGTAGATGGGAATGCAGTTGAGTAGTTACCAGGACCGAAACCAAGATATTCAAACGTGTGACCAGATGCTCTAAGAATCGAGTATCTTCTCAATTCACAGAGGATAGGTGCAACAGAGTTGTCTGCATTCAGTTTCAAAGGAATCTTTCTTTCTTCCTCATCACCCAAACGTGCAGTAACAACAATACTATTCAGTGTGTTGGATGTGGTATTGTAACCAAGGTTGTTCTCTTGCTCAAGCAGGAAGAACTGTGATGTTTCCTTAGTGATAGACAGTTTAGTGTCTTCATTAGGAGTAGGAGTTGCACCATCAGTTGTTCTAACCAGACCCAGAACATCATTATCTGCAACAGAGATAGCAGGACCAGGGTCAGCAACAGGGTTGTCTCTGTCAAATGCAGGATACAAGTCAACAGTCTGTTGTGAGAATGCAAAGTCGTCGAAGTTAGACGTTGCAGGAGACACAGATGCGTTCAAGAATGTCAGATAGTAGATACCATCAGCAACACCACGCTCAAACTCTTGATAAGTTTCTACTTCATAGATGTAGTATGTCTTATCATATGCAGGAGAGTTAGTCTCTGAAGATCTAGGTTGTACCACGAAACCAGTAATGGGTTCTCTAGGAATCGGGAACGCATCCTTGTCCAGTACATATCTAAATCTGTAGATTCTATCCTTAAGGTCTCTTGCGTCAGGGACTCTTCTGATGAATGATGTTGGCGTGAATCCAAGATTTTGATACTGACTGTTAGCGATTAGAGTTGTGTAAATATCATTATTTGCAGAGTCAACCTGCAAGTACCAGTTAGACTGGTTAGGATCATACTTGATCGGGGACTCATCATCTCCAGGAGATGTACCCGTCACTGTAGGACCAGAGGGGTCGATCTTTGCAGTGTGAGTTGTAGGTGCGTTTGCACCAGATGCAACCAAGAGAACGTTAATCTTATCAGGCAGTGTAGGTGAATCTCTACGTGCACCGATGGTATAACCCTGAATTTTGCTAGGGGGTTTTGCGTTCTCGTTTGTATAACCGTACAGATACAGTTTTGTAGGATCTGCTGCTGCACGGATCTTGTTAATATCAAATGTCACCCAGTTAATAGAAACCTCAGCAACATCAGAGATTCCTTTAGGTGGAATAATATGTGTTATCTGACCTGCTTTATCCTTTGTAAACGCTGCTGACTTAAATCCTTTGGATCGCAGGGAGGTGTTTCCGAAGTTTGAGTTACTGTTAGTAATAGAAAGGTCGCCACCGCTGTCACTGAAGAAATGGTCACCAAATCCCACAGCAAACACAGACACAACCTGAATGAATGAGTCGTTGGATGCTCTAATATGGACGTGACGCCATCCTTTACGGTATTTACATAGACCGTTAATATGGGCACCAGATCCTGCTGCCTGCGCTTCATAGTTACCTGTGGATGGGTTATATAGCACGAAGGCACGGTCATCCTTTTGTAGAGAGATACCCGTGAACTGTGCCACAACCATCGATTTGAAACCAGTTGCCTGAGAACCATCTGCGTGCATCCCGTTGATGCCCCACACCGATCTCAATGACATATTGAACACATATGGTGACGCAGAGTCAACCGTGTCAATCTCAACCTTCACAAGAACGTTGGAACCGATTGCATTACCCGATGGTTCTGCTGACATCTGATAGGTAAACTGGTTACCTTGTGCAGATGTAACAAGGAAAGAACCATTATACAGGTTCGAGTCGGTTTCTGTTGGTCCAGTAACACCAGAAATATTAACAGCAACACCCACAGAGAAACCGTGGTTGACTGGGTTGTCCTGAATATCAACAGTAAATGCTGTTGCAGTTTGACCGTTTCTAATGATCTGAGAAACACGGAATTCGTCGGAAATCGGACCAACGATTCTGTTTTCTTCGACCCTTGCTTGCAACTGGTCTTGTGCAATCGTACCAGAAGTATCAGGAATTGTAGCGTATGCTTTCGAGATCTTCTGATAGTAAAGTTCCAAGTCTGCTACGTTAGCATACTCGAAACAAGTAATCTTATGGTGAGAGAAGTTAGGTGCAATCGTCTCTGTCACATCAGGACGATAATACACACCATTGTTATCACCATCGAAGAACGATGCCTGCCAGAAATAGCAACCACCAGTCAGTCTGAAGATTGCAGAGTTTGCAGGTTCGTTAGCAGATGTGATACCAAGCGATGCATTGATCGTTGGATATGGCACATACTTAGGAATGATCTTCGTACGACGAAGGTCAGAACCAACAACAGAAACACCTCTAGGGCAGATGATACCACCGTTTACAGAGTTGAACTTATATAAGATGTTGTTGGGTGATGTTAAATCAAAGTTGGTATTCTCATCAAACGGAGTGATCTCGTTAAAGTTAGAAGTACCAGGACGATTATCTAGAACATACTCAGAAGGATACAAGTAAATGGAGAATGCATCGAATTCGTCATTACTCAGACCAACTCGATAGGAGAACCTTGCCACTTCAAGGAAGGCACGTTGCAACGTCTTGAACGGACGCAGTGCCGAGTTACCTCTATTGTCGTATGCGTCCGATGCATCGAAGTCGTCAGGGTTGACGTAGATAATACGTCCCGTCCTAGACGTGATAATATTCTTAAGACGAGTTAGTGCCATTTACTTGGAATCCTGTTATATGAGTATTTAGTTGTCACCTAGATCAGGGGGTAGGTTGTCCACCACCTGCACCACCACCAGCAGTACCAGTAGTCTGGTTATACTGTTGAGGCAAGAAGTCAGTTGCAGCATTCTCAAATCCATTTACTTGGAATGTGAGATCTGCTGTAGACGCATATACAATGATGTGAGAGTTTGGTCCAACAACAATACCACTATGCTTATTGGTTGCATTAGCAGCAATAGCATAATCGTAATAGATGTAATCCTTAGTGAGGAGATCTGTCGCAGCACCCGCGCTACTGACCGTAGCAGTTGCTCTATCGGCACCTGTTTCAGGAGGAGTGTCAACGAAAGTATCAGTTCCAGCAAAAGCAGCGGAGTTAATACCAAGTGTCACATACAGTTTGCTATTTGCAGAATCCCACTCAGAAACATAACCATACTTACCACCAGTCACAGTACCAACTGTCAGAGTTGCAGTACCAATCGTGAAGGTATCACCTTGCACCCAAGTTCCTTCAACATCATAGAGGAAGACCTCAGTGAAGACAGGATCGGGAACAACATCGATAGATGCAGAATATCCAGTAGTACCTTCTGCATAATAGAAAATTGGGTCAGGTGTTTGAGCATCAGGAACGATGTCAATAATACCATCTGTACCAGCAGTACCAGTCTTAGTAACACCAGTGGTAAATTCTGTACCAGGGGTAGGTTGTGCACCTGTACCATCCTGAGTGTCAGAGAATCTCAGTGGAAGTCCAGTGTTAGAAGAATCAGACTGATCAAAGCGATAAGTACGATCAACGTCCATCGTGAACGCACCAGGAACAACTTCCTGTCCAGCAGTTGTACCCCAAACGAAACCAGTTGTGTAGGAAGCAGATGAAGTAGGAGTGAACTGAGTTGTTGCAGTTGCGTTGGATGTGCCACCAGTGACGGTTTCAGCACCATCAAACCAGTTGACCTGAGCCTGTGCACCAGCAGTCCAAGGAGTAACAGTAGAACCGTCAGCGTGTGCTGCATCAGTTGTACCAAACTGTCCACGAGTCACTGTCCAATCGTTACCAGCAGCAGCGGTGATCAGCATCACCTCGTTGCCAACCTGAACATATTGACCAGTAATACCAGTCGTACCGTCAGTCACAGTCAGTGTGGTATCACCAGCAGCAAACTGTGCACCCTCGTTGATAGTGGTGGTTCCTGCTGCTGCCTGATAGATGGTAACAACTTGACCAGAACGGTGTGCAGCAGCAGTCGTGCCGAGTTGTGCACGGACCACAGTCATATCAGCACCACCAGTTGCTCCAGTGTAGAAAGCAGCACTAGAAATCTGAATGATCTCAGCGGTGTAACCTACAATGCCATCGCTCAACACGAAATAGGCATTAGCAGCAGCGACAGTACCGTCACTGATGTTGATGGATGTAGCGCCAGAAGTAAGGTCTGCAACTTCTGCATTGAACTGAGTACCAACTCCACGTGCAGTTGCAGTAAAACCAGATGTGCCACCTGTGATAGTCTCACCACCTTGGAAGGTACCAACAACAGCGTTAGTATCAATACCAAACGATGTTGTCGTCATCACCTTGACGTAGTTAGTGATAATGGATGTATCCACAAACACGTCAGCGAGAAATGCAGACTTAGCAAGGTCGGCAGAGTTAATTGCCAAACCAGGAGTTGCATCAGTTCTAGAGATACCTGGGAGGATCTCAATCTTGTAGTTAGAAACTACGTTTCTCGGTGCAAACTTATAGGTGTTTGCATCCAGTGTAAGTTCTTGTGTGTAGTTCTTATGCCCAACGCGATAAGTTGCAGCGGATCCACCCCTTTCTGCAACTTGAAGAACTGTTGACGCTGTGTTCAACGAGTTTGTCGAGTATAAAACTGTATTAGTAGTTGCTGCTGGTGCGGCAGCAGCGAGTCTTCCTGCTGTCATTTGTTAATTACCATCCTGCTGTAAAGTGTTGTTGGAGTCTAAGTCTACCACCGAGGTCGGGAGCAGAAATCGGACCACCAAAGCTAACACCCAGTGTTCCGACGTTTTCGGTTGAAAGCAGAGTTGCATCTGCATTCGGGAATCTAATAGATTTAGTACCAGTAATGTTGTCCAGTACCAGATTCACCTGGTTCTGATCGTTTGTTTCATCGATCAGTTTAAGTCCAACGATTGACTTGTCGGACAACACCTGACGTGCCTTCTCGGTAACAAAAACATTGTTTTCCGAAATCGGTACGTTCAGATTTTGATATGGAAATGAATAGCGGTTAATAGTAGCGCCAGGCATCTCCGAAAGATCAAACTGGACACGCTTTGTGATGTCTGTACCATCAGCAAAACGAGGATCAGCGTAATCTTTGTTCTTCAGTGTTTGTGAAGACTCTGTACCTGCAACAGTCATAGACTGGTCAGGGAAAGTCACAACACGATCAGATGTCACATCACCAGAAAGGAAGGTAACCTTTGGTGTTGGAGCATTGGGATCACCAGATTCAATGTTTGAGATTGACGGATTGATGAAGTTCTTATTACTGACGTTTTGTTCAGTAATAGTATCAATCAGTGTCGATTGTGCAGCAGTCGTTCCATAATCAGGAAGACGATAGATGTGCGTTCCTGGTGCTTCCCAAGCATCAGTTTCAAACAATGCAATCTTAGCAGTGTCAGAAGAACCAGTAATTCTCAGGTCACCATCCTTGATGATGATCGTCTTGTTACTGATTGTCTGCGCTGTATCATTACCAAGAAGAGTTGTAGATGTGAACTGACCCGTGCTAGGAAGCGCAAATGTTCTGATACCCGCGCCTGTTGAGACACCAGAAACTTCAAATTTTGCTTTCTTGTCAGGGTTCTGATCGTCAGCGATCAGAAGGTTCACGTCTTGGAATTCAGCAGGTCCGTTCACAAGGAATCTTCCAGATCCCTGCGGACGCATATCAATATTGACGTTAGATGACGTTGTGTCACCTGCGATCATACGAATCGTAGCAGATCCATCGGCGTTGTTCTGCTTTCGGTAGTACATTGAAGACGTACCGAATGCCATACCAATCTCATCATATGCGTTCTGGTATAGACCAGTGTCGCGGTCCAGGTCGAAACAAAGTCCTGGGGCTGATTGAGATCCTGCACTAACCCCTTTGAAAAGTTGATTGATCTTCGCTTTTCTATTTGGGATCAGTGGGTCAGAGATAACAACGGGGAGAATTGCTTCTCCCGTCAAGACGGCATCTGCCAGAGTCTCTAATTGTGATATTCTTTTTGTACCCACTTAACTCAGGCGCTAATTTATACAAACCTATTTATACTGTTCACATATAGAGGTGTTGGAGAAACTCTTTCAGTCCACCTACGTGTTTAGTTCCAACATTTAATTGAGGATAGTGGGCATCGCCACCAAACTCCATTTCAAATTCTGTCTTAGAAAAATCTTTTCCCAGAACGTACTTTTTGTACCTCAGTGCGTCTGTCTTGAGTAGCATTTCCGCTCTCTGGGACTCCTGTCCGCCGTCGGAATACAAAACGATGTCTGCTTCAATCACGTTGCCTCCCTAGTAGAATGATCGTATTCAATTACGATTTTTTTGTGATGCGTAGTACGGTCGGAGCACTCAAGATAATGTGCTTTGCCACCATCCAAGAGTTCTTCGATTTTCTCAACCAAATTCTTGGCAATGTTCAGATTAGTAGTATCAGTCACGTTGCCTCCAATCATCAGGTTTATCTTGCTTAAACCAGTCAACAATTTCGTCTGCACCAGAGAACCCTGTTTTGTGGTTAGATGGATCGGGATCTCCTAAACCCATCTTATTCATAAAATCATCCATACTACCCTCCTCAATTCCATTGGATTGACGACGTGCCTTGTTTAACCAATCACGTGCGAGTGTATGTGCTTTTGCTAGTTTTTCCGCCCAGATCATATCTTCCAGGGGAACTTCTTCATTATTAGCGATGCAACGACAGATTGATTCCAATCTGAGACGATATGCGGTTGAGAGCATTGACGGTACTGCGTTCGGACTATTTAGATTGAAGCATTGATTCCAACTCTGTGACCCGTTCATATTCAGCATATGCTGACTCGGATCTCTCTTGGAGGATGTCCAGAATGTCTGTGTAGATTGCATTGTTGTCTACACCATCGTCAAGATACTTTAGTAACGCTTCCTTGAGGTAGCGTTGCCTATGCCATTCTGGACTATAGGGTTTGTAGTGTGTCATAGCGATGAAACTTTTCAAGCATAACCTAGCACGATTTCTCCTCTTTTGCAAGTTTGAAATACATCTTATAGTATCTCTTCTTGATTTCTTCCAAAGTGTCCATATCCTCCTTGAAACCCATATACTTGGTAAGTTGGTATGAACCCTCCAGTTCGCTGATGAGGCGTAGTATATTGACGGATGTCACTGGGAATCCGCCGAAGACATATTTAGAAGAATCGTCCATAATAAAATGTCAGAGAGCCAAATGTCGGACTTGAACCGACGACCTACGGTTTACAAAACCGTTGCTCTATCCAGCTGAGCTAATTTGGCAATTCACATTCACATTCTATCTGGTCTTCCAACTCAAAGAGGAGAGGGTGAATCTCTTCCATAACAAGGTAACTACTCCACTTATATAGATCATCGATAGTCCAAGGATCTATTGTTTCGCAACTCTCAAGGAGTTCGATTTCTGGAAAGTCGATTTCATCAAAAGTGTATGGAACACCGTTAATATACCAGAACTTGCACACGATAGGTGCATACTTGGTGTCCTGAATTAGTAGACGATAATCGAAAGTTACTTTGTACATCGGTTAAACACAAACGGTCCTTTTTCTGAGCCCCACAGTAAGTTGCCATTTCTATCCCATCCTTTATCGCTAGTAGCGAATTCAGTATTCGTGAGGGTAACCTTGGTTTCAACTCTTCTACCTTGGGGATCGAAGTAACCATCCTCTGTTTGTCCTCTAAAACCTTCAGGAGTTGGGACAAAGATGGTATCCGCCAGTTTAACGAAATTGTTGAAAGTTTCAAGTAAAACTTTACCGTCCTCCATATCACTGACGTTATGTTGTCGTTCGCGATACGGTTTATCGGGACCCTCATAATCATACCACTGCTTAGTCTTCAGTTGTTCACCATCCCAGGTCACCTCGTAATGAACGTATGCAAAAGATGCTGGTGAATGTTGTGCTTGCCGAAGATTATGCCAATGATGAACGAATAGGTCTAGAAACTTCTCCATAATTCTAATCTATATATTTTCGTTTGAAGACAAAAGGTCCAGGAGTGTTACCCCAGGTTACACCATCATCACCTTTATCTACAGTGGTGAACTGATTCTCGGTAATGACAACTTCAGAAAATACTTTAACACCTTTGTGATTTACAGCACCTTCTAGGGTGTAACCCTTGAAACCTTTATTAGTTTTTTCAAACCACATATCGGTTTCTTTGATGTTTGCATCACGATAGGTTTCCAGGAGAATCTTACCGTCAACTTCTTTCACTTTATGTGATCGTTCACGGTACGTCTGTCCACTCCACTCATACCATTGTTTTGAACACAATGTATTCCCAACTAGGTACCACTTGTAATGAATGTGTGCCCAGTTTGAAGGATTACATTGTGCCTGATATGCGTTGTCCCAGTGTCCTAGTAAAATTTTAGTAAACTCATCCTCTAGCATTTTTCAACGTAGTAATCAAATGCATATTGCCGTGAAAGTAACCATAAACAATGGTTGCAATCGTGCCTAAAAACAAAACACCTAACCCAATAAGATTAGGAATGGGTGGTTCTAGGGTAGAGTTCGTTGTATCTGATGAATCTTCGGAGGTTTGGTTTGACATCTAAAGCATCGCAGCAGTCAACATAATCGTTCCACTCATCCTCCAACCCCATTTTCGACATCTTCAAGAGCAAATTCTCCTGGTCTGAATCCGAGGAGGAGGTCGTAGAGTTCGTTTGCCCTGGCAAGATTTTCTTTATGGTACTTGCGATATGAATCAACTTCTGCCAGAAGTTCTTCATAAACTCTACGAGGTGTAACTGTTTCATCGCCAAGATAATCTACAAGAATGTCTCCAAGGCGATCTCGCCTTTGTTTTTCGTAAACTGATTGCCATTGTGTAGGTGATACGGGTGGTGTTGGTGCTGTCCAGTAGTCGGCAATGAGGTCGTTGTTCATTTCAAGTCCTTGTGTGCAGTGGCAGTTTCTTGTGCAACGAATGAGGCAAGTTCTGCGGCAGAGGGCAGATTGGTTCCAGGGATGGGAGCAGGACCACCGTACTGTGCCTGCTTCTCACGCTCTAGGAGTGCCTCTTCAATTTGATCGTTGATCGTGTTGTTTGTTGCGGCAACTGGTGCCATCACAACGTTACCCTTCTCGCCTTCAATCAAGATGGTTTCGCCACGCTCAACTAATGTCATAAGGAAGTCAAAATTCTCCTGTGCTTCCTCAACTGTTACTCTAATCATAACTGATAATGTCTCATCTCAGGTGTTGTGTGTTGGTGGAGCACTTCTACGAATTCGGTGAATCCTTCTGCTCCTTCCTCCGTCCAATCGAACTTAACTTTTTCAAGGCGTCCCTCATTATCTTGTATGGACAGGGAGCGTTTTGGAAAATCGATCCAAACATAATCAACAAATGTTTCTTCCATTATGTATTCAGGATTTGGGGTATGCATCGATGACTTCGAGACCGTACATAGATGCAGCACGTTGCCTCGCTTCTTGGATTGTGTAGCAATCCTCAACGATGACACGTTTGTGTGGTCCAGATGGACGGCGCATCAGCACCTCGTACTTCCGACCTTGCATAACCTCAGGTTGAACTGAGATTATTATAGCATCAATTCAGCAGAAGTGGCAATCCATAGACCTGGGTAGGACCACCCAAGCAACCAACTGTCATAATACCAGAACCGACGTTGTAAGAAGCGACACCTGTTGTGACGTTGTTCACGATAGCACCTGCACCACCGTTCACAAACTCACCAATACCACCAGCAGCAGTATTGACCATCGTCACGTGTCCTCCAGCAGAACCGTTAACCATATCAACGATACCACCAGGAATGGTAGCACACTCAGTAATACGAATATGAGCAGCAGGGAGAGGAGAAGTTCCAAGACCAGTACCACAGATAGTAATATCAGGACCCTTGATCAGTGTCAGACGACCAGTCAGAGCAGGAATTGGGTTCATCATCCCGATCAGGGAGAAGTGCACGTTGTTGATGAACTCAGTTTTCCAAGCACACTCGTTGATGATCTCACCAGAGATAGAGTTCATCAAGGAAGATGCTTTGACTGTAACCGCAGAACCGTTCAGGTCTAAGTCGTTCAGCGCAGACAATGTGACGTTAGGTGCTTGTACTTTCCAGTCACCCTCGTAGATAACGTCGTAGTCTGATGCAAATGTTTGTGCACCCTTCTTCTGCTTTGCGTCACCAGCAGGTTCACCGCCTTCATCAGTTTCAACACCCTGAGAGACGTTGATGTTTTGGGTACCTTGAACTTCCAGGTTAAAATCACCCATAACCTTCAGGGTGAAGTCACCTTCAATAGTCAATGCTTTGTTTGCTTTGACTGTCTTACAATCATCATTACCAACAATCTTGGTATCATTACCAGGAATGTTTGTGTGTTGGTCACCCATTGCCGTAGCAATCGTGGTTTGACCACCACTATGTTGAACAATAGTTTTCTCTTTGCCTGGGGTAGCATCCTGAATTGTTTTTGCACCATTCAAGAACGTTGTCACCTGCGTAGCGTAGGTGTCAATGTTAGTAAACAGGTCAGAGAAGTAGTCACCCTTGGATTTTGGATTTCCAGTCGAAGTATCAATAGTGATTTCTTGCTGGAGATACTCAGGAACTGACGTACACGTCGATGTTCCTAGCAGTGGTAACCAGAATTTTTGTTTAGGTGGTGCTAACGATCGTCCGCAATCCTTATTACCGAAGAGTGCCTTAAGGATGTTGAGAAGAATTGTGATCAAAGAAGACCAGTTGATCTTAGAGAAGTCAAAACTAAAGAGTGACTGAAGAGAACCACCAAGTTTCTTTGCTGCGTCCAGTCCTTTCTTAGCAACTGCAACTGCCTGAACAATCTTCTGACCGATTGATGCAACTTTTGCCATCTGTGATTGAATGTTACCAATCACTTTGTTCACAGTGCCTTGAACTTTAGAAGCAAGACCACCGACAACTTTGTCAACGACCTTACCCGCAATATCCGAGGCAAATCCTGATATATTTCCTAGTGCACCCCTAATAGCACCCAAGATATAACTTGCTTCAAAATTACAGAACAGACTGAAGATGAACTCAGCGAGTGCCATCAGTGTGTTCAGGATGCCCAGTGGAATGATGTTGCTCAGTGCAGAGAGAAGAGTATTCAGCAGTTGTTCAATGCCTTGTGCAAGGATACTCTTGAGCGACGACATAATGCCACTAATGGCACCGCTAACAGCATTCTTAATGCCTGCTAACGTCTCAGAGATGATATTGTTTCTCACCTTCTTACCAGTGATGAGAGATACAAGGTTACCATCTTTACCTTGGGCGAGGGATCCGCCAAGTTGACCAAACTCAGTCAACATTCTATTGAGGTCTCTCTCAAAACCTTCACCATTAGGACCACTCAAACCATCAGCAATACCCTGTGCCTCAGCGGGAACTTTGATAGGGTTAGTTGCGTAGTGACCAGGAGCATTTTCCTCAAGTTGAGAAATTACACCACGACTCTTTTCTTCACCACCATTTTCATCACCAGGAGTCTGACTACCAGCAACATTGAATGGGTGACCGCCGTGTGCATCCTCACCAGTGATGGTCTTTGCTTGAGGGGGTAGATCCTCAAGTGCTTCGTCAGAAGATGCCAAGACTGTTGCCTCAGCACCCTCATCAGTAGACGGCTCTCCGCTTGGATCTTTACTACTCGCCTTGTTCTTAAAACCGCGAATAGAACCGAGAACAATCGGAACCTGTGCTTCCTCGCCATCGAGGAAGAAACCTAAGACAACCGCACCGACCTGTAGTTCACCCTTTGTACCAGTGTTCTTGATACCAGGTTGGTCAGTGGGGAGCATAACTGCTGCCCAGGGAAGAGATTCTGTTGGAACTTCATCAAGATACGATGTCTCGCCAGCACCAGTGTACCAACCGACAATACGCACTTTAACGCGACCCAGCAACTGTGGGTCTTTAATGGATTCGACTTCGCCCACCCACCAGGTGAACCCGTCACGACCCATTACGTCAGATTTTCCAAGAGAACTCAGTTGTGGCACGTTAATATATTATGTCCGTGAAGTTATTTAGACAAGAACCCGTTCTCTTCTAACCACTCACGTGTCATAGGTGTTGGATCGTAATCACTCCACATAGTGCCACGAGCACAGGAGTCGAGTGCTTTCTGTGTCATACCTTCAGTGCGTCCTGCCCATCCTGCTTCTGCTTCCCAAGGCACAGCGTGTTTTGGATAGGTACGCTCTGCCATAGTACGCCAGATCATAGGCACAGACTCTTCAGGCATAATGATAGCGATCATATTATTCTTGATCGTACCTGCCATACAGTCTTGAGCAGCGTGCCAACCTTCGTGACGAGTAACACTCATCAGGATGTGTGGACGATGGACGTGATCCTTGTTGAGATAAAAATGATTGCTAACAGTATGATAAACACCGCGATGTCCAGGGGGAAAATATTTGGGGTCTGCCAGATAGACGTTTGTTCCAATCTGAGTGAAAGAGTCCATAATCTTATCGAACTCGTCAGCAACAGGACTCCAATCAGAATCAGGGAATGCTTTACGAAGATCTTTTGAAGATTTGATCTGCTGCACACCATTAGTACACTCTTGGAGCAACATACACCCCATAGCGTCCATAGTGTGATAACCCTTTGTAATCTTGTCTTCGCCTGCCATAACAGGCACCATCGATCCGTGCAGTGCACCCAAGAGGGCACCAGCAATCATTACATCACGCATAGGAAATCCATCCAGTAACAATAAGTTTTTCTTCTTTAGGCGCAGGTACTCCGTGGTGGAGATGTGTCCAGTCTACTGGCCAAATCAGCGTTAGACCTTTCTTGGGTTGAATTGCCAGATCCTGATGGACCCATTGCGTTTCACCGCCTTCCTCCACGTCATTCAAATATGTCATCCAAGTTAGATGACGGAACGATGTTGTCTTGTCAGAACCAACTCTCTCACAATGAGGTTGGGAAAATGCTTGCCCTGGTTCGTAATGTTGGATATTGAATGGTTCAATGACCTCAAGATCTGCCATTTTAGCCCAAGGATATTGTTCAACATACAGTTGAATACACGCTTGAACTTCGTCTAGGTACGTTACAATTCTAGGGTCTTTCAACCAAGAAGGAACTGCCATATCGGTGGAGTTTTTGATCAATGGATCAACTCCACCGCTGTACTCACCAGGGACTTTTTCTAGGTAGTCACATTCTTTCCAAAAGTCGATCACCCCATCGATGACCTCTTCCTTCATTGTGCCACCAGCAATAAACGATTGTACTGCTGTCATAATTATCGAAATAAATTAGTTGTCGTGGACCTTACACTCGGGAGCACCAGGTTCTTGGTCACAGTACAGTTCTAGGGCAGTTGGATCGTGGTGGTCACCTGCTGCAATCTCTTCTTTGTGGTGTTCCACGTAATCTTCCAAGTCGTGCAATTCGCCCTCAATGTGACGACGCATTTGTGGAGAAACTGTAGGATCTTCGAGGATCTTTTTGTCCTGTTCGATGTGTGCTTCGATGTTTTCCATTTTACCTCAGGGTACGTGTGTTACTGCATAGCAATACTATCTTTAGCGAGATTCAGATATGTTGTAATGCCATCTGGGGCATAATTATGTCTGAGTCCCTTAATAAGATAGTTACCAGAGTAGATTTCGTCAACCTCTGCCCTTGAACTTGATTGTGATGATTTGGGGATTTCCACATCAATCACTTGACCGACGGTTAAGTTTACATTACCAGGCACTTGTATGTCAAGGGTGATCGCGTTGAGGAGTTGCCAACGAGAAAAAGAATATGCACTGGAGCGAACTGTGTCAAAATCCATATTTGCCGCAGCGGCATCGGAGTTTTGCATAGTCTTGGAATCTTTCATTCCAGGCAGTGCTCTAATCTTAACTCTTGTTGGATTTTTGTCTGAGAAATATTCTTTATTCACCTTCGGGAAAGGGAAGGTATCATTAAGAATACAACCTCGTGATTTGGCAAGACCAAACACAGTGGTTAATCCCATATTTATTGGTTTATGGATCGACCCTGTTGTTTTGTCCGCACTTGGCAACATTCCACCACTCAAAGCGGGAACTTTAACGCCAATAACAGTATTACTGTATGCGCCAGTTCTCATCTTTTCCAGATGGTTTGCCCTGTCAGGGAACTTCACGCTTTCGATCTTAAAAGCATTCTTGTCCGATTCACCGACGTTTGCCTGCTCAAATGTGTATTTCACGGGTTTTCCGTCTACTTTGCACAATGAGTCGATAGTGGCAAAACGCACAGAATCCTTATCCTCAAAGAATCGGAATCCTGATGTTTTAGTCTGAGCACTTACGCACTTGTCAGTTATATAGTTGATAACATCAAGTGCTCGCCAGTGGGGTGCAATAAAATTGAAGTTTCCCTGCGTTCCCTCAATTTTAGCACCTTTTGCACCCAAATAGTCATTACACATATCTTTGACAATATCCGAGGCAGGTTTACCTTGGAATGCCTTAAAAACTTTTTTAGTCTCACCTGCAATGATAAAAGGAGACACAGTGTAAATCACATAAACCTGCGATTTCTCCTGTTTGATGATATTGCCAATCTTAAAGATCTGCTGCTCAATCTTCAGTGTTGTACCAGGTGCAGAATCAGTCTCAAGTTCAACAGTAATCTTCTCATTACCAGTGAGTGAGTCAATTAAGTCGATTGAGTCATTGATAATAAATTCACATCTAACAGATGCAGCGTCAATACTTTCGATATAGTTAAAACCAGAGCAAATTCTCTGGATGTCAAGATTTGAATTATTGCCACTTTCCCTCTTTCTTGCGTCCTGAAACTTTCCAGGGGAAGTTGCAGGATCTAACTCCAAAGTAAAATCCTTGATTGTATATCCTTTCGGTTGATTAGACGACATTAGAAGAAGTTACTCAATGGGTTGGCAAGTTCGGCAAATGAACCAAATCTGCTCTTCAAGAAATCTGTAGCAGGGTTTTCTGCCGAGGGAATAGGAACAGGTGTGCCTTCTCCACCTGCTGAACCAGTCTGTGAAGTAGCAGTTGGCAGCACAATCGCTTCGGCAACGATTGTTTTGACTGCTTCTTCCATATTTCCTGCTTTAACTTCGGCAGCAGCAGTTTTAACCTTTGACAAAGCATCTGACAGGAACTTACCAGTAATATTACCACCAGGGATGACAGAACTGATAACAGGCATTGCTGCTTTGGTGATGTTCTGTGCTGCTCCAGCAACGTTACCGAGCATACCCATTGCAGCACCAACTGCGGGTCCACCAAACATAGATCCAGCGGCAGATGCAATACCCTTCACAAAACCACCAATACTACGTTGGGGCAATTTGCTATATGTAGGGGATGGCATATTGACCGTTTTGTTGAATGTCGGTGCAAATGCGTTTGCATAATTAAACTGCCCACCAATAGAAAACTCTGGTGTTTTGTAACCATATGATCTTGCCTGTGTCATCCGACGACTCGTCAGACCAGGATCTCTTCTAGTATGGGGGGTATCAAAAGGTATGACGAAACCGCCTGAGGATCTTTGTGCAACATATTCTGTTCCGTGACCGATAAAGGAAACGGACTTACCACCATCCATAGACACTGGGTAACCAGATTGTGGTCCCGTGATCCATCCACCCTTAGACAGCAGAGGTGGCATTCTAAACAGTCCACCAGCAGATTTTTCTTCTGTTTCTTCTCCACTCTTAGTTGGATCCTCTGCTTTACCACCATTCACCAACTTCAAGAGATTGGTGATACCCTTCATCAGTAAGATGAGTGGTGTAAATGCAATCTTACCAATAAATTGTGCGAGTTCTTTTAATTTCGGTAAGTGTGGTTTGATGAACTGAGTCAGTTTATCAATAGCAGGACCCATCTCAACAAACAGTTGCTCCAGTGCTTCACCAACTGGTTTGAACGTCTCTTCCAGGAAGCTCATAATGCCCCCGAAGACTTCCTGCATTGTATTGAAGAAGTCACCAACGATTGGTCCCAGGAACTTACCTGCCTCCTTACCTAGGAAACCGCCCAGAGCATTACCAATGATACCACCAAGAGGACCAGCAATCTTGTTGCCGAGCATTCCTAGTCCAACAGCACCAACAGTAGCACCACCCGCTGCCCCACGTGCCGCTGCTACGCGATCCTCTTCAGGACCATCGTAGTTCTCCATCACGTCCTGATAGGCAAAGTATCCTTGGGTAGCACCCATAGCAACTTGACCTAACGCAGTCCCACCAAGTGCTTTACCAATGTTCAGAATACCTTTACCAACTGTGGTAATGATCTTTGTGAAGTTGGCAATCGTCCCAATGGGATTCTTCAGGAACGCAAGACCTAATAAGGCTGCACCAGCACCAAGTAATAGACTGCTGGCACCTTCTAATCGTTCTTGGAAGGTTTTGTCCTCACCAAATGTTTTTTCCCAGTTTTCACTAATCCAGTTCGATACCCAGTTGAAGGTATCCCTCATCCAGTTGAAGAACTTACCTATACGATCAAGTGTTTTTTCTATCCTCTCTCGATTCTTAGGATCAGCTAACCAATCCAGTGCTGTAAAGATCAAGAAATCTTTGAGGAACTTAAGTAGATTCTCTAGAAAACTTGCACCACCCTTTACAACACCACCAACAATTTCTTTTGCTTTTGTGCCTGTAGATTCTAATTTACCCTCTCTATTTCTATCCCTTTGTAACTGTGCTCTCCTGTCTGCTTGTGCCTGAGCTATCTGCTGAGCTGAACGTTGACCTTGCAATGCTACAGCAATACTGTTTACAGTTGCACCCAGGGAATTAACTGCATTTATAGTTGCCGTGAAATTTGACCCAGCAATGGTCTTATTTCCTACGCTAATCGTTGCACCCCCATCCTTGGGTGGGGTTACATACTTGTAAAATCTAATTTTTGATTTCGCTTCTGCCATTAGCTAACTGAGGTAGAGACTGACCCAGGAACAAGAGTTGTTCCTCCGCCTCCGCTAGAAGCGGTGACAACTGCGGGTTTGATTATCGGTTGCAAGATCACTTTAGGATCTCCGCCACTTTCATTTTGTAGTTGTGTAGTGGATTCCGATTCGGATCTACTAATCAATTCGGTCTTCCTATTATTTAGATCACTACTAGGATCTACCTTAGTAACTTCCTGTGCTGCAGGAGGATCCTGTGATGGCATACCCTTCAGTCTGATACCACCACCCCATTTAGCCCAGGTCAACACACTTGCAAGGGATCTTTGATGGAAACCTTTTCTTGAGTTGTGGTCATACTGCATACCATTCTCTCCCATCACACCGACGTGTGTGACAGCACCAGGAGTGAAACCAGATATGGTGTCTCTATAGAGAAGAATGTCTCCAGGTTTCAGTTTAGACTTATCCATAATATGCTGACCGAGGTCAGTACCAGCAAATGATGCTGCAAATGTTGGTCCAATGTATGCTGTGCCGTCAGGATCAAGGTTACCTGTCTTGGTAGCAATCGTATCCCACTTTGGATGACCTACTGCCTTCAAGTATGCACGAACAGACATCGCGCACATATTGCTGACGCCTTGGTACTTACCAATAACTTTCTTCGCAGCAGCAGTGACACCAGAAGCACTGATAGGCGTTCTACCATCACCGCCACCAGAATCATCTGTAGACAAAGCATCTCTTCTTGCCTGCTCCTCCATCATTGCCTGAGTGGCTTTCGCTTCTTGCTCAGACTTTGCTTGCGCTAGTTCTTTTTTTCTTGACTCAACAAGAACTACAGCAGCCTCATATTCATCTCTAGCGTTTTGAAGATCTTGGGCAGCAGTTGTCTTATCAAATATATGATCTTTATGACCAGAACCCTTTTCTGCAACAATACCTTCCCAAAGTTTAACCTTTCTATCAGCTCTATCTACAGCATTTACTGCGCTTTGCAGTCTCTCTTCCGCTTTTAATACATCATCTTTGAACAGACCTAAGAAGTCAACCTTCCTCAGAACGGCACCAGTACCTTCAACAATTCCAGAGACAGCATTGGCACCAAACTTGATCAACCACATCAATCCGTTGACTGCCTTAGCAATATTTCCACTCAAGAACTGTGCAATCTCTTTAACTGCACCATCAATCAGAGGTTTACAGAAGTCTGCAATCATCTGCAGAATAGGACCAAGTTCGTTGAACAACTCCTGAACGGGCGGGAGAAGAGGTTCAAAGTATGACGTGATTATTGGAAGCAGAACCTCCATAAACAGCGTCTTCAATGGTTTGAGAATTGGTGTGATTGCTTCACCAATGAATGCACCAACCTTATCACCAAGGAATCCACCAAGAACACTACCAACCAGTGGTGCAAATGGACCCAGGATAGGTGTAATCAGTGCTGTAAGTGCCATCGAACCGATGGTTGCACCAATACCACCACCTGCTGCCTTCTGAATGCTGTCTCCCTGTGCCAGTCTAGTTCCAAAGGAGACGAGACCAGCAGCGCCACCCATCACCTTAGAATTTGTCAGTCCCCTTCTAATATTACTTCCTAAACCTTGTTTAACTCGGGCTAGTCTACTGGGACCAAACCTCTTTTGGTATGCCTTTTCACCAAACCTCTTTCTATATCTCTCCTTCGCAGCAATACTAGCGTTAGCATTACGAGCTTGGGCTGATTGTGCTCTTATCTGTCCTGGTGACTGTGGTTTTGGTTGCCGTGCTTTCTTATTACCACTGATAAGTCTCATCAACTTACCAATATCACTTGCAATCTTCCACGGACGCAAGATGCGTCCCATCAACCAAAGTCCACCGATACCACCGACCAGTTTCAAAGCACCCATCAGAAGACTATCTTCCGAGAATGCCTCCAGAATCATATTGACTGACGCTGTGCCAATATTCCAGGCAGTTTTCAACCACCCACCAATAATAGGTACAGTTACTCTAAGAAACTTCTCATTCTCTGGATTAGATAACCAATCCAGTACAAAGAATGTGATTGCCTTCTCCGCAATCCAAATGAATGGTTCGATTAAAGAATCTAACCACCCCTTACTCTTCTTCTGTGTCTTGTTTAATGACTTATCTTCTTTTACGCCCTTTACCACATCCTTCTCAAGTGCGGTTTCTCTAGATCTATCTCGCCCAAAGTTCGCAGTTCTCTGCTGTCGATTGAGAAGATCCATCTTGTCCTGGTGCATACCAGTCAGGATTTTTCCAAGATCTTCTACAACAGTCCCCAGGCGATTAACAGACGTAGTAAGACCTGATATAGGGTCCACACGTGGACTACCCTGTACCGTAGTTGGTAAAAATGATCTTACTTTTAGTGCTGCCATTAAAGTGATTGATGTTGTCCGTTTGCTTGCCTCTGTCTAGCTTCCTCCTCTCGAAGGTATCTAAGCAGAAGGTTCACATACACATCCCTCTCCCAGGGCATCATATTTTCAAGTTCAGTCAGACTGTACTTGTGGTGTTGCATCAGAGCGAAATTCGTCTCATACAAGTTCAACAGAGAGTCGTGCGCTAGGGCTACGCGAAAAAAGCCGCTAGACCTTCAAGAGTAATAGTGCTGGTAACCTCAGTCTTAGGATTGAATAGTTCAATCTGGTGACTCAACTTAGGCATAGTCTCAAAGAATTTCTGAACGTCTTGGAACTGCTTAGAGTTCATAGACTCATAGAATTCAACAAGTTCTGCCTTCTTGTAGTCCTTAGCTGCGTGGAGTTCGTCTCCTTCAGCGATAGATTCAGTACAATCTGCTGCCAGTTTGAAGATGTCATCAATACCAGGATTGTCAGACAAGTTATTCTTCACAAATGTATCCAGGGATGGATACTTCATAGTCAATGTCACTTCATCATTCAGTTTGACAACGTTGGTGTGGTCATCAGGGACAGTAACCTCAATTTGATCAAGGTTCACTTCCACATCAACTTGAGTCTCATCATCATCGGGGCAGGTGAGTTTGAACTCACTAATTTCACCAACAGACTTGGCACGAATCTTAAGGAAGAGGAATTCAATCTCAAAGGTGGCAAGATCTTCGACCTTCTTGACACTTGTGCAATTCTTGATGATCTCTTTCACCGCTTTCATCATTTCCTTTTGATCCTGAGTTTCCATTGCCAGGTACAGCAACTTCTCTTCACGGACTAGGAATGGTCTGTAGGTGACTTTTTGACCACGAGGGAGCACACATTCATAATCAGGAATGCTCAGTTTTGGTAAAGGCATTGTGTAAAAAACAATTCAGTAATTCTATTTAGACCCCAAAGCGGGTGTCGATTCCAAATGCACCAGTGGAGAGTATCTGTGTTGATGCATTGAAGTCATCAAGAATGATGTCAGATGTCCACTCGTTCCTTCTCTTGACCTTGGTTGTAAATCTATAACGTTCGTACTTAAACTGCACGTCCATCTTCATCAACTGTGCTTCATTAGAGTAAGTGATGTTACTAATATTAAAAGGAAATGCTCTCGCAAAACAATACACACCAGTTGCTTTATTCAGTCTGGAGTATTGAGGTTCTCCATCGACTGTGGTCTTAGCAACAATGTTAGATCCATTTTCCCACTTCCTTACTGTAATGTCTGTGGTGTAGTGATCGTAGAATGCCACACGGTTTTCATTGTCAGGCGCAATAGCATTCATCCACTTCTCAAAGAAATTTCTATGCCAGTTGTTTTTAGTCAGCAAGAATGAAACAGACAATTCATTTGCAGTCTGACCAGTACCATATGTTCTAGTCATTCCAATCTGCTTGACCTCACCTGTGGTCACGTTACGAGAGGGGATGACAACAGAGTCTGCCAGGTAATTGACCGCTTCATACATCTCTCTAGTGTCAGTTCTGAAGTTTGGAACTGTCTCTGAGGATTGGAACATTATAGGGAGACCCATCTCCACACTAAAAAGATTACCCTTCGATGGTTCAAATGAACCTGACGAGAGTAAATCACGAAATTGTAGGAATGAATTAGGGACGCCCATTAGAGTCGCTTGTAAATTATCGTGCGGGGTATGTCTAGCGTTCTACCGTTAGATGTCATTACGAATTGTTCCGAGGGAATTAAACCAATATCTTGCCACTCAGAGTTTTCGATGCCATATAACGGAGTAAGTACATTGCTCCTCAAGTATTTATGCAGTGTCTTAGCAGGTGCTGCTGGGCTGAACCCAGTGAACCTGTACTCAGGTAGCAGGTAGTGTACATTGGCACCCCAGAAGTGCGTTGCATCTTCACCATAGATGTACACCATTGGGAACTTGTCCCAGAACTGCATCTTCTCACCGTACTCTGCACGATACCCGAATGTCACTGCTGTTCCAGGCATCACGCTGTCAACACCCTTGACGTTGGAGCTCAGGTAAAAGAACAACTGGTTACGCCACCACGATGATTTCTGTGACTTGTTGTTTGCTAATGATTTTATGTCGGTGTAAGCACTCATACTTTGAGCTCTTTCTCTGTGAGAATAAGGAACTTCATCCTCCTGTCATCACAAAATTCTTTCGCTGCCTTCCATTTGGCATCATTGACAGCGTATGTCTTCACTTCATTTATGTATCTTTTGGTTTGCCGTTTAGGTTTCTTGGGGGGCGCACACTGGGCTTTCGGTTTAACCTCGATAATGAACTTCTCAATCCCTCCTTGCCTGGTGCGTGCTCGTATATAAAAGTCTGGAAAATAGCGGTGAATCCTACCGTCAACAGGACTACGGTATGGAATGACAATTTCTTCCGAACCCCACTCAAGAATTGATTCATTTCTATCACACCATACCATCAGTTTACGTTCCCACAAAGATCTATAAATAATGTTTGTAGGATCCCCCTTATACTTTCCAGGGTAACTTGGCTGAAACCTACCTTGATAAGATCTCTGTTGTTTCATCAATGTCAATAGCCCCACTTGTATATCCAAGAGCTCTCCCTGAGATGCCATTCACATCGCGTGATGGTATCGATGTTCAGGATGCCGAAGAGACTAGAGTTGTAGATTATCTGAAGATTCAGGTCTACGATAGTTCTAGCAATGCTGGTAATCCATACACATATATGGGAAAGAATCCTGGTGGTATGTATGCTCCCAACGGAGGGTCGAGAGGTGAACCGATTCGTTTCACTATTTATCTATATCTTCCCAATAATCTTTCAGAATCGTATAACACCATCTATAACGAGACAACTCTAGGTCCCGCTGGTGTTGGTGCTCTGAAAGCATTGTCGGAACAAGGTGCAGGGCAGGGTGGAGATCTAGTCACGAACATCCAACAGTTTGCAGCGAGTGTCAAACCTCAGTTTGGTTTGAACGCTATTGCATCTGGTCTTGGTGCTGTGAACAGTTCTCTTGGTCTTGAAGGAAGCATCAGCGCACAAGATATTAACGCACTTGTCAATAAAAAAGTGTTCAACCCGTACCAGGAAGTCACCTTCCGTGGTGTGAACTATAGAGAGCACAGTTTTAACTTTAAGATGGCACCTCGCAATCCAGAAGAAGCGAGAGAATGCTACAACATCTTCAACGCACTCAGAAAAGCAATGCTGCCATCAGTCAGTGGTACTGCTGGTAACTATGATCCGTTGGGGAATGTTGAAGAAGGTTCCATTATGGAAAAAATTATGAAGTCTGGCACCGAGTCATACGGTGGTGCTAGATACCTGAACATCCCTGACTATGTTAGATGCTCGATTGTTCGTGTCGAGTCAAATGGTTCTGGAGAAACTAGAGTTGAAGAGATCAGTGGAAAAGGTGCACGTCTCAGAGAGATTATGCAGTTCCCAACCAAGATGGTGATCACTGGACTCAATATGAACGTCACACCTGACGGTCAGATGAATACTTTGAAAGGATTGCAAAGCGAACTGGATGATTATGGTCCTGCTGCTATGGAAATGGCACTTACACTGAAGGAAACTGCCTTCATCACACGAGATATGATCAGATGAGTTATTTTAAGTATCTTCCCAACGTATACATCAGAGATCGTTCTCAGGTCAATGGTAATCATCCTTTCCAACTGACTAAGAACATCTTCCGTCGCATCAAGATCAGAGATGATCTTCAAGGTGCACTGCTTGGATTTGTACAGTATGAAATCGGTGAAGGTGAGCGTCCTGATCAGATTGCTAACGTGTTGTATGGTGACCCTGGTTTAGACTGGGTTGTTCTTCTCTGCAATAACATCATCAATGTATATGATGATTGGCCAATGACAAGAGAGCAATTATATGCTCACGTGTTGAACAAGTATGGTTCAGTTGATAAGGTCAGTCACTATGAAACGTATGAAATAAAAACAACAGACGGTATCAAGGTTCTGGATGAAGGACTTATTGTGAATGAGTCGTTCCAATTCATCAGACCTGATGGAACTATAGTTCCTAAGGCAGATTCTAGGAAACCAGTCACGTATTATGAGATGGAAGCAGCGGAGAATGAAAAGAAGAGAAACATCTTCTTGCTTCGTGAAGGTTATGTTAATGACTTCGTAAAAGAGTTCAAGAAACTCGCAGCATATCTACCACACGGTGAGATCGATGTTGACGGAAACAAAAAGACCCCAACAACTCTTGCTGAAGAGTTCATCGGGATCACAAACTATAGAAAACCCAGTCAAAGCACTGCTTCAACTGGGTCTGCATCTGGCAGTGGTTCTTCTACTGCACTTATCTCCTCTGGAGGTTCTGGTAGCGGTACGAGCACAGGTGCAACAATCGTCGAAGATACTACAACAACGGTTAGCACAACACCCTCAACCTCAACCACCTACAGTAATACCAGTAGCACAACCTCTTCAAGCAGTAGTTCCTCTTCCTCCAGCAGCAGTTCCAGTAGCAGCAGTAGCAGCAGTGGATCAAGCAGTAGTTCCTCTGGATCAAGTGGATCTAGCGGAAGCAGTGGATCGTCTGGTGGTGGATACTACGGCGGCGGATACTAATTAGAAACACCAACCGTCTTTCTTGTAGAAGTAACACGGAACACCGTGTTCATTGTGCTTGTTAGGGCGAAAGTAAGGACCACCGTGCTGGTAATGATAGTGGTTATGATAGTGACGTGGTTGTCTAGTAGGTCTGACTGGTTTGTACCAGCAGTTCCAAGTATGGAACAGTTGATCGTAGACACAGTGTGAAGGTTCTACTTCAAACCCATCACCAGATCGCCTGGCGTGACCCGCCATCGCAGGAGATGCGACGAGTAGAGTTGCAAGTGCGATAGCGAGTCGTTTCATAACCTTTAGTCTTCTTCTGCAAGTTTAGCAAAGTAAGACATATGATCTTCATCCTCTGTGCCAGTTGTTTTACTGTCCACAGTGGCAGTCCAGGAAGGTGCCTCGGTATTACGAGAGGTAATATCAGGGGCATTAAAGTCAGATTCTGCCTCCAGCGTTTCTTCATCGATGCGAGTGGCAGCAGGACGACCAAGCACTTGCTTCATACGTCCCTCAAGTTCTTCATAGGACTTGAACTGATCATCAGAAGTGAATGATGCAAGGTCGTGCATCGAGTTGTACACCTCTTCAAGTTCAGTGTCAGACTTACCACCAAGGACATCAGGTGTAGTGAACACTGAGTCATCGTAGTTCCAGAAACCAGCGACTTGCTTGATCTTCAGTTTGAAGTCAGCACCCTTCCAGAGATCGAAAGGATTGAATGCAGGTTGCGGATCATAGTCATTCTCGTCGGGTTGCATCTTTGCCATCAGTTTGTCAAAGATACGCTTGCCGTACTTGTACAGGAAGACCTTGCCTTCGTTCTCAGGATTCAGAGGATCCTTGACGACATAGATGTTGCTGTAGTACGACAACTTACGCTTTTGTTTACGTGCCACGTCCTTGTCTGCTTCAGTTCCACTGTTCCAGAGAGCAGTGTTAGCAGCACAAACAGGACACTTTTCACCTTTGGTAGTGGGGCAGTTGTCAATCAACCAACCACCAGGACCTTGGAAAGCGTGACTCCAAACCTGTGCCCACGGAAGGTCACTACCTTCGGACTCAGGAAGGAAGCGGATAACGGCAAACCCGTTGCCACTCTTATCCACTTGGGGTTTCCAGAAGCGGTCATCGACTTTCTTTCCGCCGCTGGACATTTTTTCAATCTCTTTGGTCAGGTTAGAAAACGAACCAGACTTCTTCTTGAGATTTGCAAAAGACATTGTGTGTTCCTCGTGTGTGTTTTTGTTGTGTGTACTACCCAATAAGGGTAACGCATTATTTAGGCGTTGTCAAGAGTTGCTTTGAGACCAAGGAGTTTTTCCTCCATCTCGTCTAGAACTTGATTGATGTGCTTCCCGTTGGAATACATCTCCGTCATCGTATCAATACGATGCTTTACTTCACGTGCTTCTTCATCCTCGTGTGACATCAAAGCAAGTCTAGCATAGAAAACCTTTTGTTTGGCGATCAGTTCCAGGGTTTTCCGAATGTGATCTAATTTTTCTTCCTGGTTCAGGCGCGGAAGATTGTAGGAGAGTTTGGCAAGATCGAGATAGAGTTGCTCCATCTCCTTTAGTTCTTCTCTAATTACATTTGATTCGTAAAATGGTTGCTCCGTCATATCGGGAGGACTCCTCTGCTTGTTCGTTTTACAAAGTTTAGTTGCTGGGCATTAAACTTAATCTTGTCTTTCAGCGGTTTTGAGATGAGTTTGTTGACAGTATCAACCTCAATCTCTAACTCGTCACATACCACAATGACAGCATCAATGTAATTCACAAGACCATTACTATTCTTCACCACGTCTTCAACCATCGTTGAAAACTTTGCTTGTGTCATAAATTTGTCTTTGAATTCTTTCATTTAATGGATTGCATAAACTCTTGGATGTACTCCTCAAGAAGAACGTAGTAGTAATCGAGATCATATTTTTCAAAGATCTGCATACCACCTTCTTCAGTTGCAATGAGGGTGACGATCTTGTCAACCTTTACGCCACTACGTTCGTAGTACATCGCAGCGTATGCAGTTTCCTGAACGAAGTAGTTTTCAATCCAGGATTCTTTCTTCTCTTTCGTGGATGTCTTGAAGTCAATGACAGCAAGTTCACCATCGTACTCTGCTATGCAGTCAACACGACCAGCAATGCGAAGACTATCACTGTAAAGAGGACTCTCAAGAAGATGAATGTTGTCGATACGATGAAGAGTTTCCTTAGCAGTTTTGAATAGGAAAGAGGCAAGAGGGCTCTTATCATCGAATGAAACCGTTTCGTTCTTCAAGTATGATTCTACCATACTGTGAAACTTATTGCCACGTGCTGATGCTCTCCCGCTAATTTTGTTAGCTTCTGCTTCACCGACACGCTTACGCCACTTGATAATAGAATCCTTTTTACGATGACTGGTGACAGTCGTCACGGAAGGATACCATTTACCATCACCAACTTCATATAAACGAAGACCGTCACCTTTAGTGACGGCATTCATTTCAGTTAGTGGAACAGGAGGTCCCACTGTTTTGAACATAATTACATACCAAGGTTAATTTTGCTAATCAGATATTCTCTGACCAGACCAGAGCGAACGATGTCTTCGATACCAAACTCCACAACATCAAAAGACTGCATTGTCTGAATGATTCTCATAAAGTCCAGGACACCATTCTTCTCGTTGGATTTCACAAGGTCGGACTGTGAGTAGTCACCACTAAAGATGATCTTACAGTTTTCACCTACCCTAGTAATTATACTATCAAGTTCGTGGAAATTCAAGTTGCTGAATTCATCTACGATAATGACACAGTTATCCATAGTCACACCACGAATGAATGAGGTGGACCAGAAAGATACTGTCTCTTGAGAACGTAGATTGTCATACAACATTTCAAATGCTGCATCATCAGGCATCTCAAACATATACTTCACCATATTCTTGTATGGAATCTGGTACAAGTTTGACTTGTCCTCGTGATCTCCAGGAAGGAAACCAATCTCACGTGTTGGGACAAGAGATCTCACCATATATACCTTCTCGTATGGAGAAGATGGTTCCATCACATCCTTCATTGCAAGGTACAAACTGATAAAAGTTTTACCAGTACCAGCAGCACCGTGAAGAATTAAATTCTTGCCTTCAGCATACGATGTGAACACTCTCTCCTGGTTTGGAGTGAGTGGTTCGATAGTCTTGAGATGATCAAGGTTGATCGGTTTCTTACGACGCATCTGTTTAGCAGACATACTAGACGATACTGGGGTCTTACGCTTTCTAGGTGGCATAATTTAGGTGAAACGACTCAAATTTGCGGCAGGGTGAGCAGATTGGATCTTCTGCATTACTTGCTTGAATCCATCTGCTTGCTTCGGTTTGCCGTAGACAGTGTTGATGTTCTGGTTCCCGAAATATCTTTCAAGTTCAGGATGCTCTTCTTTATATTTATCAAGAGCAGAGATCGCCATATAATTTGACGTGATCTCTCCTGTCTCTTTGTTAATCCATTCGTAGGTCGGCATTTTGTTCTTCAGTGAATTGGTCTTCTATCCAGACGGGAGTACCTTCCACGCGCATATTGAAAGACAATGTATATCTTTCTACGTTGGTAGGTTCTGTAAAGTGTACCACGTTTGATGGAAATAATACAAGAACAGAATCGCGTGGTGCAATTTTGTATTGGGTGGAATTATATATGTTCTGAATAGCAATAGTTGGTTTCATCATCGAGTGTTTGTGTCTTTCAAACACGAGAGCACCACTGTTGCCAGACAAGAATACATTTCCAGAGTACATACTGTTGTCGTGGAAGTGAGGATAGGAACTTCCTCCGACATTATATTTATTGACCCAAGATGTGGTTACCTTCATACGATGATGCTCGGAACTAATCCCGAGCATACCGTGAGTGTATTCATTGATGTGTCTTTCCAACCACTTTGCCATCTCTGGGAAACTCTCAAGCACCTGTTGATCCATCGTCCTGTGTGCCAGATCAGAGTATGAATAACGAACATACTCTAGAGACTTTACCTGAGGTAAGATGTCAGGCATATCCCTATCGGGATCGGTAACGTATACAGGTGTAGAGAATAGTGGTAGTGCCTGAATCTCTGTCATAGTGTAAGCAATTTAGTTTGTACTCCGAACTTTCCTCTCACAAATATATTAAAGGAAAGACTAACGCGAGGTTCATCCAACTGATGTTCAGTCACATAGTGAACCATATCGGAGGGGAATAAACATATCATCCCAGTCTTGGGCGAAATTCTATAGACACTTGAGTTATACAAATTGTAATTTGCAATCGTAGGTTCAAGCATCTTGTACCTGTTGGCATCGAACACAAGTTCTGCAGATCCTTCTGGTGCTGACAGGAACATCACCGCTGAGTACATACTGTTGGTGTGGTCGTGTGATCCAGCACTCTGTCCTTTGTGTAGGACACTGATCCAAGAGTTTGGAATCTGTAGGTTGTGATCTGAACTAACACCCATCACACCATTCACGTACTCTCTTACGTGTCTGTATGCCCAATCAGATAGTTCTTGTGGAAGAACATCCAGTACATTGGTTTCTTGTGACAAGAATCCACCAGTCCCACTCTCGACACACTCAATCTCCTGAAGTTCTTTACCGACCTCAGGCATCTCACCATCCACTGAGACATACAGTGGAGATGAGAACAGAGGGATGACCTCGGTTGACATTAGTCGATCCTCAATGAAGGAGCAAGATCACTCCAGTCAAGACAATCTTCCTTTGCATTACAAGGACACTCCTCATCACACCAGTCCATTGCTGCTGCGGTGATAGGGAACTGACAGATGAAGTGTTGCTTACACAGTTCAGCAATCTCCATATGTTCCTTCTGTGTACCGTTAGCAGACCTCAGGGCAATATAATGGCACCACGAACGCACAGATCCTGTCATATAGATTCTAGTGGGCGTGGCGAGGGGAAGCACAAAACGAGCACACTCCTTTGCGATTCCCTCTCGAAGGAGTTCATTGTACAGGTCCATACCTTCAACAAAGTATTGATGGATGCGACCTTGAAGGAATGCTTTCCGATCTGCTTCTACAGCATCGATACTGTTCTGCCTGTTCTTAGAGTCTTGGAGACGCAGGTCAGGAACTTCAATCTTTTGAGAGAGAAGATTCGTATCAGCATACCGCTGGGAAAACTCTTGATATGTGAAGCTACGGTGCCTCAAAATTTGAGCTGCCAGACCCCTGGTAGTGTTGATCTCCAGTGTCATAAACGCTTGCTCGAACACAGACCAGTGTCCGTGCTTGATGCAATAGCGAAGGAGTTTCTCAACCGAGGGGTTGTTCTGATTCTTTGGGTTGCTTACACGTGCCACATAACCCATATGCTTTTCAGCGTCAGGTGTGACTGAGATGAGACAAACCTTAGAGCGATGCTCTTGAGGTTCACCGTACAGGTTATTTGTCATTCTGTAGGAATCTCGCGATGATAATAATACAAAGTGCGTGTAGATAGTTGATGCCTTTTAGGGCAAACAAATATGGTACAACATAGTTCCAGCATAGCATAACAACTAGCGGACCCATTAAATAAATTCCGATGAACTTACCAACTGCTTCCGCAGTTACAAGATCTTCAGACTTCAATTCAACCTTTGGTTCTTCTTCCTGAACCTTTCGTCCAGGAAGATTATTGTAAATGGTCATTTCTTTTTGCTGCTTCCAGGGGGGTTCCATAATTTAGGGTTGACTCTACCATCCGTCTGGACCCATCCAACAAAATTGTGTCGGTATCTGTCCCAATAGTGATCAAAGATGTCAACTTGCTTATTACAGATAATAAGATCATAACATCTCTTAGCAGTGTCGTCTAGATACTCAACCAAGTATGAAGTGTAGGGCAGGGTTCGATCGCTTGCACGACTAGGATCACAATTCGTTTCTAGAATCCTGATCTTAGTCTGCATAAAATCATTTGCCATCCTTGCTTCGACCACCCCAGTTGATCGACGGAAATGCCTCAGTGACCACCGCTTTGGTGATGCGATACTTTTTGTGGAGTTGTTTGTCCTTGACTAGACAAAGCACCTTCGCTTCATCCTTGTACAGACCTTCCAGCATTTGAATAAACATATTCTCACGCTGCATACGTGGCACATTATCTGCACCACCCTTGATGAAGTAATACAGTTTACGTCCTTCTACTTCGAGACGTGTGTGCTCAGTACCAACGGGTGCATCGTTAGGTGTATAAGGGACATCACCTTCGGGCAGGATGGTTTGTACACTGTCATCAAAGTTCCAGATGAACAGAGACCTGAGCACCTGTGAGTTGTTCTCCTGCAATAGACGGATCTTTTCTGCTTTCGTCTTGGCACTGTGTACCTTCTGCAGGACTTCAGAAATAAGCAATTTCATAGCCATAGTTAAAAGTCTCCTAGATTTTGGAGCAAATCATTGAGTTCGTTTTCGACAAGATACTTCCACACATATTTACGTGCAGGAGGATCAAAGTTCTCATAGGTATCTATAATAGATTCCTCAACCTCCGTAGGGATGAACTGGAAATCAATCAGTCGTTGATTCCTCAGGTAGTTTTGTTTGATAGTCTCATCAGGACAGAAGTCGTCAGGATCTTGTGTGATCCAATGCTCGATCTTCTTCTTTGCCAGAGGTCGCTGTCTGCGCCCCTCTAGCAGGCACTTGTCATCCGATAGGAAGTTTGGGATACCATCGCTCCGATCACCCTTGAGAACGTGCTCAGAGATGTATAGGAATGGGTCTACCCCATTAACATACTTCTTGAGTGCTGGGTTGTACTGCGTAACGAATTTGAATCGTTGCAGTTGAATGAAGTCTTTATCTCCAGAAAGAATCAGAACTTTCTGGGCGGGTTGCATATTGTTCTGGAGTCTGATGTTCTTGAGTCCCTGCTCTTTAACCAGGATTGCAATAATGTCATCTGCTTCAGCACCATCGACCTCAACAACCTTGTATGGTAATGAAATTCTGAATTCATCTTTTAGTTTGTTCAGTAGATCGAAGATGTTGTTCCAGTTATGCTTAGACTTCTCTCGGTCACGCTTACGTGTGCCCTTGTAATGAGGGAAGACTTCTCGTCGCCAATAGTTTTTCGAGTCATAACAAAGGACCAGTTCGCCATATTCTTTACGGAACTCTTTGCGATACTTTCGTAAAGCATTGAGTACCATATGGCGGACCAGTCCTTCTTGCAATTCATCAGATTGAGAAAGCGAAACCATAAGGTTTGCAATCATCACCTGATTCATATCCACAAGGATCATAATCAGTCGTCGTCTTCGTCATCGAGTGTAGCATCATCATCAGTGAAACGCAAGTAGATCAACTCTTCTTGGTTCACTGTTCCATCTTCGTTCAACATCTCAGGGTGAGTTATGGACTTCGCGTAATGAGCGTTGTCGATATAAGCATCAACATATTCTTTAGCGATCCAGGAAATGACCCCACCTAGAATGAATGCACCGAAGATGGCAAATGTGTAAACCGCTTGTAGCATTTGGTCTCTCCTGTAAGGTGAATGGTTTGCAAAAAAGAAAGACCTCCTACGATACTTAATATTATTTAGTGAATTAGACCCATCCCTTAGAACGGAATTCACTAATGGTCTCGTTGCAACCACCAGTTTTCTTACCATCAACAATGAGTTGAGGGAAGGTGGCAGAGCGTCCAAACTCACCCCAGAACTGATCGCGAGTGTAGTTCTCATCGAGAACAAGTTCAGCGTAGGTCCATCCCTTAGCATCATACACCTTTTTGATCTTGGTGCAGAAGGGACAGTTGCGTCTGGTGTAAATGACAGTAGTGTTTGGTTTCATAACAGGAGAAGCATTAAAAAAGGGCAGGATTATCCTGCCCAGTATATAGTATCGCTATTTGACTGATCAGAAGGACCAGGTTGCGCCCACCTTGGTGCCGTAACCGTTGTCAGCATCGTCGATGCCACCAGCGAAGGAAACTTCACCGTAAACGGAGAGAGACTCGGTTGCAGCAACACTTGCATATGCCTTACCAGACAGAACAGTGTCGCTCTCGCCACCATCAGTAACGACGAAGCTAGGACCTGCTTGGACACCATAGGACACAGCGCCAGCTTCACCAGCGTAGCCCACGTGGGCGTCGGTCGTCGTTCCAGTGTAGTCGGAACCAGTGAACGAGGAGTTCGCTTCCACGTTCACGTAGGGACCTGCCAGGGCAGCGCCTGCCATCAGGGGGGTAGCAGCGAGTGCTGTCAGTGCAGATTTGATCATTAGATGTTTTCCTCTTTGTAGTTTGCTTGCGGAGTGGTTACCCGCAGATGGAGGACCGACTTGTGTCGATCGCTTGAGTAATATACAGCATACTTTTAGGATTCGTCAACCCCTAGGATCGCTGTAATAATTCGTTACGAACGTTACGAATTTTTATTTATACAAAAAAACACCATCGATAGATGGTGCTTATTGATACAATCAGGAGGACTTATGCAACCCGTTCCTTAGTTTTTTCCTTGGATACAAGTTGCTCTTTAAGATTGAAGTACAAAACGTGGTGTTCAGTAACCAGGTAGTAACCTGTCACGTTCTTTCCATCATCTGTCCATCCATAAGAGATAAGTTTTTCGTTGATGTCATCGTGATCAATCGTCCTGTCGGTGTGCAGGTAATGATTGTATTTCATATGGAGGTTGATCATTGTTCTTGCACAACCTCAACGTACCGACGGCGACAATACTCAATACACTCATCACGATACATCATTAGTTCGTGATAACACTTCTGTTCGTGTGCGTCTGCCCTCAGTTCAGGGTTCGGTTCGATCAGACTCTCTATCAAGAGACTCATCCCCCTGAGTTTCTGGTCCTTTGTCGCCATCGGCAGCCTCCTGTGATTGTTTGCTAACATTATATATTGATTGATCAATGCGAGCAACCTCTCCGAGGGGTGATTTGAAGAATTTACGGATTTTCTTTAGTTTCTTAGCGGCATACCTTTGGTCGCCGTCGGACTCCTCCAAAGCATTCTTCACTGCTTTGAGTTCCATAGTCGATTTCATCAATCGCCTGTCCCAGTAATCCATTTAGTCTACGTCAGTAATTTGAGTTTCAATGTAAACCTTCTGTGAAGGTTTGAATGATGTCTGGTTACTATACCACACATTACTATTCTTGTCGTGTGAAGATTGGTAAATTGCCCAGCGTGCATTACGCTTGAATCTACCAGTCGTTCTGTCTGTAACAAGAACATCTTTAGGGAGATTATCCTGTACAGGATAGTATGGTGCCTCTGTTTCTTGTCCTGTAGTTGTCTGCAATCGACCAGGTGGGAACTCAATCATAAGAGTTTCATTCTCACCATATCTCTTACCGTAACTGTCTACCTGAGAAATACTCCAGTTACCAAACCATCCATACTTAGGATACTCATAGGTGTCACCATCAGCATAGTGATCGATTCGTTGAACACGAATCTTAGCTCTGAATTTGAATCCACGAACGTCTCTATAGTCCTGATAGAAAGCAACCTCTCTACCTGCTGCTGATTCCTTCAACCAATATTCATCGAATGATGTTGCAACACCAGCATCGTACAAGAACATACTCTGGAACAACTCATTCATATTGATCTTAAATTCATTGCCAGTGATGGACCTGTTGTTGATAACTCTTCTGGGTTCCAGAATAGGATCAACTCTATAGGCATATGATGTAGCAAAGAACTTGACATCTTGAATCTTGCCCTGATCACTATTGGTATCTGGACACTGTAGACCATTGATACCAGTCACCTTGAATCCAAGATAGTATTTCTCTTTCCTGTTCCTGATAGTTGGATCGTCTTTGTATGTCTTGGCAGCACTCTTCTTGATCTTGGTCCAAGAACCAATAAACAATCTGAATGTATCACCTGTTTCCCAACCACCGCGACCATAATCAAGCACCTCATTGAGTGACCAACGGATGTGATAGGTAGCAGGATTAAGAATCTGGTATGTAAGTTTCAGGGTTACACCACCATCACCTTTGGTATTAAGGAAACCTGTTTGGTTAGTAGACATATCTTTGACTAACTTACCACCGATGACCTCAATGTCACAGTTCAGATCTCCACGTGTCTCCAGGAAGTTATTCTGAACCGCCTTATTGGTTAGCACCGTCGTCAGATCTTCTTGAGTGTCATTACAAGTTGCAAATAGTTTACCGCTAACGGGGAGTCCACAAGGTTCGGTTGCCTCAGTAGCTCTTCCATCAACCTGACCAGGGTTCTGATCATTGTATCCCTGAGAAGTCGTAGTGATGTTAATGGTCCACGTATTCAGAATCTCTTCCTGAGTTTCATCTCTTAGAGACACTGCTGGTGCAGTTCTACTATTGTAGTGACCACGATTGACATTCTTAATTTTGAATGTGACCTGATCACCCTTTGATACATTGAAAGTTTGAAGAACTCTACCAATAATTCCCCAGTCTTTGACGTGTACCCTCTCACTCATAGTTTCGTTGCCGTTGATCTCAATCCCGTAGGTAAAGACACAGCAATCATTTCTACCACCAGTCATACCACCGTGAGTTCTTAGAGTCAGAGTGGCGTCACGTGTTGCAGTAATAGATTGTACTTTGTTCAAAGTATATCCATACTCACCCGTACACTTACCACAACCAGCACCATCACCTTCGGTCTCATTCTCAGACATATTTCCACAACCTGTACGGATGAGTTCAACATCACCGAACGCACCATCGAAGACTGCTTGTGCACAGTCAGACGTTTTCAGATCCTGATACACAGGCGTTGCAGGTTGGTCAAACACATAGCACTGGATACCCTCATAATAATATGCCGAGTTTCCATACGTGAGGTTGTATGAGATCTTCACATCATCATAATCCTCATCACTACCTGAGAACATATCCTCCCAATACTGCCACCTTCTATTTGGCCACAGAGTACACTCTTTCTCATCTCTATTCAATCTCCTCTCTGAGAAGAATGAAATGTTATCTGGTTCCACACTGTCCAAGTTACATTTCCACCCATCACCAGTGTCAGAGAACGACAGAACATCACCTTGTTCAACACCACCGTTCTCATCATTACCATCAGGGACGATACCAAAACCAAAGTCACAAGGAATGTATTGATTGAGAAGTTTCTTGTTGATCTTGTGGATGAACTTACCCGATGCATCAGTGATGTTAGGCATAATAACTTCACCATAGACAGGATCACCACCCAGTCCGTCAGTCACATACCAGAAGAATGTATTCTCGCGACCAGCATTACCCTTACGTGCCTCAAAAGCAATGTTCAAATAAGTTTGTGCTTTATCAACCAACCTGTACCTACCCTTCTTCAGATTAGGTTCTAGAGTTGCACCACCAAGAGGTTGTAATGTATAGAGGTGATCTCTTTTATCAGGACTGAAGTATCTGTGCAGAGCGTGTGCTTCTTCACCATCCATCAGTGAGGAGATCATATCATCGGTATCATCGTAAGCCCAGAACAGCGTTTCATCACGTGCACCCATACCATACGAGTCCATCGTAGACTTTTCGGCTTCAGGTCTTGTAGTGAGCATTGTGTCCACCTTCGCGGAGGAGTACGACACATACACTGGAATCGATCTGGTGGCGTCCTGAACGGCAGTGGCGGGGTGTCCATAGAAAACCTTGCCAGTGGCGTTGTAACCCGAAGGAGGGGTCTCATCCAGACTGTACAGGTGGTTGGTTGCAACACCGCTATCCACGATAGTCAGACGTGCGTTCTGGTCACTACCATCTGCATCCTCAAACTTAATGTTCTTATTGTTTCCGTAACTGTTGGTGACGTAATGATTACCAACAGAGTTCAGACCTGTGTAGGAAATGGTGTAGTTACCTGCATCAAGATTGAATGTTTCGGTAGACTTACCTTTGGTTCCATTACGTGTAAATGTAGTTCCATCAATGGTGACGGTATTAACTGCAACTCCAGCAGTGCCAGGATTATCATCCCACCAGAATTCAATCGTTACGATAGAGGGAGCACTGATACTGAGAGTAGAGTTACTACTGAATGTGGCATTGTCTTCACCAACCTCAGGACCACCTAACACGTGCTCATAGATCGGTACCCTTTCGGGAACACAGTTGGCAATACAGATCTTATTTGAGGTACCAAATGTTTGCTTAGGAATGAATGCATCACAGTCTGTAGAAGGTGGTTTCCAAGCACCACCCACATAAGGTTTGAACATACAATCAAGGTGATCCTTGATGCAGGCATCGAAGTCTGGGTTCTTTGGAACAGAGCAGTCAAGAACACCATCACCTCTGTCATAACAGATGCTACCAGATCCAGGTTCTCCCACGTCTGGAAAGTTCACCCTGATCTTTGTGGTATCAGGTCTTGGGATTCCGTACCCGTCAATGATTTGAAATATACCACTCCAGTCCAGGTTCATCTCATTAGGAATCTTTGGAGCATCATCTCCAATAAAATTCCTGATGGACGTAGGTGCTTGCGATGGGTAGCACTGCCCAATTAGATCTTCAATTACTTGGTTTACAGTTGAGTCAGCAGGACCGCCTTGGGGGGAACCAACGTTACCACCGCCCGAGGCGACCTGCTCCTGCTGTTGGGGAGCATCTGTGGGATCGCAATTACGATCAAACCAATGATTGTTCCCTGGCACAGTGGACATAACTAATGGAATTCTGTTTCTTTTTATTTATGCCATCATCCCAGTGCCTGATGACACCAGAAATGATGAAGCAGTTGGTGACAAGATAGGAGACGAACAAGATTGTGCGTACAGCAGCGATGTAATTATCGTATGGTTCTGTCTTGTCATCACTGAAACTTCCAAGAGAATATTTCCAGATGCGTAGAAGTTTTATCAATATAATTGTTCCTCCGCTTCACCTTGAACAACACAATCGGACGTGGGATAAGAGACACAGAGCAGTGCAAAACCTGCTTCAAGTTGATCATCGTCGAGGAAAGACTGGTCTGACTGATCAACAGTTCCTGAAAGAATCTTACCAGCACAAGTAGAGCAAGCACCAGCACGACAGGAGTACGGAAGATCGATACCTGCCTCTTCAGCAGCATCTAGGATGTACTCATCCGATGCACATTGGATAGTGGTCTCACCATCAGAATTCTTGATAGTAACAGAGTAGGTCATTGCGATAAAACGGTTGTATCTTATGTATTAAAAAAGCACCCCGTGGGGTGCTCGTAGTATATCAAAGAGCGTTGCCTCGTGGCAATACTTCTTCAGGGAACACAAACGATTCGTGTGGTTGATCAATGGGTGCCAACCAGGCACGAAGACCTTCGTTCAAAAGAATGTTCTTAGTATAGAAAGTCTCGAACTCAGGATCTTCTGCTGCCCTAATCTCCTGACTTACAAAATCATAGGC